TTGTTTTTTTAATATCTATCATAACTACCGCCTCTCATATCTTATTGTCCATATGTTGAGAAAAAGAAAAAACAAACATCTGACCTTGAGACCACCTAGAAGTCTCGTTTGTTTGAGATAAAAAAAAGACGAACATTGGTTATCTACAGGTGGCTAGAATCCACTGTAAGAAGATATTCGCTAGAAGACAGTTTGTTTGAGATAAAAAAAAGACGAACAATGTGGCAACACATCACAGCCACTTGAACAGCAACAGCCCTTCTGATAGACTTCATAAGAAGCCTAGAAGCAACATGAAGACAACGTAACGACACCAAGAACACAACTATCTATAATGACGACCTTACAACTAGGCTTCATTCATTTATATAAGGAGAACGATATGGCTAAAGAACAATACGTATGGCTTGAGAAATACCGCCCCAAAACCCTTAATGACTGCATCCTGCCTGATAGAATCCGAAAAGTAGCAGAGAAGTTCATTAAGGAAGGCAACATGCAGAGCTTGCTGTTAGTAGGTAAACCTTCAGCGGGCAAAACAACATTTGCTAAAGCGCTGATAAACGACCTTGACGCCAACAAAATCATCATCAATGGTTCTAAAGAAGGTCGTTACATTGACACGCTGAACACTTCACTGGATGAGTTCGTAAAAGCGGCATCTTCACGAACTTACAAAGCGCCATTCAAAGTAGTGCTTTTAGACGAAGCGGATTACCTGAACGCAAACTCATTCCAGCCAGCATTAAGAAACTTCATTGAACTGTATTCAAAATCAACAAGATTCATTCTCACTTGTAACTATCCCTACAAGATTCTTGAACCCATCAGAACAAGACTTTTAGAAATTGATTTTGACCTGAAGCCAAATGAAATTAAAGACCACAGAAAGGCATGGTTTCAACGTGCATTACAAATCCTAAAAGAAGAAAACATCAAAGCTGACGAGAAAGATGTAGCAACCATCGTTAAAAGTTACTATCCTGATTCTAGGGCGATACTTCATGCCTTACAGCAGTTTTCTATTGATGGCGTTCTTCAGATTCCTGAAAAGGGCTTACCGGGCATTTCCAGAGTAGATGAAGCCATTGAAATGCTGAAATCCAGAAACTTCCTAAAACTTAGAGAATGGATGCAGGAGAACCCACAAGAAACCATTACTACCATCACACAGGCTATTTACAACAGAATCACAGAAATCCTTAGTGAAGATTCCATAGCAGAGTTCATTCTCATTGCTGATGAACATGACAAAGACCAAGCTACTTCAACTTTACCTTGGTTGAATATCATGGCTTTCTTCATCAAAATCATGCAGAACTTGGAGTTCAAGGAATGAGTTTTAAACCAAAAGAACAAGTGCAGCGGGAGAACCCTTACTTTGAGTTCATTGACTTGGTTTACAGCAAAGGGCTGGTTTTAACCGAAGAAGAATTTCCCGAACATCTTTCCAAGATTGTTTTAACACCAATCTTTTCAGCGCTAATCAACAATCTGGAAAACCTTGATATTCTGGTAGCATTGAACAAAACCCAGTTTCATGAGCTTACCAATTATCAGGTTTACCTGTTCTTGAGAACAACGATTGATTCCAAGAAGCCAAGGGGTAAATGGTTTAAGAATAAAGATGAAGATGAAAAAGTAATCGCTGAAACAGAAGCCTTAGCCAAACACTACAAATGTTCAGTTAGGGACGCCAAATGGTACTTAGACTTGCATTCTGAAGAGTACAAACATTATCTGGCTGTTGGGTATGGCTTTATAGAAGATAAAGAGACTAAGAAGAAGAAAGAAAAGAAAAGCTGAAATGAAATGAAGCCGCCTGAAATATGGTGGCTTTCGTTATTAACAAAGTGTAAGTTTTTCAATTACAGGTCTTTGTTTAGAATAAGAAACGCCACTAGGAATAGGTCTTAGTGGCGTTTTGTTCAACATTTATTAGTGAGTTAACTATACCATGAACAATTTAATTATATCAGATACTACTATCAACTTCAACAATGAGCTTTATTCACTCAACGACCTGCATAAGGCATCAGGTGGCGATATGAATAACCAACCATCTAATTTCCTTAAATTGGACTCTACGAAGTCTCTTGCTAGGGAAATTTCCTTTGAAAACAATCAGTCATACGATTCTATGTCTGGTGTTATAGAAGTTTCTCGTGGTGGCAGTTCGCCCGGTACGTTCGTATGTAAAGAACTTGTGTACGCTTATGCCATGTGGATTAGCCCATCTTTCAATCTCAAAGTAATCAGAGCATTTGACACTATGCAACATAAACCAATCTTGAAGTCATCCGAGCCGTAATTGATAAGGCAATAGAACATGAAAGAACACTTGAAATTCATGGTTCAGAGATAGAGACGTTAAAATTAGAAAACGCAGCGCTCAAAGAAGAACTGAAGCTGATAAGAGACGAAGAAGGTTACTTTACAGCTAAAGGTGCTGCTCAATTACACGGGATTAAAAATCTGACAGAATCAGAAGCGAGAGAATTAGGCGTACAGCTAGCTAAACTTTCACGGTTAATGGATGTAGAAATCAAGAAAACACCGCATAAAGGATATGGCTACGTCAATATGTACTGCCGAGACGTGGTTGATAGATTCTTTGATGAAGCTGAAGAAGTTTAATCTTTGATTAAAAGTTGAATGCGAAGCCGCCTTTAACAGGGTGGCTTTCTAACTTAAATTTCAGGTTCATGAATGGTGGCAATTTTGATATAATTGCAAACATCACCAAATACATTTCCCGCCTCATGAAACGTGGCGGGTTTACTTTCTTCACCTTCATTTCAACACTAGGAGTATCACTAAATGATTCAAACAGTTATCAAACGCGATGGCAGAAAAGAACCCTTCAACCCCCAGAAATGTAACGATTGGATTAAATGGGCTTCTGCTGATATTCAAGAACATGTTGATTGGTCTTCTATTGTTTTGAAAACCATCAGAACCCTGCCAGAAGAAGTAACTGCTAAACAGCTTCAGGATGGCATGATTAGAACGTGTCTGGATATGAACAGCTATGGCTATAACAAAATGGCTGGCAGACTTTATTCCCAAGCGTTAAAGAAAGAAATCTACGCATGGAATAACCGTAAGCACCCGCATATCAAAGTCTTACATGACAAAATGATTGCGGCTGGTGTCATTGTTAAGCCTAATTATTCTGATGAAGAATACAATGAAATCAATAAGATGCTGAAGCATGAACGCGACCTTACTTACGCACATTATTCGTTGCATCTTGTTGTTTCCAAATATGCCCTGCAAGACCGTGTAAGAAAAGTAGCGTATGAAACGCCACAGTTCGCCATGATGCGTGTTGCTATGCAGACCATGAACAATTATCGTAAAGAAGACCGTCTTAAAAAATTGGAAGAACTGTACACGCACATTTCATTCCAAAGACTTTGTGTGCCAACACCGTATTGGACATCGTCATTGACTAAGAACACAAACGTTGCTTCTTGCTGTGTGATTAAATCAGATGACACCGCAGAATCCATAGGTGTTGCTACTACATTGGCATATTCGATGACCTGTGCTGGTGCTGGTATTGGGACGAACTTCAACACACGTTCCATTGGTGCGGCTGTTCGTGGTGGCGCAATTCAGCATACTGGAAAGATTCCGTATTACCGATATGCGGCGGCTGCTGTTAAGTCCTCAAAACAAGGCTGCTATGACGACCAAACAGAAATTCTTACCACAAAAGGCTGGAAACTTGGTGTTGAATTAACAGAAGATGATATTGTGGCGCAAGTGAATGATGACCTTAGTTTTAGTTTCATCAAGCCAAAAAGAATCATCAATTATGATTACAATGGCAGAATGTACAGATTGCTTTGCGAGAATGCTTATGACCTGTTACTTACACCAGAGCATAAAGTCTGGTTTACGAAACATCCTACACATTTAGAAAAAGAATACTGGAATTCTATTGAAGTCAAGGACTTTGAACCTTCAAACGATACAATATTGCATTCTACTAGACATTCATCTCTCGAAGAAATCATGCCGCTTAGTGGCGTGTTTGTAGAAAAAACACAGGAAAATTACAGCGGGAAAGTATGGTGTGTTGAAGTAGAAACAGGACGAGTTTTAGTTAAGCGCAATGGCATTATTCATGTAAGCGGAAATAGCCGTGGTGGCGCTCTCACCATGTACTATCCGTTCACTGACCCGGAACTCTTTGACCTTTTAATTCTCAAGAACCCGCTTACTGTAACCGCCAAGCGTTTACGCGAATTGGATTATGGTGTGATTGTAAACAAATGGCTATTCCAACGAGCCGCCAAGAAACAGGACATTTACTTGTTTGATTCTTCTGAAGCGCCAGAACTCTATGAAGCCATCTTCACAGATACGCCGGAAGAATTTGAATACAAAATGAATAACTTTGCTATTACTAATCCTTCTAAAGTAAAAGCTGTACCTGCATTGGATGTGCTTAAAGCGATTATGAAGGAAAGAATGGAAACTGGCAGGGTGTATTTGTTCTTCGCGGATGAAGTAAACCGCCACACGCCATTTAAAGAAACCATTTATTCATCGAACCTTTGCTGTGAAATCGCCTTAGTAACAAAAGGTTACAGCTCATACGAAGACCTTTACAACACAGAATCTGAAGGCATTACCGCGTTCTGTAACTTGGCTGGCATCACTTTGGACAAGATTTCTTCGGATGAAGAATATCAGGATGTGGCGTATTATGCTTTGTTCATGATTGATGAAGGCATTAACAATGCTGACTTGGGCTTCCCACAACTAAACAAATCTATCAGGGATTGGCGTTCCGCTGGCGTTGGCGTTCTGGGATTAGCACATTTGATGGCAAAAAACAAACTTTCTTATTCATCACAAGAAGGTAAAGATTTCATGCACAGATTGGCAGAACGGCATTCTTATGCGCTACATAAAGCCGCAGTAAGACTTACTAAAGAAAGAGGTCTTGCTCCCAATACCCACAGAACAAAGTATCCTGATGGCTGGCTGCCTATTGATACATACAACAGAAATGTGGATGAACTTACTAAAGAGCCATTACATTTTGACTGGGAAGCTCTTAGGGAAGAAATAAAAGTTCTTGGTGGGCTTCACTTTACTGTATTGGACACGATTCCGCCAAGTGAAACATCTTCGCAAGCCTGTGAAACAAGTAATGCTGTGTACCCAATTCGTGAAGGTTCAATAGTAAAAGTATCTGGTGATACAACAACCAACTTTGTAGCACCTGAATACGAAACACTTAAAGACCATTACGATATTGCTTGGGAAGTACCAACAAAAGACATGATTTCTGTCTATGCAATCTGGCAGAAGTTCATTTCACAAGGCATTTCCTGTGATTTCTGGATTGACCGTTCAAAGAATCGTGATGTATCCACTAAGCAACTTATTCAAGAACTGTTCTGGTGTAACAAGTACGGCTTGAAAGGCAACTATTACTACAACACCAAAATGGATGCTGATGTGGTTGCTGGTGCGATTGCAAGTACAACATTTGAAGAAAATGACAAAGAAAAGCTCGTGCAACAAGATGAGCCGGGTTGTGGTTCAGGTGGCTGCGCACTTTAAGACGTAACAATTACAAAGCCCTCATCGTTATTGGTGAGGGCTTTTGTTATGATGTATTCATTAGATACTATACAGGCGGGAGAATATATGACAACACACCCAACTAATATTTCTGAAAGAGAATTGGAGAAAGAGGAGGAAGCTGCTAAAGAAGGCATTCAGGGGTTCTTTTGGTTTGGACAGTTCATTTCTTGCGCCATTATTGGTGAGGATGGAATGATTAACTGGAATTTAGGAAAGGAACAGGTGTCAACCAAAACAAGCTAACCAAACTTTAACTTTACACAAGAACTGATTCATTTATAATGGTCACATCTTCTTTCATAGGAAGTCGTTCTCCAAAAAACGAGCAAGCCCGTTAATCCTTAGTCTCTATGGGATTAGCGGGCTTTCTTAATTTCTTCTTTGTAACTACACAATCAAACAAGAACGGCTAAAATGCCCCGCATCATCCACAAACAAATGGAGAAACAAACAAATGACACTTATCAACAAGTTAAAGAACCACTTCAAAGCAAAACAAAAGCAACAACGTGAAGACCAGCCATTTTCACTGTGGCTTTGGGAAACAGCCGCCATCAAGCTGAATGAAGAAGAAAAGGTCTATAACGGGCTAACACTGAAGTTCGCGGAAGATGAGATTCAGCTTATTAAAGATGGCGATGTTCAGCCGTTCTTAACTTTCCAGAACACGCTTTACAACAAGGCTTATTTGCTTTGGTTCTGTCAATCCAAGTTTAAGCCGCTGATTACATCTGTTTATCACACAGCAAAAGGTGTGCCAGTAGAACTTAGTATCAAGAAAGAAAACCTATTTGAAACGATTGACTACGAACTGTTAATCATGCAAACCAATGGCGTGAACATCGCAGAAGAACTGTTTGATGGACATGTGTATGGATTGAAAGGCTTGATTAACAAGCTGAAGAACTTGGAGAGTAATAAATGATTTGGCTTTGTATCATATTCTTCACAGTAGTTACTGCCTTTGCATAATAGCTGTTTCAAACTTATTAGAAGACGCTAAAACACACAAGTTAGAAATTGAACATCCTCTTCTATGGGCAATAATTGCAGCCATTGTAGGCATAGTTTCTTTCACAGTAATGTTGGCTTGTTGTTTGGTTAAGATGGCGGAGTTACTGTAATGATTTTTCTTTGTGGTTTAACCTTCACAGTAATTACAGGCGCTTACATACTGGCTCTGTTTAATCTAATAAACGAAGTCAAAGAAAACAAGTTAGAAAAAGACTATACGCTGTTGTGGGCTTTAGTGGTACTTGTTTTAGGTTCAGTTTTGCTTCTAGACGCCACGGCTTATTTGTTAGCCAAGGTTGCAGGGCTACTGTAACAACGATTTAATTTGGCAATCACAGCAATTAAAAGATAATGGCAATGTGGCATGGCGACACTAAACCGTTCTGTTTCTTTTCACTAACATAAAGGAGTTCAATAATGAGTAATAACGTTAAGTTATCCGTAAACGACATCGCCCGCGTTTGCCACGAAGTAAACCGTGCATACTGTCAGGCGCTTGGCGACAATTCACAAGTAGAATGGGAATCAGCCCCAGAATGGCAACAAGATTCAGCTAAATCCGGTGTCTTATTGCACTTAAACCATCCAGACGCGCCAGCTTCAGAAAGCCATCGTTCTTGGATGGAACAGAAGTTAGCAGATGGCTGGAAATATGGCGAAGTAAAAGACCCTGCTAAGAAAGAGCATCCGTGCATAGTTGCGTTTGAAGATTTGCCAAAAGAACAACAAGCTAAAGATTATTTGTTCAAGGCTGTTGTGAACAGTTTGGCAAAGTTTGTTTGATTAACGTAAAGAAGGAGCAAGAAAATGAGCGAAGAAAAGAAATTAGTTAATAATATAAATCGGGATTACCATAATTCTGATTTGGTATTGGGTGAACCACAGGGGCTTTATGATACAATTCATTGCCATCACAAGCCTTTGGAGCAATTATTTAATCAGGCAAAAAGCCAAATCTGGAGCGGGTCTGGGGAGTTTGACTTTTCGCCTTGTTTGAAAGAATTTGCTAAACAAGACGATAACGCCGAACTAATGATGGACACGATTTCTTATCAATTTCAGGCTGATAGTCTCGTTGCCAAATCATTACTTCCTATTATGTCGCCGTTTATTACTAATAGTGAACTTAATGGGACGTTTGCATTTAATACTTATATGGAATGTTTGCATCCCGACCATGAAGTTTATATTAAAGGGCGTGGATGGGTAAGTATTAAAGATGTTTCTGTTGGTGAAGAAATTCTTCAATATGATTTAGAAACTGAGTTGGTTACTTATGGTACGATTTCAAATTATATTGAAAAGTATAATTCTTCTGATTATTTAATTTCATTCAAAGACCAGCGACACTATCATCAGATTGTTACACCTAATCATAGAATGGTTGCGCAAAACACACGACATGATTGTGATACGAGCATACGATTTATTCCCGCAGAAAAGTTGCCTATAAATTTGAACTATCGGGTAATTTTATCTGGCAAGAAAATTGGTACATTGAATGAACTTACACCTTTAGATAAATTAAGAATTGCATTTCAGGCAGATGGAACCGCCGGATATTATGTAGAGCGAAACAATTCTCAGCGTATTAGATTTGGGTTTAATAGAGAACGAAAATATAATCAGTTAATTGAAATTCTTAATGAATGTGGTTTTGAATTTAGTGTTCATACATCTAAGGCATTAAAATATGTGGTTTATATATATATACCCATTGAAATTTATAATACGTTTGATAAGGAATTTTCATGGGTTAATTTAGATGATATGGATTATAAATATGCTCGTGATTTCGTTGAAGAAACACTAAAATGGGATGGCACTAAACGAAACCATAAAGGGAAATATTCTCTAGGCGCATTCCAAAATACAAGGAAAAAAGCTATAGATATAGTATCTTCTATAGCATCTTTTGCTGGATATAGGAATAGTATATCTACTTATACTGATAGAAAAACATCATTTGGCGCGAGACCGTATCATGCTGTAAATTTTGTAAATAGAACATCTATTCAAACATATTCTATGGAACGTGAGTGTATTTCATACACGGGAAAAGTTTATTGTGTTACTGTTCCTACTGGTGCATTTTTAACTAGATTGAATGGGCGAATTTCAGTAACAGGCAACTGCGAGCACGCTATCAGCTATAGTGAGATGGTGAGAACGTCTATGCCAGACCCGGAAGGTGCACTCAAACGCATTATAGAATCACAAGAAACTGCCGACCGTATGTCTATTGTAGAAGATGTACTTGAGGAGCTTTATCAAGCTGGACTTAAGTATGGTGCTGGTAAAATGAGTAAAGAAGAAGCGTTTCCAATAGTTTATCGTGGGATGACTGCAATTTATCTTCTTGAGCGTATTCAATTTATTGCTTCATTTGCTATTACATTTGGTCTTGGTGAAATGGGGCTGTTCCTACCTATTGCCAACTGTGTTAAGAAGATTTGCGCAGACGAGATTGGAATACACAGTCTTACAGATGAATATGTTTTGTCTGAAATGCGTAAAATGAAGTATTGGAATGATTGGGAAGATAACCAAGAGTTCCAAGAAGGCATTCAAAAAATGATTGATGACGTAGAACGCATTGAAATGGAATGGACTGACTTTATCTTCAAAGACCGCACTATTGTAGGGCTTACCCCAGAACTGGTTAAAGACTGGGTAAGATTCAACGTGCAAATGCTTAAGCAATCCATGGATTTGCCCTTTGAAGTGAAAGTTAAAGAAAATCCGCTGCCGTGGATGAACAATTGGCTTTCACTCAACAAGTTCCAAAACGCCCCACAAGAAATTGAAAAATCTGATTACGCTGTAGGCGCAATGCGGGATGACTTGGATGATGGCGAAGATTTTGATGTCTAAAGCCTAAACAAAAACATTAAGAAGCCCTCACCCAGAGGGCTTTTTCTTTAACTTATAATGAAAACATTGATTCAAAACCAAGAAAAGGAGCATCATAATGAAAACACAGAACCTCATTCGCTACGTTATCGCAGCATGGCTGAAGAAACACATCTCAGGTGGCTTTTATCTAACTTACCGCCCTAATAAAGATTCAGAAGGCAAGCAAACATTGATGCTTACTTCAAACACACAAAACGCCAAATTAACCATTTACGATGGCATATTCCATAATGACACTACAGAATTGCGTTCGGAATGTGAAATAGCAAAAGCCCTTGCTGTTGAAACAGCGCGTGGTTCATTAGCAGATACATGGGACATTCTGGCTTTAGAACGTTTATACCAGCAACTTTATAAAGTTAGAGATGCCGTGAACTATCTATCAGTTATGTACGATGGCGAAAAGAAAGATATTGAAATTATTGTTGAAACGGAAGAAGGTGGCTTAGAATCAGCCCGCTTCAACATAAGAGACCACAACATGACACCAGAGTTCTCTCAAGAACTGTTGTTGATGTTCAACTACGACGCGCTTATCTTCAAATCAAACTATCCGAAAGTTCCAGAACATTTGTCATTAACAAAGTTTGAAAGTGTGTTGGAATACGCCATTAGAGCAGCCATTCATGACCATGAAAACGGCGTTGTCATTGAGCAGCATAAAGACAGATGGCGCATTAGCTTTGCCACAAAAGATGACAATGGCAATGTCAAACTGATGGGATGTGAACGTTCAGATGAGGATGGCAAAAATTCAAGTTACTTTACTGTAAATGGCGAATTGAGCACATCAGGCACTTTCTTTGATATGCTGACCTTCCCCGCCAGCGCCAATAAGACACAAAAACTGTTTTACGACGTTAAAAGCCTTATCACTCTGTTAAACAGCTACCGTTTTGCGCATTCACAAATCGTAATTCACAACTACGATATTACAAATGTCATTATGACTGTTGATAACTATTTGACAACTGGTGAACTGAACGTTTACACTTCAGAACAGTATCCTAATGCTTATGATGAAGCCAGAGTAAAAGATGCCATCCACAAAATCGTAGAAAGAAAATCGCCATTCACATATTGAAGAAAGGGAACTAAACCAACTATGAACTTTCAACTAACAAAAGATTTCACTGTAAATAAAGCGCCTGATAAGGGCGCTACTTACGTTTACGACATTGAAGTAGAAGATACCCATACCTTCTTTGGCAATGACATTCTGCTCCACAATTCCATTTACGTTTATCTTGGCGATGTGGTAGAAATCTTCCATCAAAAGAACATTGAGAAAACAGGGCAGCCGTACACCATTGATGAAACCCTAGACCTTTTGGATAAGTTCTGTGAGAAAGTAATCCAGCCAAAACTTGCCACTTGGTATGATGAAATGGCTGTTTATCTGAACTCAATGGAAAACAAGATGGTGATGAAAAGGGAAGTCATTGCCCAAGCCGTAATGTGGCGCGCCAAGAAGAAATACATCATGTCTATCATTGACAATGAAGGCGTTAGATATGCGCATCCAAAAATCAAGGATGTTGGTGTTGAAACCACAGCAGGTGCAACACCAGAATTTGTGAAAGAAGCGCTGTATAACTGCTACAGAATCATGCTAACTGGCACGAATCAAGAACTGGTAAAAGAAATCAAAAGAACCAAGAAAGAGTTCCTTGAAAAAGATTACAAAGAATACTCGTTCCCCATTTCAATATCAGACCTTGAAAAGAACATTGACAATAATGGCAACTTAGTAAAAGGTGCTTCGTGGAATGCTAAAGCGGCTTACACCTTCAATAAAATGCTGGAAAAGAGTGGCATCACTTACATCCCACCCATCAAATCTGGTGATAAAATCAATATTCTTTACCTGAAGCCTGCTAATCCATTCGGTTCAGAAACAATCGCGTATGTTGAGGACATTCCAGAAGAATGGAATCTTGGCAATTTTGTTGATAAGGGCAAGATGTTTGAACGCTTCTTCTTAAATCCTGTAAAATCATTTTCGGATTACTTGTCGTGGCACACCAATCAGGTTTTTGACCCTTCAATTTACGAAAATTCAGACAAGCCGAAAAAAGTGAGGAAAAGGAAAAGTGATGTTGCTAGAAGCCCCTGAACGGCGTTTTAAGCAAAACGCCCTAAAATTCACTGATTTTTCTTTAACAAATCAGTAACTTAAAAACAAGAATTTTAGCCAAATTTTACCCCTTACCTACCCCTTATCTACCCCTTCCCCTTTCTGGCTACTTTTTATAAGTTACTGTTTTAATTGAATTTTTAGAGATACTAAATTTTTAGACGTAATAAAAGCCCCTTAAATGGGGCTTGTCTGTAAGTAGATAATATTAAAGAAGTTTCTTTTCTAAATCCGATTCAACTAAATCTAAGAACGCATTTAAGTTGTAATGTATGGATGTTTCCTTATGGTTGTAGTTATAGCCTATATCGCCAGAAAGTTTATAATCAGGAAAACTTCTAACAGCAAAGGTGTACTCATAAACCGCAAAGATTGAGACACTCTTTTCACCAGAAACATGAATGATTGGCTTCTTAATGAAGCGGGGTAGGATTTCAACTCCAAGTTTCTTCCAGAAGTCATGATTGATTTCAACTCTAAGGAAAGGGCGGCGACGGCGGTAAACGCCAACCACTTCATCGAACTTATCGGCAAATGCTTTGGTGGAATTAAAGGTTTCGCCATTGAACTCAATATCGCCATTATCGTGCATGGTAGCTTTCATTTCCTGCTTGTTAGCAGTGAACGTAACAACAATATCAGCATTATCGGTGTCAAAGATAATGTCAAATTCGTCAAGATGATGGGCAACGGCTTCAATGAAGGTTTTGTTGTAATTCATTGGTAATGGTCTCCTAGTTAGTGTTTCTGCTATTATCGGCTAAAACATTCCAAGAGGCAAGTTTTCTAATGGCAATTTTCATCTTACTCATAGCATTCACAGTAACAGTTTCAGTGGCGTTCAACTACGACCTGAAAAGTCAGAAGACAAGAAACATCAAGACTGAAAACAAAGCGATGATTGGCTACGGCATTTCAACAGCATTGTTAGTCATTTTAATCTGCCTTTACAAATGAATAGAGGAGACCAAAGTGGAGTATTACAGCCAGCTTTACTACTTAAGAAAAATCCAAAGCAGATTGCCCCTTTTCAAAGACAAAGGGCATGATGTTTATAACTGCCGCTGTGTTGTTTGTGGCGATTCCCATAAAGATACAACAAAAGCAAGGGGCTACTTCTTCAAGAAAGACAACACGCTCTTTTACAAGTGCCATAACTGCGGAACTTCCATGTCTTTCATGGCTTTCCTTAAGGAACACTTCCCTGCTGATTATCAGGAAATGATTTATGAGGAGTTCACTTCATCTTCCTACAAGAAGAAAGAACTGCCTAAAATCAAGCGCCAAGTAAGAAAACCCGCTCAACAACAGCACCAATCCACCGTAAAGCCCTTATCCCTGCCTTTCAAAACTATGGCGGAAATGCCAGAAACAAATCCTGAAAGACAGTACCTTGTGAAAAGAGGGCTTTCACATGCGCTAAAGCTGCTGTACTACATTCCAAACGCAAAGGAATATTCAAAAACCATACCGCGTTATCAAGAAAAGCCTTGTTTCTTGGAAGACGCAGCTATTGGCATTCCACATTGGAACAAAGACAAAACCGTACTGAACTTCATGCAGCTAAGATTCATCAATCAGCCTAAAATCCGCTACATGACATTACAGGTAACGGAAGAAGAAAACATACACAAGATTTTCGGTCTTGAAAGAGCCATAATCGCCAAAGATAAAGTCTTGTCAGTTACAGAAGGCGCATTTGATTCACTGTTTGTTAGAAACTGCATAGCCATTTCTGGCATTACAGATTGGCATTCATTAAAAGAATACCAGCCATTAGTAAAGGCGGTATGCTTCATCATTGACAATGATTTTACTAAGAACAAACAAGTCAAGAAGAACCTTATCCAAATCATCAATAGTGGTTTTGAAGTTGTCATCATGCCCAAGTCATACATCCGTTACAAAGACGTAAACGACCTTTACTTATCAGGCAAGTTCCAAAGTGCTGGAAAACTCAATGATTTTCTTGATGAAAACACATTTAAGGGGCAAGAAGCAATCCTAAAACTTTCCAGCTTTTAACAGACAAAAATGGCAGCTTTAAATAAAATTCCAATTATAGAACTAGCAGCCCAAAGGAGCTTTACAAACATGAATACTGATAAAATCGTTCGCGAAATAGTGGACATTTGCTTGCCCTATACAAGAAGATTAAAATTGCAGCATATTCAGGATGATGGCTATTCCATCAATCTTTGGATTTTTGGTAACAAATCATACACAACACTTATTAGAATTTTCCCGGATAAAGAACAGCCATTCTTCCTGTTATCGGGCAATACGGACTGCTCTTACCTGAAGGAAAAGAAGAAAGATTTCCTTGAGATTCTAAAGAAAGAACTGGCGAATTATGCGGTCTCCAAGCAGGAACGTACATTGAAAGACGTGATGCCCTGTTTAGAAAGGCTTAAAGCTGTTCATGAAGAAAAATCACTGATTATTACCAAAGACGAATGTTTTATCGAAGGAGAAGAACAATGTTGCTCTGTTTGAAACATGAAAAGAGAATTGGTAGGTTCATCCAATATTTTCTCGAAAAGGGCTTTGATAAAGTTGCTCTTGAATTTGATGGTGATGACGATGGACAATCCACAAATTACCTTATTCCCTCTAGTTCAAAGAACTATGAAATCACGTATAGGTTCTTTGAGTTCATGCCAGATGGCGATATTATTGAACAATTTTCTGATGGTGGCTACGACTACGTTGAGCGCATTTATCCAGCAACACAACAGCCGCATCCTCAATATCAGAAAGTTGTAGCGTGGTTACATGAACTGGGTGATAAAGTGGAAAAGGTTGAATTCTACAGAAAGCCAGTAGAAGTCGTTGTAATTTACCTGATAGATGGCACTGAAGAACTAATTTTATAATTTCACTTAAAAGGAGAAAACAATGCTACTTAATATGAACCATGAAGAAAGAATTGGTAAATTCATTCAGTACCTATTGGAAAATGGCTACGAAGAAATACAACTTCAGTTTGATACTGATGCTCCATCTGTAAATTATATTACAGCTGTCAAAGCAACGCGGGATGAGTTCTTTTGTCGCGCCTTTGAGTTCTTTTCGGACGGTGATATTGTTGAGAACTTTTCTGATGGCGGCTGTGATTTCGTTGATGACATTTATCCAGACACGCAAGCCTCACATCCTTGTTATAAGAAAGTAGTGGAAAGGCTTCGTGAACTGAATGATAAAGTGGACGAAGTTGAATTTCTCGCAAAGCCAAAACCATCAGCTACAATTTATTTATTAAATGGCGCTATTGAGCGAATTTACTAATTTCAGTAAAAGGAGAAAAGAATGTTACTTAATTTGAACCATAAAGACCGAATCGGCAAATTCATTCAGTACCTGTTGGAAAATGACTATGAAAAGGTCGTTCTTAGTTTTGATGATGAAACAACAAACATAAATTACCTTGCAGCTACTGGCGGAACTATCGAAGGGTTTCTTATTAGAACTAAGTATTATGAATTTCTGCCAACAGGTTCAATCGTTCAGAACTTTAACGGTGGCGAGGATAGATTTGTTGCTGACATTTACCCACCAGAGCAAACAATTCATCCTTGTTGGCAGAAAGTGGTGGAGCGGCTACAAGAACTGGGTGATGATGTGGATGAAGTGGAATTTAGAATAAAGCCACAGCCGTCTGCTAGAATTCACTTAATGAATGGCACTGACGAATATCTTTCCTAATCTAAATCAAAGCAAAGGTTTAAGCCCTTATGAAGCATCAAACACAAGCAAAAATTATCGCTGATTCCATTTCCGCTAATACAGGACAGCGAATAACAACTTTTGAAGTGGAGTTTCCGCGAATCTTATTGGCGCAGGTCAACACGCACAGAGTAATCTCACGCAATTATGCTTCGTCAAGAGCAATTCCAATCGAAAAGTGCATTGAGCAGGTTCAATCTTCACCCTTCATTCCATCTGATTTTGGCAAGAACCAATCAGGAATGTCAGCTTCACAAAACATTGAAGGCGACGACTTGGTTAAAGCCCGCAGAGAATGGCTTTCTGCTAGGGATAAAGCTGTATGGCAAGCTAAAGAACTTGCTAATATTGGCGTCCATAAACAATTAGCAAACAGACTATTAGAGCCTTTCACTTACATCAAAGGCATCATTACAGCTACAGAGTTCAAGAACTTCTTCTTCCTAAGAATTGCTGATGATGCACAGCCAGAAATCAGAGAACTGGCAGAGAAAATGAAAGAAGCCATGAATGATTCAACGCCACAGCCTTTACACAGTGGTGAATGGCATTTGCCTTACTTTGTTTATACTGGTGCTGGAACATACAGAGCCATTTTCAATAATGAACTGGAACTGCCCCTTGAGGAAGCCAGAATGATTTCGGTTTCACTTTGCGCACAAGTTTCATACCGTAATGAAGATGCTTCATTAGAAAAAGCCAAAAAGCTGTGGAAAATACTCTTTGAAGGCAGGGCTATTCATGGTTCTGCTGCTGAGCACCAAGCAACACCCGTAACTTCAGAAACAGATAAGGGCATTACGCATTTTTTAAATGATGAAAAGAAAACGCCCTGTTCAGGAAACCTACAAAATTGGATACAATACAGGCAACTGTTCAATGAGCCAGACCATTGCAACTGGCGGAAAGAAACCGTATAGAAGCGCATAGAAACGCAAAGAAACCTTTTAGAAACATTAAGCAGCCGTAATTGTCTGCTTTCTCATTTCTGTATATAATGCGCCCATCGAAAGAGAACAAAAGAGAGGTTTCAAATGATTTTCTGGATAGTAGTTGTTGCACTTGGCGTTATCGTTAATGCTGGCTATGAAATTTATAAAGAAACAAAGCGCATCAACGATACAATGAAAGAAATCCATGACGAATGGCAACGCACAACTGTTCCAAAAGTAAAAGCTGCTGGCGAAAAGGCTTCAGCTAAACATTGGGCAAAGTTTGAAAAGCGTCATGCGCCAGAGCCTAAGAAAGCAGAACTAGTTAAAGAGCCTAAAGACTTCACTTCCAAAACCATGCGTAAGGGGCAAGCTGAAGTCATTACTAGAAACATCAAAGCAAATTACAAGACCATTCGTGAGCAAGCTAAACCAGCCAAAAGAAAGCAGACAATTCATGAAAAGATTGCAGCGGAAGAACTGATTCAGAAGAAACTTCAGAAACTTTTTCGTGAAGGTATGCCCAAGAACCAGTTCCAACTGTACAAAGAACAATCAGACAAACGGCTGCTTAATCTTAAACATCAACTGAAAGGAGCTTAAAGAATGAAAGAGTATGACATTTTCGTAGACATGGCGTCAAACTTGAAAACTGATATTGCAAAAGAGAATCTATTGAATGTTATCAGGGCGCTGAAATATGGCGAGAACGAGTGGGAGAAGGTTGGCGATTATTACGTCATAGAAGATTACAAGGGCGTAAGATATGCTATTGATTTTCCTGTAAAAGAAATCTTTTGTTATGTAAAACCCTACTTGACTGTGATTTTTACTAGTAAAGGTGGAATTGATTTAATGGCAGATAGAGCTATACGGTGGGATTATCTTGACCGTACCGAAAGCATCATCAACAGCAGAGATGCTCTTGAAGTAGAGAATACCAAGAAAATTGTAAACAAAATCATAGACATTGCCACAGAGCAAAAAGGAGCATAAATGGCGTACTTTGTAAAATTTCCCTCAATTGAACAATACAGAAATATTGTTTCAAATATCCAGAAGAAATCCCGATTTGCGGGCTTGGATGAAGATGGCAAGCCCATCTTTGACCTTTCTAAACAAGCGCCAACCCTTACTTTCAAAGGCACAGTAAAGCTGCATGGCACAAATGCAGCCATCATTTACAACAAAGCGCTTGAATACTACAGAGCGCAATCCAGAGACCGTTTACTGTCATTGGAATCAGATAATGCTGGCTTCTGTATGTTCGCAGAACAAAAGCGACAACAGTTCACCCAAATCTTTGAAGAACTAAGAATCGCTAATAACATTCCTGACAATCATTTCATTGTCATTTATGGCGAGTGGTGTGGCGGAAACATTCAATCTAAAGTAGCACTTAACAAACTGCCTAAAATGTTTGTCGCTTTTGACATTTTCACGTTCCATTCAGAAGAAGATAAAGTTAGGGAATCAGCAGAAAACCTTCTGGAAAATGGCAAATGGCTTACTTCAGACCAGAACCTGAAGCTAATCAAAGAAGCTGAACATCAGATTTATCCCATCACAAACTTCCAAACATTTGAAATTACTATTGATTTCAATGAACCAGAACTTGTTCTTCACGAACTTCAAGAGCTTACCGAACGGGTTGAACAGGAATGCCCTGTTGCTAAAGCCTTTGGTGTTTCTGGAATTGGCGAAGGTATCGTTTGGTCATTCTTGAATGAAAGCCATAAGGATTACTACAGGTTCAAAGTAAAAGGTGAAAAACATCAGTCATCTAAAGTGAAGAAACTGGTTTCAGTTGATGTTGAAAAAGTGGCTGATATTCAGAAATTCGCTGATTACGCCGTAACAGAATCCCGCCTTCTTCAAGGGCTAGAACATTTGCGTATGAACAATTTCTCGCTTAATCAGAAATCAACAGGAGAGTTTATTAAGTGGATTCAAGCTGATGTACTGAAAGAAGAACGGGATACGATTGTTGAGAATGGCTTTAACATGAAAGCTGTAAACACAGCAATAGCGGTTAAGGCTAGAACTTGGTTCTTCCAGCATGGCATTGCCGAGTAGTAATTGAAGAAAACGATGACAGCGCTATACTGGCGCTGTTTCATATACAAAAGGAGTAAAAATGAAAGTAAAAATTGAGAACCAAATCATCGAATTTGAGCCTAAATGGTCTGAACCGTATGAGTGGATTGCCATTAATCAAAATGGCGTAATTTCAATTTTCACTGATAAGCCAACATTCTATGGCAATGAATGGATAGAAGGGGATGAGATAAACGATTCTATGGAAACACTTGACCAAAAATTCAAGGGTAAAATTACTAAAGCATGGCAAATGGTTTATTGTTTGGATGACGTTAAAGTGCCAGAAGAACACAGGTCACAAACTTTCTGTGAAGCGTTTGAAGAACGCTTGAAGTCTGAAGCACCCATACGAAAGGCAGACTTTACGATTAAAGATGCCTACGAATACAGAAGAATGGATGCAGAATCGAAGTTATTAAATGATATGGTTAATAGCCTTGTTAGAGAATCCTATAAGAAAAAGATGATGGAAAATCTAACAGTGCTACGTGTTGATAATGAGTTTGTTCTTTTGGTGGATAAAGAACTGATAAATGAGTTCTCTTATCTTACAGTTGATAAAGAAGCCTCAATCGTGCGCTTACATAAAGAAACGCCAATTCTTTTAGATAATGGTATTTGGCATGCTAATGGTGAACAGTTTTCTATTCAACTTAACTGTAATCACAATAACTTGTCATCATGTAAAAATGCGCCGTATGTTATTAAGGACTTACTTAAACCACCGGAAGCTAACACAAATGTAATTAACGAGTAGTAACTGAAAATTTTACAGATGGCGCTAATTGTAGCGCCATCTTCACATATAGGAGCAACTAGAAATGGCAACCAAAATTATCAAATTCCACGGCGAGCAATACTTTGTTGGCGAATATTACTTCAACAAACAATTTGACAGTATTGTTACAGTAAGCCACGACGGCAACGCCGTATTGAAAGCAACCCCTAATATAAACATCATTCTTGGTTCTGTTGATGTTACGTCAAACGAACTAGAGAACAGAGAGCAGCTTTACCGCCGCCTAAACACATTACCGGTTAAAGACAAAGAAGAAGACGCTTTCTTTAAGTTTGAAACAAGCTGTGTTAGAGAAGCTGGCGATGATGAATTAGTCTTTATAGATGGCGAGGCTATCTTTCTGCCAGTTTCAGATGATGTCAGTGTTTTGGTTGAATCAGAGCTATTAGCTAAATTCAACTGGCTTACTATTGACGCCACAAACGACCATGCTGTGCGTTTACATAAAGGTATGCCAGCTTTCTATGGTGATAGATGGGATAGCTTTGCGGAGCAGTTTAGACTAGAGTTTTTAGGTGGTAAGTTCACTGGGGAATGCAGTAAAGAGTTCTTGATTGAAGACCTCATTGAAAAAGCTAAAAGAAAAGTAATCACAGAAAAGCAAGGAGATAGATTGTCTTACCTTGGACAGTGCATGAAGCCTTTCACAACGATTACACAGCGCTATGTCTGTGAAGGCACTAAAAGCGAGGAAGAAATATCTGTAGATGATGTTTTTGCTGCTTTTGATTCTATTGAAATCAAAAACGAGCTTATCTACACCGTCATGAAATCTGTTATTGGTGTTTTGCGTCGTGATAAAAAATTGCCTGTATTTGAGCTCAATGACGATGACGATACTTTAATTGCGTGGGGTGCGAATACAAGATATTCTAACGATGTTGAAATCCGTTACGAAAAGTCTGATGATGTTGAATTTCTTACATTCTGGTTACACGAATTATCTATCAGTTTCAAGTTTTTTGATAACTATGAACGAGTAGAAACTTCTTTGGAAAGTATGGCAAACATAAATCCTATAACAACCTTCATGCCGTTTGAAGTTCCTAAATCATACAAGGTTTTTGCTGTTTTTCTTGTAGATGCTTTACACAAATTGGCTATTAAAAACGATTAAAAGGAGAAAGTAGAAATGTCGCTTAAAATTATCAAATTCCACGGTCAGCAATACTTTGTTGATGATTCTTACTTTGATAAACGCTATAACAGCATCATTACAGTAAGCCATGAGGGCAAAGTCATACTACATGCTCAGGCTGATATTCGCCTTACTCTTGGCGATTTTAATATTGAGCCACTGAACCTAGAATACAGACATATGCTTTCACGCCGTTTATCAACATTGCCTGTTAAAGATAAACATGAAGATGCTTTTAGTAAATTTGAAACATGCTGTAATAGCGTTAGTGGTATTATTGGCATTACTGGCATTAGTGGTGTTACCAGCGATGACGTTCCGCCAGAATTTGTAGATTCTGAAGCCATTATGCTGCCGCTTTCTGATGATTGCAGTGCGAATGTAGGATTGCTGACGTTAGCTCAATTCAATTGGCTTACAGTTGATAATACACCTGACCAAGTTGTGCGGCTACATAAAGCTACACCATATTGTGATGATGTTCGATGGGAAAACTTCAGAGAACAGTTAAGGGTAGGTAAATTAAAGGGCAAGTACAAAGGCGAAACCAACAAAGCCTTCTTTCTTGAAGACCTTATTGAGAAAGCTAAAAAGTGTTTGATTACCAAACAAGAAGCAAATGAAACGTTTTTCTATGAAGTCAGCGCAATAAAATTAACAACAACTACACAGCGTTATGGCTACAAGCCAGCGCCAAAAGAACTAACTGTACAAGACATTTATGATACTTTTGACAGCATTGAACGCGATTCAGGGCTTATCTACAGCATTATGAAAGCTGTTATTGATGGCTTGCACCAAGATGATGTGTTACCAGAAATTGACCGTGTGAAAGGTAGCTATACTTCAATTACATGGCAACCTGATGCAAATAAAGCTGGCGATGTTTCGCTTTCGTTTGAGAAGCGCGAAGGCGAAGTAGAAATTACATTCCGCCTGAATGGTATGTTCGTCAAATTTAATCTTTTTGATAACTGCACAAGAGTAGAATGTGTTCTATTGGGCATGAGTGGTTTAGAATCAATCTTTGAGCCGGATAAAGTTCCTGAAGAATACAAACAGTTCGCAATTTACCTAGCCAAAGCCATTCCTACACTTGCTCTCTTAAACGTTTAAAAGGAGAACCGAAATGCTTATTCAAATCCTCATTCTTGCAGCACTGTTCATCACTGGCGGCATCATTGGCTACTATGCAGGCATGAAGCTATGATTCAAATTCTAGGCGCTTTAATCCTTCTAGTTATAGGGCTGTACTTGTTCCAAGCTGAATCAGAACTCATTGATGTAATTGATGATAAAACAGGTAAACGTTACCAAGACGTTGAATCAACACCAATAGGAACGCTAGGCTGGATAATGGCATTGTTCGCAGTGCTTTATCTAGCTGCAAAGTTGTTAATCTGGATTCTATAATGCTTGAAAATCAAGAACTTACTAAACTTTCAGACCAAGAACTGCTGGCTTTATACGACGAACTTTCTGTAAAGGTAAAGCTCTATGACCAGTACCAGTACGCTATGAAGATTCTTATTAACTCACTTTATGGCGCACTGGGAACAAACACATTCCGCTATTACAAGCTGGATATGGCAGAAGCAATAACCCTTACAGGGCAGTTAATGGCTATGTATATTGGTGACAAAGTAAACGCTTTCCTATCCAAATTAACCAACGCCCAAAAAGACTTCATCATTGCTGGCGATACGGATTCTGTAACTGGCGAAACCATGATAAGAACAGAAGAAGGCGCTATTTCAATAGAAGAAATCTTCGTTCAAGCTGTTAGAACATTGGAAGAAAATGGTGAGAAAATCGTGATTACCAAGAATGGCGCTGAAGTTATTCCAGTTGATTTCCTGAAAGCCCTTACGATTCATGACAACAAACTTGTTTACAAGCCAGTCAAATACGTCATGCGCCATGAAGTTAATAAGCCCCTACACACGGTTAAAACCAAAAGCGGCAATGAAGTAACTGTTACTGAAGACCATTCACTCATGATGAGTAAGAACGGCAAACTTCAGAAAGCCACTATTTATGAATTAGGTGGTGGTGAATTGGTTGAAATCGTTTAGCTTCTTAATTAAATCCACTCAAAAGCCTTCAGGTTCAATAATGAGCTTGAATGGCTTCTTAATATGCCCTAGAACCGCCTGAATGGCTTTCTAAGGCGTCAAAATGCTTACCCGCTATGTTGGTATTAGGATTTTAGGGCGATTTAGTGAAATGAACATTTTTAATAAAATCAATGATTTGTGTATATTAGTAAATTCTAATATAAGGGCTTAAAATGCGATTTAGAAGGCTTGTTTAAATGGCTTTCGATGGGCTAGACGCTACAGTAATGATTTTGCCAAAATGGCGGAAAATGTGGCGAATAATCCCTAGAGAAAAGTGATAAGAATGGCTCAACCAAGCCATTCTTCATTTTGAGACGAATTAGCACCTACTCATCAATTCCAAGCGCTTTCATTATCTTATCCAGCTTGGCATCAAGTTCATTAAGACGCCGTTCATTTTCAACAATCTTCTTCTGCTGCGCAATGGCATTCAGCCGCTTCTGGTAGTCATCAGTGGATGTGTTAATTACAGCGCCATGGCTTTTAATGTATGAAGTGCCCTTGATTTTGTAACGCCCATCTGGCGGTTCGGGGTTGAGGATACTATCTTGGATTTCGATTTGTTCATTTGACATAAGAAAATGCTCTTGTAAACTTCAGAAATATTCCATATTGTATAAAGAGGAAACCGAGTTTTGTATTACCTAACTAAACTACTATTGGCTGCTGCTTTAAGCGTTGCTCCCATGAACAGCAGCCAAACAAAACCCGTTACAACACATTCTGTTGTTCTCAATAAACAAGAACACAAATGCCTTACTGAAGCTGTTTATTACGAAGCCCGAAACGATACAGAAAAAGGTCAACAAGCTGTAGCTGATGTTGTTCTAAACCGTGTAGAACATAAAGCCTATCCAAATTCTGTATGTAAAGTTGTCTATCAGAAAGGTCAATTCTCATGGTCTAGTAACAAACCAGCTGTAAAAGAAAAAGCAGCATGGGAAAAAGCTGAAAAGTTGGCTGAAAGAAAACTTAAAAGACAATACGCCCTTGTAAGAGAAGATGTTACTTCCGGCGCAACACATTTCCAGAAATCTGAAAAGGGCTGGAAAGGAACAGTGAAAATTGGTAAGATTGGAAAACATCACACCTTCTTCAGACTTGTACGATAAAGTAAAGCCCCACATGAATGGGGCTTAAATCATTCTTACAGGCTTCTATTCATCACCCTATTCATAGCAACTGTGTTGGCAATATTACGCATGAAGTAAACATTGTTATCAACAACTTTAGGCGCTGCTTTATCGCCACTACCACCGCCAGCAACATTATTGTTAGTAACATTATTGTTGTTAATGATAACTGGCGTTTTACTAACTTCAGCTTGTGATTTAGCAACAACAGACAGGGTTTTCATAACGCCAGTGTTAATGCTTTGCTGTGTATTCACTTCTGGCACAGCAGGTTTGCCACTAATAGCCGCTGTAATTTCAGCTTCAGTAACAGGTTTACTCATTCTATCAACATAAGCATTACGCAGCTTGGATTTCTTCTGTTCGCCAAGTGCAGCAGCTTTCTCCTGCAAAGCCGCAATAATGCTATCCTGATATTCACGAGTGTCAGTAATAGCGCGTTGATTATCAGCAGTATAGACGTTCTGGTCGGTAAATGTTCCATACTTACTTCCGCCTAAAAAGCCACCTAGACCTTCTAAGACACCACCAGAAGTCCTACGTCTGGCATTATTCAGTCCTTGGAAGCGGAACATTTCTTTGTTAGCAATACTTAAACGTTCCCCATTTTTCCCAGAACCAGCATACTTCATACCAGCATACTTTTCATAGTCTTTTTCTAAGTTGCCATAAACAACGCCTTGCCCAATAGTATCTTTAGTAGCAGCATCTTCTACGAATTGCATGGCTTCTTCAGCGGTTTTACCCATTCTAAGCAGCATGTCAACACCGCGTGCTTCCATACGGCTTAGATTATCGCCATACATTCCATAAGTAAGTTTTTCGTTCTGGTTGTTATAGCCGAGTTTAGTTTTCGTGAACATTCCTGAATCAGCAGCTTTCTGGAAGGTTAAAGCCATGTTCTCGCCTTCTTCCATAGCTTTCTTAGCCATGACTTCCCGTACTTCAGCTTCAGACATGTTTTCAAATTTGTCAAGTTCATTGGCTGCAGCAACAGTCATGGAAGCAGTAAAGTCTCTGGTATCAGCTAAAGAAGTGAATTCCTTTTGATTGGCTTCAGTTTCAGCATCAATCTGTTTGGCTTCATCAGTATCGTTGAAAGCCTTAGCAAACTGTTCACGAAGTTCTTTTTGTTCTTTTGTTTGTTGCCTTTGAAGTTTTTTGGTTTCATCTTGTGAAACCAACTGTTCCTTCATCAGCTTATCCCTAGCAGCATCAGCTTCTTTATTGCGCAGATATTCTTTTCTAGCTAGGTTTTCTTGGCGTTGGGCAATTCTGTCCCGTTGAGTATTGCCCTGATTGATAGATTGAAGCTGCTTTTCCTGAATGCTGTTATTCTTTTCAAGCTCTTTCTTGTAGGCTTGTTCGGCAGATTTGTCAATGGTATTGCCCTTATCATCCCATCCAAAAGCCCTACCAATGGCACTGTTTCTAATCCAGTTAATCGTATCAGCAACCCATTTGAGTAATCCGCCAATCAAGCTAACAACACCGCTTATAACATCAAAAATCATGCCAACAACTGTAGAAACAGCTTTGAAGATTTTTTCAATGACTTCCCAGATGACAGTAAGAATGGAAACAATCATCTTGAAGATTGGCTTCAGGACAATCATAATAGCCTTAATGATTTCACCAACAGCATCCATCAATGATTGGAAAGCTGTTTTAATAGAACTCATAAGCTCTTTGAAGCGTTCGCCTACTGATTGGAAGAATTCACCAAATGATTTCCAAAGGCTTTGGAACTTCTCTTTTAGCTTGTCTGTACTGTTAAAGGCTTCTTTAATGGTGCTGTAAATGGTATTGCCAATGTTCCAAACACCAACAATAAGGGATTTAATCACGCCAAACAAAGAAACAATACCGTCTTTAATGGCTTTAAGCCCTTTAACAATATCATCCCATGAAATGTTCTTAAGCCATTCCCATCCTCTATTGAACAAGTCTTTAATGTAATCCCAGCTTTTCTTGAAGCCTTCTTTAACGTTTTCCCAGAACTCAACAGCTTTTTGCCCAAGTGATTTCTGTGGCATGCCATTTACGCCATTGCCGGGATTATCCGCCCCAGAAACCATATCAGACTTACCAATGCCCAAGAAGTTCTTGATGGAATCCGTAATGCCTTCTTTTGTATCAGTAAACCATTTGACAATATCATCCATCTTGGTAGCAATGTATGAAAGACCAGCCAAACCGGACATTCCTAATAATGCTTTTAATCTTCTTGGTTTCAGTTTGGGAATGGGCATGCCAAGTTTTTTAGCAATGAAATCAAGGGATTTGTTACCAACCAATCTAAGTTCGTTGCCAATCTTGGTAAAGTTCACGCCAGTTGTAAGTACAGCTTTAATGCCATCCCATACTCTTGAGAATAATGAAGGCTCTGTATTGTTGCTAATCTTGGTAAGTTCAGCTACAACGCCGCTATCTTGCCCTTGCTGAATGCCAGCAGTATTCTGCGCAACGGCTTGAAGTTGTTGGGCGATGTCTTCAACGCCATTTACATCAACGTTTTTATTAGCTTCTGTATTCTTGGCATGGGCTAATACTTGTTCAAGCCCTTTTACAGAACCTGATACGCCAGTTACAGCGCCTTTAACATCACCTACAGCATTACTAATTACAGTAACCCCGGATGAAGAAGCTAACAAGTCAACTTTCTGTACACCACGAGATTTAGCAATAGCGCCTGCTGCTCTAACGCCGCCAGAACCCATCAAATCATCAGAGTGATAACTTATTCTAGCGCCACCCATTCTGCGATACTTATTACCGCGAATGAGTGTTCCCATATCCGCTTCCATATAGGCTTGTTTCTTAGCGTTAGGCATTGCAGCTTCTTCAGCTCTCTTTACGCCTTCTTTGTTAAGACCGCGCCTACGGGCTTCACTGCCAGAAATCTTTACTTTACGTTTAGCTCTTTTCTCAAGTTCTTTTTCCGGGTCATGCTGCCATTTGGGCTTTGAACCAGTCATAATATCGCCAAGAGCAGCAAATGACTTGCCTACTTTGTTATTACCAGTCATGAAAGAAGCAGTTCTTTTCAACGGGTCAGTAACGCCCCAGTTGAAATTGCTAACCAGTTTTGCAAGCCTGCCTTTACCTTCATTGGAATAATCAAGGTTCATTTTGGAATAACGAACAGCATCAATAGCATTTGTAGCTTTCTGTTTAATAGCGCCACCGATTTTAGCCGTAAGCATTTTGCCACTAGTGGCTATGCCTTTACCAAGATTAACAGGATTGAGTTTATTGCCAGCATTCTTGACGTAATCAGCAGCAGCTTTTGAAGCAGCGAATGTTTTAGCAACAGCAGCTTCTCTATGTTTAGCACGTTTAGCAGTTTTATTCTTGGCTTTTTCTTCAGATTTTCTTCTTCTTTCTTCTTGGCGGCGATACTTGTCAATGACACTATTAACATCTTTGCCTTCCATCAAAGCCCTGTTAATTTCAACATTGCGCTTCATATCCCGCTGATAGGCTTTCTCGGTTTCCCTTGTTCTAATATCAGCGTTTCTTTGATTAACAATATCAGCAAGACCAGTTGCGCCAGCTTCAGCTAGAGCTTTTGAAGTTAGTCCTAGCCCACCAGCAATACTGGTTACGCCTCTTTTAATAACGCCTTTAGCAGCATTAGCAGCAAGTTGTCTGGCTGCTACTAGTCCAATGTAGGGAAGCATGAAGAAAAATCCTTATAAAACAACAGCAAGAAGAAATGTTGCTGTTATTTAAGTGAGTTTCTAAGGGCTTCCTTATAGAATTTGCCCTGTTAAATTTCTAACATAAGGAGAATTTATGCTTACAAAACAACAAGTTGTAGATAAAGCAATATGGCTATCTTCTAAGTATCTGTATGAAAAGGAATTTTTCCTACCAGACTTTGAGAAAAGAGCCATTGAAGATGCTGATAAATTCCATTTAGAATGCCTTACGGTCACCCACTTAATGCGGCTTCTAAATGCTATGTGCAATTCCTATCCTAATAAACATCATGGCTTATCAGGGCTTATGCTGGATGTTGTAACAGAAGAAAACGTCTTGAATTACCCAGTAAGCAATTTAAGAAGTGTTTGGAAGCAAACATGGAAAACAGTTTTCGCAGATTTCATTCATGAAAACAATGGCATAAGAGATTTCAGTGGCATTATTCCAGTAATTGCCCCATGGGATAAAGCGCTAAAACTAACAAAACACCTTCTAAAACATGACTTTAATGACATTGTAAGTTATGAATACGGTGGCTCTTACTTTCATGTTCAGGATTACTTCAATAACGTTCAGGAAAATGTAAATGGCTATGTGAAATCCAGAAGAAGAAAGATTATCAAGGTTCTGGATGAACTAAATGAACGCAAGATTAAAGAAGAAATCGGTAAGCAAATTCCAATCAAAGAAAAACCCGTTAAGCCACTCTATAAGCCACAATTAACTTACCAATCAATCCCTTACACCAAGAACCACAATTACATTGATTTCTTCAAGACATTGCCGTATGATTCAGATGAAGTAACAACCCATTTGATGAAGTACGGCACATTGCGTTATCTTGGCGTACCAAAAGAGCTAGAAGATTTCTGTAGAGTGAAGTATGGCTTCTACACAAGAAACGGCAAGAAGTTTGCCATGCTGCCAAAAGACTTCCAACCCAAATTCGTTCCTGACCTTACAGCACACAACAAAGAAATCAATGAACTTGCCAAATACAGTTCTTACAATAGAAATGCCTTTGATGAATGGGCGGATGAAGGCGGAAACACAATAGATTAACGTTTAACAAGAAAGGAGAACCTACATAATGACTAACGACCAAGAACAAGAAAAGAAAAAAGAAATCATGGCTTTACAAACTGATGATGAAGTCCATGTTTTAGCAGGATTTCTGCATAATGATGATTTCATTAAAGAAACCATTAGATACTTCAAACCTGATTTTTTTGAAGTTAATCAAGCGGATAAAGCCTTTACTATCATTAAGGACTACTTCAACAAGTACCAATCAAGAATCCCTTTAGAAACCCTTACAAGGGAAATGCACAAGGGTAATATGTCTAACTTAAATGAAGAAGCTCTGGATTTAATAGCCGCTGTAGATTTCAAGCCAGATGAAGAATGGCTTAATGAAAAAGCAGAAGACTTTTGCAGAAGGAGAATGCAAAAAGTAGCTGTTCGCAAACTTGTTAATTACATGCAAGAAGGCTTTCCCAAGAACGAAAGTATTGAAAGTGTTACTAGGGAACTGGAAGCTGCAAACATTTTCAAGTTTCAAAAACAGGAAATCCTGTCGCTTTATCGCAACAAGGAAAAGAACTATGAAATGCTTACTGACACGGAACTCAAAGTGCCAACAGGCTATCATTTCATGGATAGCATTACATCAGGCGGTGTTGCCCCCGGCTCATTATGTGGCTTTGCGGCAGCATCAGGTGGCGGTAAAACACTAGCTATGTGTTCATTGGCTATGAATTATTCCAAGATGGGCAAGAAAGTTCTCTTGTGGTCATTAGAACTTCAGCCATCATTGGTTATGAACAGGCTGCATTCAAACATTCTTAGAACCCCAGTTTCCCAGTTTGAAAATGTTTCTAAAGACGCTTATATGGAAGCTATTAAAACCCTAGAGCAAAAAGGCTATGGGGAAATTTCAGTAGTTTCGGAAAACTTGTCAAAGTGCAACATTGTGGATTTGAGAACACTTGTTGAAACCTACCAAGTGCAGAACAACTTCACGCCAGATGTCATTATTGTAGATTACATGGGGCTGATGAAGCCAGTTGTTCCTTATCAGAAAACCTATGAAGCTATGAAAGCCATTTCTGAAGACCTTAAGAACTTCGCAAGGGATTTGAACGTAGTGGTTTGGACTGGTGTACAAATGAACAGAAGTGCAGCAAGCGATGGCGATGGCGCTGATGTTTCTGATGTTGCTACTTCAATAGACATGGTAAACACTTTTGATTTCCTTATGTTCTTCTACGCTGATGAAGATGACCCGAAAAAGCGCAAGTTCAAACTGTTCAAGAACCGATTTGGCGAGAAAGAAAACGTACTTGGTAAGTTCGGTATTAGCATGGAATATCAGGAAATCTTTGACTTGCAGCCTGATAAAGAACCTGATGTGGGGCTTACTACAAAGCTGGAACAGAAAACATTTTCTGATATTAAGAAAGAAACTTCAGAGAAAACAAAGGCTTTTCTGAAAAAGAAAGACGAACAGTTTATTGATATTGAAGATGAAGCTGATGTTTTTGAAGAAAAGCCAAAAGCGCCAACTAAAGAAGAATCTGGCATTCTCATTAAACCTAAACGTGGTGAAGATGATGGCAAGGCTAAAAAAAGATTGGATTTTAGTAATCACGCCACCTGATTTTAAACACTACAATAGCTCCTGTTAAACAACCTAACAGGAGCTTTTCTTATGTCTGCAATTTATTACAACCTTTTCTATAATGAAGTAACAGAAAACGATTTCAACAAGTTCTACGAAGCCTGTAAAACTTTGGATTGGTCTAAATGCAAAGACCTAAACAAAGAACCCAGAAAGCCGAACAGATAACTTGGCGCTTTGCTGCTGGATTACATTTATAAGAATCATAACAAGGTAAAGTTCTTTAGCCTTGAATGCACAAATATCAATGACTTTTTCTTCCTCAATTCTGTTGTGCTTGAAATGCTTCCACGTTCAACAGTGAAAATCACTAATGGCAATGATTTTCCTTGTTCCCTTCATGTAGAACATTTCAAACTTAGCGAGAGTTCCAAAATTATCAAAGCCATTGAATACAACATTGGCGATAACTTACGCGATAAAATCTGGTCAGAATCACGACCATTAAGAAAAGCCCAAGCTGTTCTTATCCGACAAGAATACGACAAGTTTCAGGATTCAGGGCTTATTGAAAATGGCTTTAATTTTGTTGTTTACTATAGCCAAAATGGCGAACTGGCAATAGTCATTCAGAATCCCTATATTGAACTAAAAATCCCACCTGCACTTCCCAAAGAAGATTATCCGGCGTTCTGTGTAAAGGAGACATTTAATGCACTTCAATTTGATTGATTTCCAGCAAGATTTAATTCTTCAGGATTGGCATTGGAAGTACATTCCATCCATAAACGATAAGCCAGCTATGGTTAGCCGTTCAGACAAGTATTCATCTTCCTACATGGTCTTTGATAATGATACGCCAGACCAGCCAACACTCAAATGGTTTACTGAAGCTGAAAACTTCTGCATTATTAGAGATTCATTCAACAAGGATAAAGACAAAGCCCTGTCTGTTTGGCTTAATGAGTTCTGGGAAACCTTAAACAATGATGTTCTCAATGGGCTAACAGCATTTGGCTATGAACTTGTAGGCATTGGCGAACACTTCAAAACAATGGGGAATGATGTCTGCATTCCTTTCCTACTTAAATTCCACAAGGAGAAGTACAATCTATGAAAATTGTAATCCTTAACGATACACATTTTGGCTGTAGAAAAGACGCCAATTTCTTCCAACAGAAGCAATTAGAATGGCTTTCTAATCAGTTCATTCCAGTCTTAAAAGAGCACAATGTTAAAAGGGTCATTCACTTAGGCGATGTTTTTGATAACCGTGTAAATGTGAACATTCATACGCTATCAGTTTTCAAAGAAGCCTTCTTTGATGAGATTCTGAATAGATTAAACATTGATTTAGACATTATTCTTGGTAATCATGACTGCTTCTACAAGAACATGACACATTGTTCTATTCCAGAAATCCTGCAATCATCATATGAAAACCTTACTGTTTACACCGATGAATGGCTTATTGACATTCACCAAGAAACTATTGGCGGCATGCCATTTATCTTCATTCCATGGATTTCAAACCAAGAACAATGGGCTATGATTGAACAAGCTCTAGAACGTATTCCTTTGAAAGAAGCGCAGCAAACCACTGTTCTAGGGCATTTCCAGTTCATAGGCTGCGAAATGGGCAAGTTCGGTGTTTGCGAACATGGCACGCCACTTCAACCTTTCCGCAAGTTCAAGAAAGTCATATCGGGGCATTTCCACAACCCATCAGAAAATGGCAATGTTTGGTATCCGGGCAATCCGTTCTTCACTTCATGGAATGATTATGGCGATGAAAAAGGCTTCTTGATATTAGATACTGACACACAAGAATACCAGAAAATCATTACAAATGATAAGGTTTATCATATTGTTGATTACAACAAAAACATCAGCAATGATTACAAGAACCAAGTCTTGAAGGTTTACATAAGCCAAGATAAAGTAAAAACGGCTACTGCTAAACAGCAATTCGCCAACTTCATTGAAGCATTGTATCAGAAGGGCAACATAGTTGAAATTGAATATCAAGATGAAGCCCCCGAATCAGTAAACACTCTGGCTGATTACAAACACCAGAAAGAAGTTTCTTCATTAGAATTTGTCAAAGAAGTCATTGATGAATCTTCCCTAGAACACAAAGCAGAAGTTTTTGAATACATGAAAACATTATCAGCACAAACAAATGGAGAGCAAGAATGAAACTAGCTAAAACAGACAGATACCGCCCTTTTATCATTGATTTCTTTGGCTTGCCAATCACAGTAAATGATTCATTCAAGACATGGGCTAATCATATCGCCGCATCAAAACCAGACCCGGAAACTGGCGTATCTGATGTTTTCATTTATGAAATCTATCCAGAAGCAACAGCAACAGGCTGGAAACATGTTCATGGCGGCTTCGCTATTGTTGGTGAAGTTGATTTAGAAGGATTCCCATGGCATGAAGCCATTTTGCCTGTAAAAGAAATGGGTGAAAGTGGTGAGATGGGAGTAGCCGGATTAGAGCTAACAGTATAAAAGATGAAAAAGAAAGCCGCCTGAAATATGGCGGCTTTCTTATATGTGGTTTACGTATTAAACAACAGGGCGACCAGCACCGCGACCATTACCAAGACGCTGGAAGTTAGTGCCATTGTTCACAGGCATAAAGTAGTTCACAGCGAAAGTAACAGGGAAACGGGCAATCTGGTTGTTATTCTCATAAGAAAGCGCAATTTCGCCAACACTTGAAGGGAAGATTTGACGCATTTCATAAGTACGCAGCAGGTTTCCTTCACGGTCAAAGCATTCAACCATGCCGTTCAGGTAGTAAGTCAAAGGCTTACGATAGTTGTTCAAAGCCAAGTTCGTTTCAAAGCCCAGAATGTTATCGTGCCAGTTTTCAAGGAAGGTACGAATACCAGCAACACCATTACTGCCAGAACCACCATCACCATCATCATAGACTTCAATAGTCCAGTCATCGAAGGTTTTATCACCAGCAAATTTGACTTCACGTCCAAAGTAGAAAGTTGAAGCAATGCCGATAGTAGATTGCGGAAGCTGGGCGGAAACAGCTAAGAACTGGAATTGTTCTTTAGCGCGGGAAGCAAGTGACGGGTCAATGCCTTCCAAATCGCCAGTAAGGGTAACACGGTAGCGGTTAGGACGATAACCGCCATTCGCCATGTGTGCGATGTACGCTTGGGCATCAGCGGGATGTACTGCCATAGATTTGATTTCTCCAATTAGCTAATTAAAATCAAGGTTTGGCTTTATTTTAATAATCTGATAAATAACAACAATTTAGCGCCCATTTGGCGTATTCACAATTCAAGAAGGAAATCCGATGAGTTACTCATATCTTATTGAAAACGCGCCAAATACCCGCGTTACAGAAAGTTTAGAAGATAAACAAGAAAAAGCCTATTACATTGAAGGCATCTTTGCTCAAGCTGATGTTCTAAATGGCAATAGAAGAATTTATCCGCGTAAAGTTCTAACAGAAGCCATCAAGCCCCTGAATGAAATGATTGCTCATTCAAGACTTTTGGGAGAACTGGAACATCCGAAAGTAAATGCTTCTGATATTAACCCGGATAGAAGCTGTATCAAGATTCTGGATTTACATGAAGATGGCAATAACATCATGGGTAAAGCCAAAGTCATGAAAAGTCTGCCCTGTGGTGCTATTGTTCATGGTTTGTTATCAGAAGGCGTAACAGTTGGTGTTTCTACGAGAGGCTTTGGTGAAACAGAACTTCGTGAAGGCAAAACTTATGTGAAAGATTTGGTTCTGAAAACAGTTGATGTTGTCATGAATCCTTCGGCGCCAGATGCCTTTATGTCTGCCATTATGGAAAGCAAAGAATGGGTTTTTGAAAACGGTGTTCTTGTTGAAAAAGAAAAAGAAATGAAGAAAATGATTAACGAAGAAGCTGGTAAGAAGTCAAAAGCAGACTATACAAGAATCTTCAGACAAATCATTGAATTGGCTACTAAGGCTAAATAACCTTCAAGAATTCTTAAATTATTGTCTGGACACTAAACGATGGCAAGCTCAACCGCTTCTAATTATCTAAACACAAAACAAATGGACTTTCTTTTGAAAGGCACAGCTTGGACTGCACCCACTACCATTTACGTTGCGCTCTTTACAACTGTTCCAAACCTTGATGGCACTGGTGGCGTTGAAGTAAGTTCAACCGGCACTGCTTACAAGAGAATTGGTATTGCGCAAGGCACTGGCTGGACAAATGCTGTTGGCGCTAACCTTACCTATTCAAACGTTGATATTCTTTCTTTTGAAACGCCTACTGCTAACTGGGGAACTATTCGTGGCATTGGTTTGTTTGATGCTGAAACGGACGGCAACCTGCTCTACACAGGCTACTTGGTAACACCGAAAACAGTAAGTGGCACGGATAACGCCCCGCGTATTCTTGCTAACCAGTTGCGTATTAGTCGCGCTACTTGTTAATAACTTTGCAGAAATGATAAAGCCGCCTAAACAAGGGCGGCTTTTCTTATGTGTCTTTTCTCTTAATGCTGTTTAAGCAGTGAAGTGGCAACAATCCAGCTTTTCACTTTAGCTGAACGAACAATATCTTCAACACCAAAGTTATGAACAGAAAACGCCTCTAAGTTAGAAGCAACAGAGACCAAATGATTAAAACCACTGCCTTCTTTTCCTACACCACTATCCATTTGCAGGGCATCACCAACAAAGATTACTTGAGTGTTTTCACCTGTTCTGGTGTAAATGGTATCAATCTCATGGAACGTGTAGTTTTGGCATTCGTCAACAATCACGATGGCATTGTCAAAAGTCAGCCCCCGCAAATACGAAGAAGAAAGAAACTCAATCATTCCTTTCTTCTTCAAGACTTCATAGCCATCGCCACGTTGCAGTAAATCATTCACAATATTGATGTATGGGGTTTCAAAGATAGCCATTTTTTCTTCTTCAGTGCCGGGCAAGAAGCCAACATCCCTTGTTGCTACAGCCGACCTGATGATAATGATTTTCTCAATTTCCCTTTGCTTCAGTTTCCTTAATGCGTAGCCTAGTGAAATGAATGTTTTGGCGCTTCCTGCATAACCGTAACAGATGGAATCGTATCCTTCAATCAATGACCTGTAAAAGGATTTATGATTATCAGTTTTAAGGGATAAATGCTCCTCAAAATGATGGAAGATTGAATCAGAACCAGAAGAATTTGAATGACGCTTCGCCATTTGAAATTGCCTTTACTAATTGTTAATGGAATTATAAAGCCCTTAGAAGGCTTCATACCACTATTTCGGGCAAATAAAAAGCCACCATAAAGGCGGCTTTTCTTCAGAATGGCTTTATAACTTACATGTCAACTTCATCTCTAAAGCCAATGAAAGACGGGAAACGGGGCTTTTCCTTAACACCAACTTTCTGATAGCGGTATTTGATTGTTTTGCCAATCAGTTCATCTTTGTTGTCCCAGAAATATTGGCGCTGTTCATCAGTAAAGCCAGTTCCAACTTCAAATTCAACGCCTTCAGTATTCTTAACCAGAATAGAACCCATTGTTCCAGCTTGAACCATGCCTTCTTTCTTAAGGCTTCTTGCTGTAGCGCCAAGTTCATTAGTAAAGGCTTCATTCTGATTACTCATTTTCTCTGTAACAGCAAGAATAGTAGCTTCATCATCAGTGAAACGTTTGAACTTCAACAAACAGCCTTCTTTCAATGTTGACCGCCCAAACTTATATGGCTTATCCATCTTCCTAAGCATGATGCCTTCATAGCCTTCCTGTTCAACAGCGATGGTTTCAAACTGAAGAATGTTATCAACATCATGCCCCATGAAAGATTCTACGATATGAATGTTAGCAGGCAAATTGGCGTTGATAATGTGGCGGTAGCGGTCTTCATAGTCAGATTCACCTTGGTCGTAAAGGTCAAAAACGTAGTACTGAACATCAGGCTCACCATCATGGCTCATGACACCGCTAACAGTTTTGTTGTAAACATCATGGGCATTAGGTTCACCAATAATCAGTTCACCATCAAAGCCATTGAATTCTTCCTTACCAAACAATTCATGAACATGTTTGTTAGGAATCAGTTTCAATGTGCGGGAATAGACTTTACCGTCAATAATCAGGGCTCTAACGCCATCAAGTTTGCGTGAACAAAGATAAGGGTAATCTTTCAGTTCACCTAAATTCTTTACAGTTCCAGCCAACATGGGCTTGACGGAAGGTTTTTCAGTTTTAGCCATTTTTACAGTTCTTCTTTTGTTGAAAGTTACAGGTAATAATAAAGCCCTCTGATGAGGGCTGTGGTTAAATGTTTGCAACTAAAAGTTCACCGCCATGTATGCTTTAGTTCTCGTTCAAGCAGTTTCAAGTTCCAATCGGCATCATTGAGACTAAGGATAAATGGCGATAAGAAGTAGAAGGGCTTGCCCATGTTGAAGATAACATTATCATTCTTGTAATGTACTTCTTCATAGCCATCAAGAACTTCTTTTTCAATCGTGAAGAACTTGACAACGCCCGGCACTTGATAAGGCATGCCTAGATTGGTATTGTCATTAGCCTGAATAGGAATCGCTTGAAACCATGCTTCAGACCATGTAGTTTTAGCGTCTTGATAATAAGGCATGTTGTTAAAGGAAGATGCGCATTTACACACTAAGAAACTGTCATTTAGGTTTTTCGTTCTTTTAACGGGCATGTAGTTTGTGTTTATATACCATGAAGCCCCGTAGGCATCATTAGCGGATGAAGCCTCGTTGTTAGCATACCATTCTTTAAGAAAGAAGAAAACGTCTTTGTTGTATGAGGAAGTGTTTTTAACACTAAAGCTAATCGTGGTTTTGTTCAAAGCATACAACGAAAAGTACAAGTTAGTAGATGAAAAAGCATGAAAGCCAACAGGCGAGCCAATTATCAATGTTCCTTCTGCTGTTGTTTGATTCGTAAAGCCAGCTTCTTCATACTTGCCGTTGCCAATATCCAGCCCTAGAACATTCAATGATAAGTTCTGATTGTCATCAGTAGGATAAGCTGTAGAGGCTTTAATGCCAAGTGGCGGGATACTAACATTAGCGCCAACAAGATTGGTGTTTACTGTGTCTTTAAACAGCAGTCCCCTGTAGGATTTATGGGCAATAAAATGAACTTCAGTATTTGATGGCACTTTAGCAATTCTAAAGAAGTAAGTATCATTACCTTTCTTGAACTGAACAACACAAGCAGGAAAAAGAACATCTTCAATACTTGTGTTAAAGGTCATTTTGATGATTTTATCAGCCTCAATGTATTCAACATTTGTTACTTTCTGCTGTAAGGGATAGCCATCATGAAAGTAAACCTTACCAACTTTATTACAAAGCACATAATTATTCTGGGAAAGCTCTGAAGCTATCTTCTTAGTCAGTTTCTTGGGAAGAACCTGAACCGTTACGTTATCGCCAAATGCCATTATTCCTCCTCGCATCTAATAAAGTAAGTGTTTGTATAAGTACCAACAGCTTTAGTGTGATACCACTTCTTACCATCAATTTCATACATTTTTCCAATGAAGTCTTCTTTGTTATTGATATTACTTGTTTTATCTTTATACCAGTTACAAGGCGTGAAGAATGGCATTACTTCAGTTTCCATTTTGTCTTTAACCATTATCGGATAGCTTTTGAAAATGGTTGCATCGGGGCTTTCTGGATTTGGAACGGCAGCAATAGGAGTTGTGTTTGTAAAGCAAGGATAGTAGAGCGGATAAGTGGCTGTTTTAATAAGGTTTGCTCTCTTATCGTAGTAAATCCTGTTTACAAATGAGTTGTGGTCAGAGTAGCCAACATAGACACCGTTTCCCTGACCTTGTTGGTCTTGCATATTGTTAATAATCTCAAAAACAGAGTTTTCACCATCATCCTTCACTCTAAGAATACAGAAGAAAGCATAGTTTCTTGGCGAAACACTTAATTTAGATTTGTTATCAAATGTTTCCAGAGTGTAAACAAATGTCTTATAGCCATCTAGTTCACCACCAAGCCATGAAGCAAAACATTGTGAAACAGCTTCCCTAATATACTTAAAAGAATTTTGCGATTGGTATTGCTTCCAAAACTCAACACCGTTTACCGTAGCAACAAAAGTAGAGGTTTCGTAACTAATCTTTAGCGCCAAATTAACACCAAGAATATCGCTTATTTGCTTTGACCAGCCAAAGTTATATGAGTAATAAGACCTTGTAAATGTTCCAGTTTTAGACAAATCATAAGACCTGTTTTCAAACTTCACTGTACAGGGAAAATCATAAAGAACAGAGTAAACACCATTAGCAAAAGACAACTGGTAATACGGTATAAATGAAATATTACCGCTTAAAGCATCTTGCGTTTCAATTTCAACTTCAACACTTTTACCTTTCTCAAAAGTAATCTCAAATTCTTCACCAGCAAAAAGTTCTGTTCTTGAAGATTCCGGTGTTACTTTAACGCTAGTAATTTTAGTAGTTACACTTAAACCTATATTACTTTTTCTAAGAATAGTTTTGAAGGAATCAGCGCCAAGCCGTGTGTAGTAAGCGTCAGAAGGCGTGTAAACAAAAGTGAACTTGTTGACGCGCAAACCGTTTGGAATACTGATATTTTGATAAATCTGGCATTTGTTGTTGTCTTCGCCAATATAGAAATTTTCCGATGAAAACACCCCTAGCTTATCACTTTGTGTTTTCATATGCAAAAGCCATAAGTTCAATGTTTCTGGGTCGTTCTCATTTATGGGCGGATGGTCAATAATAACGTGTTCTAACATAAACAATCTTTCCTTTCTTTAATCTTCTTTTCGCTTAGGGCAAGTTTGGTAATCACGGAAAATTTCATCAGTTGGCATGTAGTGATAAGGTGGTGTGTAAGTATTTTTTTCATCGTTATTCCAACCAAAGAGAATACTTACATAAATGTAATTCTTCGTATTAACATTAACAACTTTACAAGTTTCAGTACCCATTAAAGTTTGCTGTTCTGTGCCAGTATAAAGGGGTATGAAGAAATCCGGCGCAATAATAACCCATAAGTTAGCAATAGAAGATTGCATCAGGAAATTCTCGGCAAATGCGTTTTGTGAATAACTTTCAACACCAATACTACGAACAAAGTAATTAGCACTTGCTTTAGCAATATTGAAGCCATGAGTGTAATCCATAATCTTGTTGTCGGTATAGCTTTCAACCATAGCTGAACCATTGTAATCAGGTGTACTATAAGTAGGATTTATCTGATAATCAATGGCTAAACAAGTAGTGCCATGTTGTATATAGTAGGGCGCTTGTAGAAAGAACCGCATTCTTTGCGTGTTACAATCTTTCATGTAACCGCAACTCATAAACTGCGTTCCATAAGTATTATCAAATATATAGTTACATGGCATTACTAATTGGAAATACTGGTCATCACCAAATAAATGCCAATGCCAAACTTGCGAAGTTTTGTTGTCTGCCCCACCAATAACAGTATTGGGAATAACTCTACGGAAAAAGCCCTTAACTCGGTCTAAATGAGGTGAATCGTATTGATAAGGCTCTTTTGGCACAATCTCAAAGTCATCAATGTTCTGTTGTAGTGTTTTAGTTTTGTCATAGTTCCAAAGCACATAACAAACCAGAACACTTTGATTTCTGCTTCCTAACTGGTCTAAAGTATGCGCACTATTCATATAACCTGTATAGTTAGCAACATTACGGTCAGTAGGGCAATCCAGTTTGTTAATAATAGCAACAGGAATCTTGTTCTTCATCCAAATGATGTTTTCAAAATCATCAGCAGGTAAATTTCTGTTAATGATACGAAAAGCTAAAGTATGAACACCATTCTTGTATGTGTTATTGGGGCGTATTGCAAAGCCATCATCAACACCATCAATCTTTTCATTAACAGGTGTTAAGAGTTCCCAACCAAGACCAGCCCGTATAAAAGAACCCCGTTTTTGGTTCTGAATGTCATGCTTACTCTCAAGAACAAAATCCAAATCCCATGTTTTACAAACCAGATTGTTACCGTTCTTCTTCCAAACCCTGAGTTTCAAGTCCTCATCGTAAACACCCTGAAGCCAAATACAGCAGTGAGTAAGAACATCAGGACTTCCTGAATAAGTAATACGAATTTCCTGCTTGGTTAAATCAGTGGCAATGTTCTCAATAATGCCTACTTTCTTACCATTACCACAAATCCATTCCTTAATTACCTTTTCAGTAGTCATTAAAGAAGCTGAATCAGTAGTATCAAACTGGTAAGTAGTAAGGTCAGATGAAGTTTTCAGAAGGCTGGAAAAGAACTGCCCTCTTGAACGTGTAAATTTCTTAGCCATAATTATTGCTCCTCACGATTAAATGTGTAACTGCCATCACTTTCTTTCTTCACTTTTAAAAACTCCCTATTCTTCACAGTTTCAGGTTTTGTGTAGTATTTGACTTGCTTATTCCAACGGTGCAAATCATCACCTGCTCGTACAGCATAATCAGTATCTTCATCAAACAGAATGAACTCATAAAAGCCTATTGAATCTGTGAAGCCATATTTCAAGATTCTATCTTCAGTTGAATCATTGGTAAGTTCAATTCTAATGCCTTCTAATCCTTTTCCTCTGGCATCAAATACAGTTCCGTAAATTCTCTTAAAACTAATGTCACTACTGTCATCTTTATTAGGTGGCGTATCTAATCCTGTGAAGTTTACATATTCAGCAGCGTAAAAAGAATAGAACTTAAAAGGTGAAGGAAAAGTCTTTTCTACAGGTTTTAACGGATAAGTAGGTTTAACAACCCGGTTATAAAAATCTTCTTCTTTCTTCTTAGAAGAAATGAAAGTGAAGTCTAAATCTTTATAAGGGTTCTGATAAAAGTCATCTTTAGAACTTTTTCTAAAGGTAAGGTCAAATTGAAAGAATGCCATTTGGAAGACGAAATGAATAATTGGGGCTTTGTAATTATTTCATGGAAGTCTTTTAGCGGCTTTCAATTTCTGTTCTTTAGAAGATGAGAATGGTTGTTAGGTAGATTTATAGAGCTCTTACTGATGGCTTCTTCTCTGATGTCTCTTTTTTCTTTTTTTCTTATAAATTAAGCCCTCATGATTTCCATCCCATGAAGCTATATATATTAAAAAGAAAAAAGAGACATCAGAAAGACTACTTATAGCGAAAAAGAAAAAAGAGACATCAGGTGAAGAGCCATCTTAGAAGGGCGTTTAAGTAACATCAAGTGTTAGATGTTTTCTGTATGTCCCTTACAGTAGGTCTTTATGAAGTTTTTAGGAGTTCTTATAGATGGCTTCTAAAAAAACTCTTAAATAATTGATTTTTCACTTTTTAAAGTTTTTAATCTTAGAAGAGCTAACGCCCATTCACTCTCTTGTTGTCCATATGATGAAAAAGTGAAAAAGTGAAATCATGTGGCGAAGCCATCTAAAGCTGTTTCTAAGATGAACAAAAACGAAAAAGTGAAATCGTGAAGGAGCGCCCTAGAAGCCATCATGAAGGCTTCTAAGATGAACAAAAACGAAAAGACAACTCTGTATAAACATTCAGTAAAAACAACAACTTACAGATAACTATCTTCTAAACAATAAACATTTCAATAGCTTGGAAAATAAGCCCATACAGATTTCATAGCTTACCAAGAAGACCAAGACAATGCTTACTCATGAACTCGACAACGAACAATTGAAAGCCCATCTAAGGGACTACATCAAGCAGACAACAGACTTCAAAGACGTGAACTTTGAAGGTTCAGCCATCAACCAGCTTATTAACATTCTGGCGTACACAGCAACCTATCAAGGGCTGTATCTACAAATGAACCAGAATGAAAACTATCTTTCTACAGCCAAAACCAAAGAAGCGCTAATAGCAGGAGCTAAAAGAAATGGCTATATTGTTAGAGGCAAAAGATGTTCAAGAGCGGAAGTTTATGTAGAAAGAATTGTTGATGAAGTTCCAGCAGAAAGATATATTCATCTTTCCAGAGATATTCATATTCAAGGAATCAATTCATTGTCATCAATCTATAGAGACTTTGTATTTGATAAAGACGTATTCCTTTATGACTATGAAAAGACCCAAGATGGCAAATACAAATTCACTTCCAAGAAAACATTCACTTTGATTCAAGGTGAAAGAAGGGAATGGAAAACTATCTTCCGTGGCGACCCAACACAAAGATTTCTGATTAAAGACCGTGATATTGATATTGACACGATTAGAATGTATGTCAAAAACACAGTTGATGAAAAGGAAATTGGCGAAGAATATAAAATGTCAACCAACATGGTTAGGGACGCTGGCAAGAACAACAAGAACTTCTTCATTGCTGGCGCAGAAAATGGTTGGTATGAAATCTTCTTTGGCAACGACATCATCGCCAAATCGCCCAAACTCAACCAATACATCATCATTGAATACATAGCGCCCCTAGGAACTTCTGGGGATGGCTGTACGGAGTTCAAAGTAGGTGGCTTTACATTAAAAACAGCAGCGCCTTCATTTGGCGGTTCTGATGGCGAATCCAATGAAATGATTCGCTACAATGCCATTCATTCCTACAGAAGGCAAAACAGACTTTTAACAGAAGGCGACATCAAATCCATTCTTCTGGAAGAATTCAGAAACATCAAATCCATCAACGTATGGGGCGGGGAAGAAAACATTCCCAAGAAGTATGGCAAGGTCATCATTTCAGTGAAGCCAAACAACTCTGAAGCCCTTTCACAAGGTGCTAAGATTGACATCAGGAAACGCCTTCTTGATACTTACGCTTACTGCGGCATGGACATTGAACTTATCGACCCGGAATACGTGAACATTGACATGCGCCTGACCGCTGTGCTTTCAGATGAAATTTCACACGTTTCAAGAACGGATATTGAGGGCAATATTAAGGAAATCGTTGACCGATATTCTGCTGAACATCTGAACCAGTTTGGCAACTATTACAATGACATTGACCTAAACTCAATGATTGTTAAGGAAGTAAACGGTGTGGATTCTGTTTATTCAGAGAAAATGCTTTCAAAACAAATGGAAGTGAACACCAAGTACACTTCAATGTACCTGACAACCCTGAACAACAAGATTGAAAAAGGCACTGTTAAGAGCCAGTTCAAGGACTACAACTACACTTGGAACGTATGGGATGAAGAAGGCAAGTTGTTCGCCCTTACCAAGAACCAATACAATGAAGAAATCAAAAAGGAAATTGGCAACGTAGATTACGAACATGGCACTTTCCAGTTCTACCTGCCCCTAATATCTGGCATTGACTATTCCTACATCATTGACTTGAAAGCAAAATCAGCAAAACCCAACATTTATTCCAAACATGTGAACATTGTAAGAATAAGAACAGTTGAAATAGCGGATGTTTTGAGGGAGACTGAGTAATGGCGGATAATGAAATCTATCAAGGGCTGTTTTACAAGAACAGATTTGACCTAGGCTCTTTCTCTTTATACAACATTCCTTCTTACATTCAGAGGGAATATCCACTTTTTACTAAGCTGTTAGAACACTTCTACAAGTTCTTGAGTAATGAAGATAAAGGTAAAATCTTCTGGGCTTTAGACCACTTGTACGAACACCACAACGTAATCAGCCCCCTTAACCAGTTCTGGGATGAAATTTACGCCGATGGCGGATTTCCTTTTAACAAGGACTTGAGAATAGACCAAAGAGCTTTCTTTAACTACCTCATGGACTTCTACATGTACAGGGGAAGTGTAAAAGGATTGAAGTTCTTGATTTCAGTTCTTTATGATGAAGATTGCAAAGTAAGCTATCCAAGAGAACAGCTTCTAATCCCATCACAAGCGCATTATTCAAACAACCAGTACATGTGCGTTAAGCTGAACAAACTTGAACCTGCACTTCATAAGAAGATTACAGACGCATTAAACAACTATTCACTCATCATTCAAAGTGTTGCATCTGGCTTTACACTTGATGTTGAATCAGTACATTACCATTTGTTTAATGGCTCTACGTACCTGTTCTTGAAAGTGAAGTATCTTTTCACTAACAAATTTGTGCCATCAGAACAAATGCGTCTGAAAGACAATGATGGTCTTTTAGATGAACTTGTTGTGAACTGCCCTTTAATCAAATTCATTATCAAAGAAAAAGGGCATGGCTTCTCTGTTGGGGATGCCATAGGCGTAAAAGGTGGCATCAATCAAGGCTCTGTAATGGTCAAATCCGTTACAACAGGCGGTATCAATGACATTGAAATTGTTAATGCTGGTAAAGGCTACAAAGTTGGCGATTACGTCTTTACAGAATCCAATCCAGAAAGAACTGGTGGTGGCTTTTATGCAGAAGTAACAGAAGTTGACCCAAATGGCGCTATTCTCAAAATTGAAGTAAGAAGCAAAGGCAGGGGCTTTTCCAAACTGCCACGTATAGATGTCGCTACAAGAACTGGCAAAGACGCTAAAGTAAAAGCCAAAAGCGTAGAAATTGGCGGGGTTCAATCATTGGATTACTTCTATAATTACGCTATGGATACGCTAGAACAAGCCAAAAGAGACCTTAGATTCTGGGTTAAATCTAAAACTGGCGATGAAATCAAAATTGACTATGAACTCGTTGTAATCAATGATACAAACAACGTGTACTTTGATTATATGGGCTTTCTTTCAAACACTTCATGCCTGACAGATTCCCTGTACTACCAGCAGTTCTCATACAAAATTGATGCTTCAATTCCTAGATACATTTACGATAAAGCAGTTGACATCATGAGCCATCCCGTAGGCTACATTCGCTATGCGCAATTCAATTTAGCTGGCTATGAAGTTGACTACAACAAAGAACTGCGTTCTGCTTTCTACAAGTACAAGTACAAATCCCAGAATGATACGAAGCCTGATGTTGATTCTGATGGGCAGGATTCATTGAAACCAGCCCCGCCAGATACAACCAAGCCAAGCATTCAGCCTAATCAGAATGAAGATAGAGATGACCCGAATAAAGTGGGTAAATGGTCAATTAAAGAAACCTTAAGAAACCGTTTATTCCTTGTTCCAGAGCTTAGAAAAATTATGGGTAATAAGTACAAAGACATTGTTTACTGGCAATCCCAGAATCATCTTCTTGACACTTTCATTTATCTACAGAAAGATTCCTATACAGTTGATGTATTCCCTCAAGACCTTGATGTTGATGAAATTAAGTATGTTTTCAATGAGAAAAGACAGCAAACTGTAACTGTTCTGAATGCTTATGTTGATAACAGTGGCAAGGTTAAAAAGCTGAACTTCAGAGAGAAGCAAGCTATTGTGCTTGATGAAATCTACAAAGCCTATGGGCTGGATGAAAATGGCGAACTCAAGGAAATTGGAAAGGTTGTGTTCAAGGATAATGAATACAAAGAAGAATGGCTTGATGGCAAAGACAGGAAGAAGAACCTGATACTGGCAAATGGCGAAGGGCGCTTGCAAATCATTACTACGCATAAGCCAACACCAGAAGAAACAGCCAAGCTGGATGAAATGTTTGGCAAGAACCTATGGTTCTCAACGATTAAGTAAACAAGCAAAAAGAAGCCCTCTGGAATGAGGGCTTAATCTTTATGAGGAATAAAAATGACGGGGCTAATTGTAGTCAAAGCCATCTACAGTGGCAAGTTAATTTCTAGTAAGCATTCCTAGCAGAATCGTGCAATCAACAAGACAAGCCCTTTCCGATGAAAAGCCATGATTGGCGTTAATGATTTCTTCTAAAGCGCTGTAACGTTCTTCTTCCATTGTTCCTTTCACTACGCTAAGAAGTTTAAGTTGCAAATCCCGGATAACAGGATTAGACGAAGCATCAAAGCCATCATTCAGCCATGCGTAATGCCTACGAATGTAATATTTGGCTTTGTTTATATCTTCTTCAGCGTTGTTCTTGAATCCAGCCCGCCAAACGTACTTGAAAGCATTGGCAAGATTCGGATAGACGAATGATTCCATAATGTCAATGCACTCAATGGCGTGCTTGGCGTAATGGGCGGGATTGTTTACATTGTCATGTTCTATAGTCATTTGTTTCTCCTTTTGTTAAATAAAATTTAATGATAAGAATAATTGAGGATATAGAAAATGCCACCAATAGGATTCCTGATACTCTGGATAGCCGTTACGTATGTTTCGTGCTGGCTTTTAATGCTGCTTGATGAAAGAGCCAAGTTCAGAAAGAAGAATGATGGCTATACTGGCTTCTTCTTTATCCTAACAGCCTTCATGATTATTGGCTTGATTCTAATATTACAATCAGAACTGTTACCAAGAGCCTATGAAGGCTTTCTTTCAATCATTGGCTTCTTGCAAGACACGGTCAAAATGTGATTCAGCAAATTCTTTAGTGAAAAATTCATAGCCAGCTAACATGACTTCATGTTTCTTAGCCTGCATTCCCATTTCCACAGCTTCAGCGAATGATGGCGTATAGTCAAATTCCACATGGAAAACATCATTCCCGCCTTTATAATATTCAACCGTAATCACACTAAACTTCTTGAACAGATTAAGGGCGGCATTGATTTTACGGGCATCTAATTCATCCTGCTTCAAAGTGATGCTATCAGGATTAGCTGAAGCCAGCTCATCAAGGGCTTTCTGCAGCACCTGAGTATCACAGCGATTGTGATTAACACAGTTCACATCAACGATATAGAACTCGCCATCTGATGTATCAGTAGAGAACAAAACGTTTTTATCGCCATTGAAGTAAGTTACATCAAGGCAAGTCTGCCCATAAATTTCAACAACGATTTTATCAGCCTTACCTACGCCAATTTCCAAGAACTTAAGAACAAATTCTTCATTGATGTCTTTCTTAACAATTTCAAATGGCATTTCATTGACACCTTCTATGAACTTATAGAAATGCCTGATGTGTACTTCAACATCATTGACCTTGTAGATTGTTTTCATAGTTTTAGCTCCTTTTTGTTTGGTTTCCAGATGGCGCAATCTTACTGAACCTTGCTAAAACGTGCAATTAAAAATAGGAAATATTAAAAGCCTTACAAAAGGAAACCTTCCAACATGCTCGAACAAGACATTTCAATTTATCGTGGTGATGACACCGCTGTTACGTTTACTATCACAGATTCAACCAACAGACCATACGACCTTTCCTCTTACGCAGTAACCATGCTTATCAAAGCAAAAGGCAACGACGCTTACCTTTTGAAAGAAGGCTCTGGTATTGATGTCCGTGGCAACCAAATCGCTGTTCTCTTTTCTCATGCTTTAACTAAAGACTGGAAATTCAGAACAGCCATTTATGACATTCAGATAGTGGATTCAGAAGGGCTTTACAAAACAGTTGTAAAAGGCAACATTGAAGTTGAAATGGATGTTACGCCATGAGCCAACGCCTTTACAAGAAAGCACCATTACCGTTTATAGGGCAAAAGAAAAACTTCCAAAAACACTTCATTGAAGTTCTTGAAAAGAATATAGAAGGCGATGGTGAAGGCTGGACTATCGTCGATGTCTTTGGTGGTTCTGGGCTTTTAGCGCATACAGCTAAGAGAATAAAGCCTAAAGCCAAAGTTATCTACAATGATTTTGATGGCTATGCAGAAAGGCTTAAAGGCATTGCTGATACAAACCGTTTAAGGGAAATGCTTTTTGAAGTTGTAACAACCCGCAAGAAAGATACCAGATTATCCGAAGATGAAAGACAGCAAGTAATAGACATCGTTAAGAACTTTGATGGTTACAAAGACATTGTTTGCCTTAATAACTGGTTTTTGTTTGTGGGCAGAAACGCTAATGATTTAGAAGGCTTTTATGATTATGCTGATTTCTGGAAAAGAATATCTTCTAGAAACTATGAAATTGCCGATGATTACTTGGATGGTTTAGAAATCACACATTCGTCATTCCAAGAACTCATGCCAATGTATTCAGGCAAAGAAAAATGCCTTCTGTTACTTGACCCGCCTTATGTGAATACACAGCAGCATCGTTACAAAGGGCAATTTGGTTTAGTTGATTTCCTGAAGATGATGAGCCTTGTTGATAAGCCTTTCGTTCTGTTCTCATCAGACAAGTCTGAAATCATTGAATACCTTGAATATGTAACTTCAGAAAAGATTGGCAATTATCAAAACTTTGAAGGTTACAAATACAAAACTATTGAGACAACATTCAATAAAGATTCTACTTACAAAGACAATATGGTCTGGCTCTTTAAGTAGAAGCTAAGGGAAGGGAAAAGAAATAATGAGTTACTTAAATGCACCAACAAACAAAGAATATCTTGTAAGAATGGCTTACGGTGGAGCTAGTGTTCCGGGAAAATCAGCATATGAAATTGCTAGGGAACATGGCTTTACCGGAAGCGAGACAGAATGGCTGGAAAGCCTGAAAGGTGGGAATGGCGGTAATGGAAGCGCGCCAATCCTTACCGATTTAGACGCTGAAGAAATTCTCAAAGCGTATAGACAAGCTGCTTCCTAACATTTGATAAGGAAAAACACGAATGGCAACATTGAAAGACACCCTTAAAAAACTTGGTCAAGCCTTTGGCGCTGACATTAAAAGCCTTAAAGACAGCACTGGCAAACTGGACACCCTTGCGCAAGACTTTAAAGACAGCGGCACTGCTGGTTCTCTGGTATCTGCTATCAACTTCGTGCTTGGTAAAGCCCAAGCAGCTAGCAGCACTGGCGGCGCGCAAATTGCTGATGACGCTAAATCCGCTGATAAAACCTATTCTTCTAACAAAATTGAAGAACTGGTTAGCAAGGCTACTGAAATCAGTGAAACCGACAGCACTGAAATCCTGAAAGCCTATACTGATGCCCGCGACGGCGTTAGCCCGTAAGCCCTAGAAGATTAAGGGAAATAAAAAGCCGCCTGAAATATGGCGGCTTTCTTATTAGTGTAGTTTAATTGGCGTTACGGTGGGGTGTTACTTCACAAAGCGAGTTGATGATAAAATCATGATATTCTTTGCTGCCCGGTTCATTACCAACTTCTTCTTTAGTGAAGCGAACAACAGCGACTTCCAAGTCATCATAATCTGCTAGCCACACGCCATCATATTCATGGTCATCGCCAGTTAGCAGCATGACAGAAAAATCATAATCTGAATCTAAATCTGAATATTTGCCATATGGCTCTAAAGCCACATAAACAGGGTCATCACAAACGAAATCATGGGGAACTACAAAATTCCCGTACTTAGTTTCAACAGTTACAGTTTCTGTTGTGTTGATAAGTTTAATAATTTCCATTATACATTCCTCCAAGCCAGATAGAAATCCTTAACAGCGTTACAGAACTCATGAATCTCAACAGTTTGTTTTGACCATGGCAGTTTCTTTTCCATGATGCCAAGGGGCTTGTTAGCAGCGCCATCCCAGCACGGATAGAACAGCAAACCATCAGCGTTTGCTACTACAGTCATAAAGCCATTTACGAAGAGAACATCATCATTCCGAAGAATGATTCGCATGTAGGAATCATGGAAGTAATTGTCATCAACAGTAAGCAAAGCATCATTTTCATCAACAACCCATCCAATATCAACATTCTGAATATCAACACCTTCAAAGTTATCCCTGAAAACAGTTTTAATGAAGGAATTGAAGAATGATTTATTCGGGTTAATCATTTTAGCTTTGGTTTTCAGATTAACTAAAGCTTCTTGGATGGAATGGCTAGTTAATGGTTCGTTGTAGTCTTCGTTCAAGTACATTTAAATTACTCCTTTTCGTTATCAAATCTGCCAATTAAATCAGTATGGGCTTCTAAAAGATTAACATAATAATCATTGGCTTCTTGAAGTTTATCCTGAAGTTCATCAATGGTGTTCTGAAGCTCAAGCCGTTCAAGTTCGTGTTTTTTATCTTTTTCTTTGGCGGTGATTTTGGCTTCGTGAAGTTTGGCTCTGATTTCCCGAAGTTCACATTCTTGTTCTGCTACGTTTTGATTGGCTTCGTCAACTTCATCTTCCAAGTTTTGAATATAAGAATCTTGCTGTTCAAGTTCTTCTTCCAAAGCCTCAATGGTTTCTTTTTTAATAGCAATTTCTTTCCGAAGTTCAATGATTTCATATTTCAAATCAAGAATTTCTTGGCGTTCATTTCCTTTTTCAAATGGCATAACGGCAGTTTCTCCTAATAATCTTCATCACTTGATTTGCTATTGGCGTATTCAAGGTCGGCTTCTAAATCACGTATAACAGAATCTTGATACTTAAGGTCTTTTTCTAACATTGTGATGTATTCGTCTTTATTCGTAATCTGTTCTTTCAACGCCAGATTTTCTTGTTCCAAAAACATAATTTCGCGTTTCAAATCAACAATTTCTTGGCGCATGGCGTCTGTTGTGGTTATTAGCATAGGGGCGGTCTCCTTTTAAACAGTTGAATCCATTAAATCATGCCGCAGCGTATTCATATTGCGAAAGCATGAACTTGCCAAGCAGCTTAGAAAACTTAATAATATCATCAAATGAGTTATGGCTTGATTGCAAGTATTCAACGTCAACACTGCCATCATTAAAAGTAACTGGTATTTGCTCAGTTACAATTCCCCTGTCAGTATCAACCAGAAGCGTGTAAAATCCTAACTTGTAAATCATTCTATTGATTTCATTGAAGAAACAAATCTCAAACTGGGTTTTGCCAATATTCCCAAAAGTGTAGTAAGTTTCATTGACATAATTGACCACTTTTTCAATAGTGAAATCTTCATATTCAAGAATTTCTGTTGCGGTAGCAGCAACAAAACATGAAAACACAGAAGGCTTCATTGTTTTGATTTCGTCAGTAATCTGGTCAATAGTGATTCTTTCAGGCAAACGGTTTACAAGAGTAGGGAAAATGATTTCAACAAGGCTTTCCTCATACCATTCATTGACTTTATCTTCCTTAATGTTCATGACGGCAATGCTAGCCATTTCTTTAGCTGCGCCATCAGGAACATTAACCAGTTTCCAATCACCATCTATAAGTTCTGGCTTTCTGTTAAAGATACGTACAAAGCCTTCATGATTCAAAGCTGCCCATTTAGCCCATTTCAGGTAAACAGTTGGAACAGGAATGATGTAGCCGTGGAAATCAATATTAGCAACAGCGTGCAGGTTTAACATTTTGAATAACTCCTTAATTTTGTTAAGAAAATTTGAAAAATCATGAAAATGATTGAAAAATTTTGAAAATTTCCGAAATTAAACGAAGAAAAACCGGAATACCATGCCGCATAGCAGTTCCCATGGTGGTTCGCCTAGCGCATCCCTAGCAGTTCTCATAGCAGATTCTCAAACTATAACATTTATCATTTTCATGGCGTTGATAACAGGTATCAATTTCAAGAGAATGATAGAGATTATCATTTTCATGGAAGTGATAGCAATTATCATTTATATGAGATTGGAATTGATAACATTTATCAAAACCTTTCTTCTTTCTAGGAAAGCCTTTGTTCTTGTTCTTTGTAGCTTTCCTATTTCTTTGCGGTAGCAGGATTTTGTTCTTGTTCTTTGTATCCTGTTCCCACTTTCTTCTTCTTTTCTCTTTGCTTGTTATCATCTAGCAAGCGTCAATGATAACAGGCAAAGGCTAATGGTTAAAGGTTATGTATCAGCCGCGCGCCAGCCAATACGCTTCCGAAACAGTTAAAACCTTTCTACGGTTTACTTTCTCGCGCCTTCACCACAATATTGCGGTTCTTGCATTTGATTGTATTCCGTGTTATGGCTTTTCCTTTTCGTTGTGCGCATTATATGCCGCCTAGTTTTTAGCGTTGGTTAAATCGGCGCAATATTGTTTTAAGCCATTTGTAAGGCTTTGAAGGATAAAGGAAAAGCTAGAATGCAAGGCTCTGGAAACTGGCTTCCTGAATGGCTTTCTAAGCGCTTAAAACAGGGCAGGGAATAGGAAGGCTAAAGGTAAGACAATTTAACGCCTTAGAAGGCGATTGGTGAAGACTATATTATTGTATAAAATCAAAGACTTATGGATTTTAGAAGACAAAAGAAAAGGCGGCATCATTGCCGCCCTTGTTCTTGTCTTTCCGCCTGTAGCTACCTTTGCCTTTCCTAGCTTGTACAATCCTTTGCTTGTATGCGCCGGAAAGCAATAAATCGCGGTTTAGCGTTCTTTTATTAGCCATAATGCGCTCCATTAGTGAATGATTAAAAGGCTAGGTTTTCCTAGCCTCTTATATTGTTCCAGTCTTTCAATGTTTCGATTGCTAATGAATCAAGGTTATTTGTGTAAGGTATATTCTGGCGCAGATAGCGTCTGAAATAATTATCCGAAATGGCAACGCTCATGGTTTTAGTGCCGTCTGTATGGCTTATTTCAAAGACGTCTAACGACCATCCATATTCATTGCTATTTATTGTCTTCAAATGATAGCGTTGCCAGCCGTCATAGATTGCAACAACGCCTATCCACGCCAGCTTTTCGCGTTTACTGATATTACCAACACGCTCAAAGCGGTAGTCTGTAGCATTGGCTTCTTAAATTTTCTGTAACATGGTTTTCATGGTTTTGCCCTCATTGGTTTGATGGAATAGGCGCATTATAGCTATTCCATGGAAAGAAGCAAGCGCTTTTTCTACTTTTTCGCTTTCTTATTGTTTTCTAAGGAAAATTAAAAAGCGCCTGTATTAGGCGCTTTTTCTGTTTGTTAGAAAGGCTATGCTCCAAAGAAGCCCGCAACGCGAAAGGCATTGATAAACCGCATTTCAAAGGAAAGCTCCAGCAAGTCTTTTTCCAATCCTTTTTCCTTCGCTTTGTTGTAAATGGCGAGCCAGTCTTCTTTATCCCTGTTTTCTGATTTACTGTAATAGTTTTTATCTAAATCTTCAACGTCAAGTGCCGCGTTCAATCCTTTTCTTTCCCATTTAATCTTCAATTCATGCAAGGCATTTTGGACAGCGCTCTTAAAATCGCTTCCATATTCTTTCCGCTTATTAAAATGCAAATAGAATAGTTTATTAGCATCATGAGAAGGTATATAAGGAAACTTCATAGCAAAACCGCTGTTAATGAAACCAGCTAATTTTTGTTTTCTTTCATCGGCGAAAATGGTTTTAGCAATATGGAATGGTAGCAAATAACTCTCAATTTTCCAAAGCAATAATTGTGCGTTGGTTTCATTAAGCGCCAATGATAGGCGTTTTAATTGTTCTTCGCTTATATACAGATAACCTATTCCCGGATAAATCAGAATCTTGCTACTGTAATCGTTCATTGTTTTATCGCGGTATTCCTTAAGCTGTTTAGTAATATCCGCAGAATGTTTATTGCAATATTCGGCAAACGCTTTCTTACTCATGAAAGGATATTCTTTGAAGAATTTTCCTTTTTCATTTTCTGATACCGCCTTCATGAAAAATTCGATGAATGGCGTAATAAATTCCCAATGAAGAAAACCTGTAGCTGATTCGGTAAAGTAAAAGGTAAAGGTTTCGCCCAATTCTTCGATTTTAATAATGCGCTTTTTAGTTTCCATTTTGGTTTCTCCTTTCAGGCAAGGTTCGCAAATATAAGGCTTTCTAAACCAGCAATCGCCAGATTAAATTTTGCTGTATGTTTAGCGTCATGATACTTTTTGGCGCTAAATTGTTTTTCGTAGCGGCTCAATAATGCCTTGCGCTTTTCTTTCTTGTTCTTTAGCGCTTTCAGTAATTCAGCTTGCGTTTCCCAATTAAGCGGCAATGAATCAGGTACAAAGAAGATAGCCTCAATGGAATAAGCGCCACCTGATTGAAGATTGGAAAATTTAACGTAAATTTTTTGCCCGTTTTCTTTGGCGTATTCTTCAACAATCGTTTTCAGGTTTTCACGCCACAATTTAGAATCCCTTTGCTTTTGGAATGAAAGCCAGCTTTTCGGGAAAGTCTTAAATTCTGGAATGTTAATAGCTAAAGATTGCGCAATGTTTTGGGTTTTATGCGGAAGGATATAGTTTACGGTTTCGCCGCTGATAAGTAGCTTTTTCATGGTTTTCCTTTACAGTTTACGGTTTTGGATTGTGGCGGCAAATGCAAAGATTGAAAACATTTGCCGCGGTTTCTGTTATATGGCTTAATCGTCGCTTTCTTCTTTAGCTTCAATAAGCGCGTCGTACAATTCAGCCAACAATGCCCTGTTAGAATTGCATTGCTCAATCAATTCATCACTAACATTATCGTCAAGCCAATTTTCAACGCTCAATACATAGTAATCATTATGTAAGTCTGGCGCATTTTGTTCTGAACAATCAGGATATGGCGCGTAATCAATTTCCATGTATTCCGCTATTTGTTCCGGCGTAGCGTCATAAGGCATCATGTAGCAAGGATTTTCAACAACAAAGAAGAACATTGCCAATTCGCTGATAACATCGCTTCTGTCTTCTAATGCTGCTAAAACCCATTCATGCAAATATGGCTTTGCTGATTCTGGAATTTCAATGTAAATGGTATCGTCACAAACAAGCCATTCAGGAAAGAATCTTTCTTTAGTGTTTGAAGGATAGTTTTTATCTTTCAAAATGGCATATAAAACATCACTTGCAAACATTTTGCGCAAAGCGTAAGCGTATTTTGACCAGTCTAAATCTTCATTCTGCCCGCAATATTCATCAAGGGCGTTTTGTACATTTTCTGGAATAGCAGCGCCATTTGCTATGCCTTCATGAGCAATCTGCCATGCGTAATCATTTTGTGTATCTATTGCAAATGTTGCTATGGATTCAGCGCGGCAATAGCCAGTAATATCAGGCAAGCGGATTGTAAAGAGTACGGGTTCTTTTGTATTCATGGTTTTACCTTTTAGATTTTGTTTGCAAAGGCGTAAAGCTGAAATATTACAGGGAAAGCGCGCTTTGCTTGTTTCCTTATGGCTCATTATAGCAATTTTTGAAAGAATGTAAAGCGGTTTTTCAAAAATTTACTAAATGGCTAATTCTATTAGGCTTTTAACATTTATCAAGATAGCAAATAAAAAGGCATAGAAGATAAATGTTAAACAGGCATATTGGATAATCTGAAACCTTAATAATGAGGGCGCTTTGTCTGGCGTTCTTCTTTCTCTTCTTCGCATTTGCGCTCCCATTTCTTAGCCTGTTTGCGGCTTGAAAACCGTGTTACGTTGTTTTCTTTCCCATATTGTTGAAACGTCATTTTATTGCTCCTTTAATCTTTATCGGCTGGCATTAAAGCGGTTTTGATAATCTCTTTAATGAAGTACACCAATTTCTTATCTTTATCAATTTCCTTTTGCATTTCTCTAGGAAACAGCTTTATATTCATTTCTACCAATTCGCCCCATAAATCGGAATATGGTTCAAAAAATGATGAAACCTTAAAAGTATCTTTTTCGGCATCGTATTTAAATTCATATCCAAAATTCCGATTGAAAGAAATCGTAAGGTTTTCTTTCGTTATCCATATATTATTTGTTCGCGCCGAAACAAAGGTTTCTCCATCGCATTCTTTACCAGAATCATGTTTGATTACCATTGCCGCATAAATTAAACATTTCAAGGTTTTGCTCTTATGTTTATCGTAAGCAATGCACATATTGGTTTCTAAATTATAAGCGGTATAGTGTTTTTCCATTTGTTCACCTTAGGTTTATGGTAAACGTAAAAGCGGGTTATTCCGTGAAAGACGTTTACCTTTGTTTCATTCTGGATAGTTTAGCGGGTTAATTATTCGTAGTTAAGGCTTTCTTTAACATTTTCTTCGAGCCATTCTCTCGCTTTTTCCGCCAATAATTCACGTTCGCTTTGGTAATATGGCAGGTTTCTTTCATCTTTCATAATAGCCGCGCAGATTTTGTTAATCACGGATTCTTTAATGTCTTTATCCCAATAAAGATATTCATCTTCGATACATTCACTAACATGAATTTCCCAATTTACCTCGCCGCCTATTTCCATTTCAAATGTGCCAGAAATGGGTGAATCATAGAAAATATGTTCTACATACTTAGAATTTATGAAAGAAAATTCTTTTTGAGCGGCATCATTGTAAAACAAAACATCAATTATATCGCCTTGTCTATAACCAACAGCGCGAAATCCGTTTAATTCATTGATAAGATTGTATTCACCCGCCAACATATTAACGTAATCTTTCGCTTTTACATTGGCGAGGTCGGATAGCATCAATTCTATTTCTTCTTTGCTTTCTTCGTATTCTTCTTTTGTGTATTCATCTTCGTCTATTCCATTTTCTGAAACGAATGTAACACAATCAGCTAAAGAATACGGATTAGATTTATAATTTATTACTTGCCCCGCCGAAAAGCAATTTTCATAAGCATCATATCTAAGCCATTCTTCAATCAATTTATACGGATTTTTCTTAAATTCAGCAATCTGATAATCGTTATAATGTTTTTCATATTGCGCATCTTCATTGGTGAAAATGACTAATGCTGTTAAATCGCGTCTGCTATTATAAATTTCAATCATAGGCGTTTCGCTCATAAAATCATCATAATAAATCCGCGCTAAATCTAAATCATAGCGGAAAGATTGGTCGAAAGTAACAGCAACGTCGGTTTTGTAAGGTAAAGTTTTCATGGTATTTCCCTGTTTTATAGCAAGCGTAAAAGCGGTTTATTCCGTGAAAATGCGCTTGCCTTTGTTTCAATGTTTGTGTAGTTTATCAGGATACTTATTCGGTATCAAGTGTTTCGCCTAAATTTTCTTCGAGCCATTTGCGTGCTAAATCTGCTAATTGCACGCGGTCGGATTCTGAATACGGCAATTCTTCGGTGTTATCTTCGTAAATATCCTTACAGATTTTTGTAATAATATCTTTTTTTACTTCGCCATTCCATTCTATATAGTTATCGTCAATATAATCCAGAAGAAATGCGCTCCAATCCGTGCCGTCGCCTAATACCATTTCAAAGCAGCCGGAAAGCGGGCGCTCATAGAAAACTTGTCTAATATATTCTCTGCTAATATATTTGAAAGCTCTCCATGCGGCTGTATCATAAAAATAAACATCAACGCATTGCCCTCTGGAGTTACCTTTTACTCTAAATCCTGTTAATTCATTAACGGTAGTTTCTTCATCATGAATCATGTTTACATAATTTTGTGCCGTTACTTTAGAAAGGTCTGATAGCATAATATCTAACTTTTCCTTACATTCTTTATACTTTTCCGGCGTATAATATTCATTATCATAACCATGCGCTTCAACGTATGAAACACATTCATCAATATAGTTTCTTTCGCGTATAGTACGGAAAACTATGTTTTCGCAAAAATCATACGCATAAGCGTCATACCGCTGCCATTCTTTAATCAGCGCAAGCGGTTTTTTCTTAAATTCCGCAATCTGTTCATCAGTATAGCGCCTTTCGTGTTTTGCTTCTTCCGTAGCAAAAATTATCATTTCCTGAATGCCACCTAATCCATATTCCAAAGTAAGTAACGGCACGTCTTCCATAAAATCGTCGTAAAAATCTTTAGCTAATTTTTTATCATAACGAAATGTATGCTTGAAGGAAACAGCTATTTCAGTTTTAACAGGTAAAGGTAAAATGTTCATGGGTTGTCTCTTTAGATTTTGTTTGCAAAGGCGTAAAGCTGAAATATTACAGGGAAAGCGCGCTTTGCTTGTTTCCTTATGTGCATATTATAGCAATTTTTGAAAGAATGTAAAGCGGTTTTTCAAAAATTTTACTAAGCGCTTATTACCAAAAGGATTTATTCCTCATAGTCACAACAATCGGCAGGCATTAAAGCGGTCTTGATAATCGCTTTAATATAGCGCGGTAAATAAACATCGCTGTCTATTTCATTTTGCATTTCTTCATGAAATGGCGTAACTTCTATTGTTGCCAATTCCGCTCCTAAACCGGAATATGGATTAACAAATGATGAAACCTTAAAAGTATCATTTTCGGCATCATACAAAAATTCATAACCAAAATTCCTATTAAAAGAAACAGTAAGGCTTTCCTTCTTAACCCATATGTTAACGGTGTCTTTTCGTTGCGCCGAAACAAAGTTTTCACTATCACATTCTTTATCAGCATCGAACCTAACAGCCATTGCCGCGTATATTAAACATTTTGCCGTTTTTTGATTCTTTTTGCTTAAAGCTAGGCGCAAGCTATTTTCTAAATTATAAGCGGTAATATACTTTTTCATTTCATTGCTCCCAATAACCTAAAATTGTTACCAATGCACCATGCCCAATGAATAGCCAATTAGCAAACAGAATGCTGCTAGGATGCTGAATAAAACGGCTGTTTGTAATCTTTCCATTGTTTTCTCTCTTTTTGTGTTTTGATTTTTTTGCAAAATTCCAGAAAAATTCAAAGAAAAATTTTCCAAAATTTTGCTAATTCTTTTATACTTCAATGAAACCAACGTGGCGGAAAACCGCAGTTTTCACAACGTTGCCTTCCGCATCGGTAGTTTCTACCGATTCGCGCTGTGTAAAGGAATACAATACCTTGAAACCTTTTTCCTTTAATGCGGTTTCAAGCGCGGGCATTAAATAAGGCGCGCCTCCAATCATCACTGAATCACCCATTTCAGTATGCGCCAGATTGGCGATAATATCAGCACGCTCCAAAATTTCCGCTTGTGAAGGCAATGCGTTAAACGTCAAAGCCATTCTAAGCGCACCAATTTTATCAGCGGGCATATCGTAAACGCCTTCCGCCTTTTGTTCTGCGGTAGCATTATGTTGTGTAAGATTCAGAATCTTTTTCATGGTTTCTCTCTGGTTTTTGTTTACGGCGGCGCGGTTTACGCCGCCGGAATGATGTTTATAGGCGCTTATTAAATGAAATAAGCTACACGTTTACCATCTTCTATGCCTGCCCAAAGAAAACAGCCTTCTTCACTAGCTTTTTCTTCTAAAGCGGCAAGTATAGCATCTTCATCGGCGTTTCCATCTTCGTCGTAATCTTCTTCGTCAATGGCGTCTTCTTCTAAATCGTCTTCGTCTATTTGCTGTATATCACAGCATAAGCCAATGACGTCTAGCTTAAACGGGCTTTCTTCGGTGTAGCAAGCATCAAAAAAATCAATAAGCGCTTCATAAACCGCAAACGGATATTGGTCACGGTCATAAGACGCAAACTCGTCTCTTAATTCGGTAGCAGAATCAATAGATTTTACAATAGTAGCCATAATTTTACTCTCTTTTTGTGGTTATTCTTTTGCGAAATGCTAGGCGATAACCTGTTTCCTTTTGTTGTGGCGCATTATAGCGCCTTCTAGAATTTTTGCAAGTCTTTTTCAAAAATTTTCTGAAAAATCGTGCAAGCGCTTGTTTTTGCTTGATGCTTAGTAAGTATCACGCAAAGCGATTGACCATGCCTCTCTGGCGTCATACCATTCACGATTCAAACGCTCAATAGTTTCTTCATCGTTTTGCAAGTCTACCGCTTCCCAATAAGCGCGTTTAGCTTCATCAGCAATCGCTTCAAGGGCTTTTGCTTTTGCAATGGCTTGTTCTTTGTTCATATTTGTTCCGGTTTGGTTTGGTTTGGTTTGTTGTGGTTCTTTGCCTTTGGGCTGTTTCCCGTTGGCATGTGCGCATTATAGCCTATTCGCCGACCAACGCAAGCGCTTTTTCGCATTCTTTTCTTCTTTTTTCGTTTGTCTTTGTTTTTATTGAGTTTTTAGTTTTGCTATCCGCAGACTTTCTTGTAAGTCTTTGATTTTATTAAATGCCACATTGCTCCATAGCGCCTATATATAAGGACAAACGCTCGACTACAGCATTTACCGATGTTTGTCAATAGCTGTTTTATGTTTTCGGTTTTACCAATCATCGCGCCTATAACATAGGCTTTGCTGTTTGTCAATACTTGTTTTGCGGATTGTTTTATGATTGGCTCATGGATAGCAGCCACAATTTAACGGCGTTGTCAATTAACGTTTTGTAATTTACATTTTGCTTTGTTTGTGGTTGGCGTGTTATCAGCATTTCCGCGCTATATAACACAATCCGCGAGAAATTTCTATTAACTATATGTTAATCAAAAAGGGCTTGCATTTCTGATTTTTAACCATCGCAATTTTTCGCCTCGCCTACAATGCGCCCCATAACGCGGATAGATATTGCACTTGCATTTTTGCCCGCCCTGTGTTTATCAATTAGGCTATATTCGTTACTGTATCCAATTGGCGCTTATAGCTTATGGTGATAGCAGCAAGCCGACAATTTATAAGACAAGTATAATATCGGTTCTATAATAAATGGATTACTTAGTTTTCTGGCTATTATAACACTTTGTTACAATAGCTACCTGAGACCCCTAACGTTTGCAAGCTATCCATGCCCTTTGAGAATCGTTATCAGATAGGTTTCAGGTACATGAGAATGAATCCCATTCCAAATATCAAGAGGGAATGGGAGGGTTCTCAATAGGAAAACTAAGGTAGGAATGCGGCATGGGAGGAGTCGGCACCCCTAAAGCACGTGTTTTTGAATTTTTTCAGAAAATTTTCAAAATTTTTAAAAGTTTTTCAGGCGTTTTCAAAATTATTCGGAAGTTTTTAGAAGCGTCTACCGTAGCACCTTATCATCTTAATCATTAAAGCCCTCTTGATTGAGGGCTTTTCTGTTATTAAACCAAGGCTTCTAAATCGCGTTTTAAGGCTTTATATTAGAATTTACTAATATACATAAGTTATTGATTTTATTGAAGATGTTAATTTTGACTAAAATCCGAATGGTAACCTACTGGGTATGAGTTTTAACGCCTTAGAAAGCCATTCAGGCGGTTTTAGAGGCATTTTAGGGCTTGTACCAATCATCTTTCGCCACATCATAAACAAAGCCAAGTTTGCTCAATTTATCCCGCCATCTGTCGGCTTGTTTATAATCTTCCATTGACCTATAGCCTCTAATGCTATGCACATATCCTTCAGCCATATCGTAAAGAACCTTCAGTTTCATTCGTTTAATTTCCCAGTCTTCTCTTGGCTTTTTCTTTGAATGAAACGAAGGATATGCGGCGAAGAACCAATGCGTGCTGCTAACCAGCATATCCGTTTTACCACTTAGCTCTTTATAAACTTCATTAGGAAGGATTGGAATGACTACAGCGCGCCCGTCATTGTTGTAGTAGCCTCGCTGCAACTGGGCTTTGCCAAATGTTTCATTATTCATAGTAAGCTCCTTTTGAATGCTGTAAAGGCATTATAACTGACCTGCCTGCCCCTTTCACTTAAAGTTCTGTAAATGTGGCTTTCAACAAATAGTTCAATAAAACAATAACTTAAAGTAAATCTTGTATGGACGCTGTGCTTTCATTTCTTGCCAATCTAACCCTTGACAAAGCCTTTTCAGTAGGGCTTACTGTCATTCTTGCTTTCATTCTACTGAAAGCTATTCATGGTTTGGATTTGGCGGAAATGTTTGAATCCCACGGAAGCGGGAAAATCAGCCATACTAAATTTTGGAGCAATATAGCATACTTGGTAGGCACGATTTCATTTATAAAGATTAACTTTTCCGAGCACCCGCCAGAATATTTGCCTGAACTTTGGCTCTTCTTTCTAGGCGTTATTGGTGGCAATTCCGCTGTAAGTAAATGGATAAGCCTTAAGTACGCTAATAACAAAGGGCGTTACGATGATGACGATTACTACGGCAGAGGGCGGATGTATTCGGCTTGGCGTGATGAGAATGTAAATGGCGATGGTGAAGCTAGTAAAGAAAGCGAAGACGAAGCCATCCAAAAGGCACTTGCTAGAAGCATGCCTAATAAAGATGAAGCGGGCGATTAAGCCCGCTTTCTTTTATTCATCTTGTTCTTGTTCTATCACTTCTTCAGTAAGGCTAACGGCAACTTGGTAATGAAGCCACAGTTCATTTGCCTCATGAACAAACTTATAACCCTTATAAAGCACTTTGAAATCTTCTCTGATAATATCAAAATCTGGCAAGAAATCAAGAACTAAGGTATCAGCGTCTTTGATTTTTCTGAAGTTGATTTCATCCCTATCAACGCAAACGTAGAAGGCGTTTTGCGTGATGGGTATAATGCTCTTAATGATTTTAGAACCAATCGTCAATGTGCCATTTTCTTCCTGCTTATAACCAGAAAGCACACTAAAAATGTTTTTCTTTACAGTATTCAAATTACCTCACTCCTTCTTGTCCAGTTATGACCTTCTGATTTGTAGAGTTTAACTCTTTCCTGCCCGTGCCTATAGCCCCATCCGTAAGAATCAACGTAATCCAGAATATAGGCTTTGTCTTTGCCTTTACAGTTTCTTATGGTTCTTCCTAATGCCTGAATCAATGAAACTTCAGCTTTCATAGGCTGTGCTAGTGCTAGAACTCTTAGATTTGGCGCGTTTACACCAGTTGCCATTGTTTTGTAAGAAGCAACAACAATGGTGTTTTCACCCTCAGCGAACATGTCTTTAATACGGATTCTTTCATCCGCTGAAACTTCACCATCAACATATTCTACGTTAATGTTAAGCCCTTTTTCATTAACTTGTCGTTTGATTTCTTCGTAAAGTTTAGCGCCATATGCCCTTCTAATGAAAAGTGCAATGGTGTTTGTTTGTTTACTGATTAAATCATTGGCTACGTATTCTAAGCGCTTTTTGTCATTAGCGTAGTAAGACTGGAAGTCCGCATATTCATCAAATGTTGGTCTAAATGTATGTTTTAACGTAACAATTTCGATATTAACTGGCGTTGCTTGCCCATTTTCAATGAGTTCTTTGGCTTTGATGATAGGCAGAATGTCAGAAAACAGCTTTAACGTGTTCAGACGGGATTCTTTGTTAGAAGGCAAAGAGCCAGTCATACCAAAGATATACTGGGCATGCCAACATTTCTCAAGGATTGCAGTTATTGATGGCGTTGTTGCCTTATGCCCTTCGTCAATGATTACACAGTCAAACTGCTTGAAGTATTCATCTTCTTCTTTCATGGAAGCATAAGTTGAAATGAATATCAAGCCAGATTCATCGTACTTTGAATCTTTTGATTTGCCATGAATAGCCTTGATTTTATCTTTCCAGAACTTCTCTTTCTTGGTGTAGGAAAGGAAATCTGATTTTAGCTGTTCAACCAGTGTTACAGAATCCGTAATAATCAAGACTTTCTTTAAGGGCGTTTCTTTGTCTTTGGCTTTCAGTTGTTCTCTCAAGAAAATGCCAGCTAAAGCATAAATGATGAATGACTTTCCGCCTGATGTAGCTATGGTGCAGAACAGGTTATTGCGATAAATGAATGATTTAATAGCTTTTTCTTGATGGGGATGTGGCTTGAAATTACCTTTGAAATCATCTTTCAAGAAGTTATTGTACGCTGTTTCAACCCATTCTTTATCATTGTGCTGGACAAGTTCCGGGTCAACGTTAAAGGTAAAGCCATTTGCTTTTAGCAGCTTTATCAAGTCCCATACAAGTTTACAGGGCATTTTATAGCCCTGTTTATGAAACATTCTTTTTACTGGAACATAGCCAAATTTCTTTCTTTTCATTTCCTTGTTCTGTTCTACTTCGTAAGTGTAGTGTTCATAAAGGAAATCAATGAACTTCAATAGCCTTTTGTTTTTCAGGTCAAACTTCAGCTTTAGCGTCCAGTCATCGGTTTTTATAATATCAAAATCTTTTGGTTCAGCCACTTAATAGCCTCCATTCTGGAATTTCTGATAGTCAATAGCGTTCTTGATGTAAAAACCGCGTGATGAAATTTGTTTCAGGAAATCTTCTACTTGTTTCAGGATAGCTTCAGCTTGTCTTACTCGCTTGAAAAGCTGGTTGTATTCATCATCGCCTTTGATGTAAGTATCAACATCAGTTTTAAGCACTTTAATCTTCTTGGGCTTTTCCTTGTACACTTCATCATCAGCTTTGCCTAAGTAATAATCAGAAAGCCTTAGCTTGGTTTTGTTCTGTTCTTCATACAGTTCAGCTAGCTGCATTTCAAGGTCGTAGCGAATGTTGGCGTACTTGGTATAAAGAGATGGTGTACGCAATGATTCATGGGAAAGTTCGGTTTCATCAATGTTGGCGTCTTTAGCCATCATTACCTGTAATTCTTTAATGTTCAATTTTTTACTCCTGATTTGTAAAGATAGAAATGCGTGTCAAATAGTTCTTGGCGAAGTTCGCCATTAGTAACAGCCGTGATTCCATCAGCATTGCATTTTAGAACAAAGGCTTCAACGTCGCTATTAACAAGTGGGAATATTACTACCTGAACAAAGCCATTTTTGTTGTATTCCTGCTTGGAAAAGTAAACCTTGACCTTGCCAATCAAGTGTTTGTAAATGTCAATTAGCGTTTCAAGAAGTGGCATGACTTTTAAGAACACATTTTTGTTTTCATTTTGTTCTCTGAAGATGCCCCTTAATTCGATAAAAGCCTTGTTAAGCTGGCTATCTGGCAGGATTATGGTGTCAAAGATGTTTGAAGTAACGAACGCATTGTTATCTTGCCCAAATGAAACGAGAAGTTGCTTTACATCAGTTCCAGTACCGGAAGGCTGCGCATAGAACGCTTTTGGCGTGATGGTAAACGTACCAACTGGCATCTCGTCCAGAACGACACCAAGTTGCGCCCCGAATTTATCAAAGGAAACAAACTCTTTCTTCTTGGCTACGAGTTGAATGTAGAAAAAGATTTCTTCGTAAGTTTTAACTTCAACGAATGAATACTGTTCCTCGTAACTATAACGAATAAGAAAATGGTCTTCATAAACTGCAATCTTAACTACCCCGCCAGATTTATCTGATTTTTGGGTAAAGTGAATATCCACAAAGTCTTGGTCATTGAAAAAGGTAAGGTAAACCTTGCCATCTGATTTTGGCACGATTTGTTTAGCCAGCTTCAGGGCTTTATGGATTTCTGGCTTGGATGGCTTAAGCTTTTCTTCCTTAACAAGTTCTTTTACTTTCTTGAAATCCTTAGTAATTGGTGCTGCTAATGATGGTGAAAAGACTTGATAGCCATCTTCATTACAGCCAATGATAATTTCATGTTCTCTTGCATCCAGCTTGATTAGCAAAACTGGCGTCTTGGTTAGCCGCCAGAATATGTAATTTGCAAAGTTCTTATTATAAAGCATTTTGGTAAGCTCCTTTTAGCGAATGTTTGCTGCAGCGAGAAGGATTTCAACAACTTTATCGGCAGGAATTTCTGTTCCAATATCATTGCTAAAGCGAATATCACCATGTTCGTCAAATACCGCCACAATAAGATTGCCTGCTTGAGCATTAACAGGAATCAAATTAAGCCAAATTCGCACCTTTCCGGTATCAGAATCAACAATTTTGGCGAGATTAAAGCTCTCAATGAACATTTCATAGCGCACAACTACTTCATATAAACGTTCAGCTTGAGCTAGTGGTTCTGGGTTAATCTTCGCTTCCTTACAAGAGAATGGAAGATTCTTGAAAAGTTTAGTGAACTTAGTCCATGATGTTGCGGCTTCTTTAGAGCCTGTTACATTATCCTGAAGTATGCCACTAACTCCTTTATTGAAGAAGATTAAGCTGCGGCTTTTTGCAACCGCATTGATAACGCCCCATCCACCATACATAACAAATTCAGGGAACGTTTTAGACAAGAGCCTAATCATTGGCGGAACATAAACTTTGCTGGAATATTTGTAGCTGGCATCTTCAGGACTTTGATGAACTTAATGATAAGTTTATCATAATTAACATCAATCATGTCTTGATAAAACTGAATGAACAGATTGCGGTCTTTATCACTTTTAATGATGAAGAACTCTTCGCCCACATAGCAGGAAATGCTGAAAAAATCTTGGTTAATTCTGATTTCTGTAACACTGCAATGTTCAACAATCATATTGTAAATGTAGCAACATTGCTTCACTGAAGGAAAATCATCAAGCGAAACAGCTTTTATGGCTTCTTTCTTTTGTTTGTATTCGTCTTTAATAGAAAGATTGCCATAAGGGCGGAAAGCGACCAGTGCGTGTTGTTTGTAAGGGCGGAAGTAAACATCGCCAGTATAAGCCCAACACAGGCTAGCTATGGTTTTCATATTGTTGGTATTCAGTTTCTTCATCTTTGTTCTCCTTTGTAGATAACGAATAGGGGGCATTATAACTATGCCCCTGTAAGATGCTGTTACTGGTTATTCACAAATTTCTGTAAAGCCCTTTATCTTCTTCAAGTGAATAGAAGAATGACAAAGGTCAAGAATGTCTTCAGCGTTAGGCGAAATGATGAAAGTGTTCTGATTGTCTTTGCTGTTTAGAATGTCAATGAAAGCCTTACAGCCCTGATAATCCATTGACGTATTGAAGATTTCATCCATAATTAACAGGTTCGTTTTAAGCCCTGCTTTCATGGCTGCTACTTCCCGCCAAGCTAACATGATTGAAAGGTCAACTCTTAGCTTCTCACCTTCGGAAAGTTGATAGAAAGAGAAGTTATCAAAGCCCCGTTTCTTGATGGTTTCCTTGAAGTCTTCATCAAAACTTACTGTAGCGAATAATCCTAATTGAGAAACATATTCATTTATAAGACTGTTGATAACTGGCAGATACTTCTTAATCACAATAGCCTTGATGCCGCCATCAGATAAAAGCCATAGTGTTTCCTTGTACACTTCTTGCTGTTCTTGCAAAAGGGCAAGACTAGTTTTATGGGCTTCTAGTGAAGTTTTAACTTCTTTCATCTTCTCTTTAAGCTCATTAACAGTCTTGTCTTCTTGTTTATTATTGGTTTGCTTAGTAATCCTGTCTAAGTCCCTGATAACAATAGACAATTTATCTTCATTGTCTCTAATGTTAAACAATACAGCTTCCAAGTTATTGATTTTGTTATCAATTTCTTCTTGTTGTGTAATCAGGTCTTCACATTTGCTGTTTAACTTGTCTTCTTTGTCTTTCAGTTCTTGGATAATGCCTTCTTGTTCTTCTTTAATAGACTGCTTATGGGCTTCTGTAATGGCTTGTTTGCAGGTTGGACAGGTTTCAGTGGTCTGAATGAAAGACAAGAACTGCTGCTGGTCTTTGAGTTTTTGTGCAAGTGAGAATTTGAAGGTTTCAATCTTTGAAATGCCAGCTTTCACTTCTTTGGCTTCTTGCTTCTTCCCATCGTATTCTTCTTTGTTAAATGAACTATTCAGCTTTTCCAAAGCCTGTTTAAGTTCATCCATTTCAGCCTTCTTAGAACTGATTTCTTCCTTGTTGGCTTCATCTAAGTTCTTCTTCAGCATTTTAACAGTTTCAAAGTGCTGCGCCAGAAGTTTTTCTTGCAAACGAATCTCATGTTCTTCATCAGAAATCTTGGCTTGTAGTGCTTTCTGATTCTCTTTGTGCTGCTCCAGCATCGCCCTGTAAACGGATGTGTTCAGGATGGATTCAACAAACTGGCGTCTTTTATCTAAAGGCAAAGAAATGAATGAAGTATAATCAGCCTTACCCATTGCAATGATTTGCTTAAACGTTGAATATGGCACTTCCAGCAGTTCTTCTTCAATGAAAGCCTGCTGTGTCATGGTTTGTGGCAATAATTCACCGTTTCTGGTAATCGTCAAGAACTGGGGCTTGTAGCCTCTGTGAATAATGTACTCATCATTGTTCTTTGAGAAAGTAAGCCTTACTTCCAATCCTTTTACGTTCTGATTGTTTACCAGTTCACCCAGTTTAATCTTCTTGTATGGTTTGTTGTAGAGGCAAAAGCAAAGGCTTTCCAGCATGAGTGAAGATTTAGAAGTGCCATTTTCACCATACACAACTGTTGTCTTGTGGCGGTTCAGGTCAACCGTAATGAACTCATCGCCAATAGTAGCCAAGTTCTTTACTTCTAAACGTTTGAAAAGTAACATAAATTCTCTCCTTTAAGGGCTTTCATCAGGAGACATATTATATAAGGCTCTGTAGGGCTTCTATTACGGATTGTAAATAGTCTTAAGTTTCAACCACTTAGCATTTCCACTATGAAACAAAAGCCTTTCTATCACGCCACTACCAGAAACCTTGTAGCTACCTTTGGCGCAATCTTCAATGACCTGCACATCAAGCTAGACCCTAATTCACCGGATTACAAAGTGCCATTACGCTTTGCTAACAGGGACAAGTTTCTTTCTGTTCTTATGGACGCGCCAGACCCGTATTCAAAGGTTAGCCAACGACAGTCTGTACACATGGCTTTTGATTTAACCGGAATGAACTACGCCAGTGAAAGAGCCAAGAACACCAACAACCTCATTACTTCATCTGAAAAGGATGAACGCAAAGTAATGTACACAAGAGTGCCTTATGACTTGTCTTTCTCATTGTTCATTGCTTCTAAAGACCTTGAACCTTCTTTGATGATATTAGAACAAATCCTGCCCATCTTCAGACCTGCATTAAACGTTACCATTGAAGAAGTGAAGGACTTTAACCTGAAAACGGATATTTCCATAGGGCTTAATTCTGTAAACCCCATGATGGAATATGAAGGTGATTACAGGGAGCAAAGAATCATCATGTGGGAATTACAGTTCACTATGAAGGCTTGGTACTACTGCCGCATTGACACGATAGAAAGAATTAAAGAAGTGATTGTTGATTTGTTTAGAAGTAAAGGTTCAGATAATCATAGTGGCGATGAATGGCTAGCCGAATACACAGCTATTGTTGAACCTAGAAATGCTCGCAAAGAAGACGAACATAATATTGTTGAAAAGTGGGAAGAAAAATGAGTGGCGTTGAAATTATTGAAGGGCAGTTATTAAACGAATTTGTCGATACATTAAATAAAACTAAACTGCCCCTATTGGAATCTATAAATTCTTCTCCTTCTGGAAGTAATGATTTGCCAATCGCTTTTAATCACGAAGACGAAGCCTTTAGGGAAGAAGTTGAAGCTAATATCAAGGAAGATTATAGAAAGGCTAGAAAGACCATTCAAAGCATTCTGGTGAATGTAAATGAACCATTTATAACTGCTGTTCAACAAGCTGTAGAAAGTGGCGACCCGAAGATGGTTTCTGCTTTGTCTTCTTTGATGGGAACGATTACCGCATCGAACATCAAACTGGTTGAACTTAGCCAGAAGATGAAGGACAACTTGTTTGTAGCTCCTGATGAGAATGATTCTTCTAATAGTTCTTCTGTTGGTGGCAGTAAGCAGGAAGTGAAGGAACAACACAACACGCAAATCAACTGCTACTTCCATGGTTCTACTGAAAGCTTAATTTCGCGGGCTTCTATGGATGATGCTGATGCCACTGGCTGATGCCTGATGTTCGTCTTTTTTTTATCTCATATCGAACTGGCTTCTGGGTAGCTTCTTCCAACAACATGATGTTCGTCTTTTTTTTATCTCATATCGAAGCCCATTGAAGGCTCTTTCGCCAGATGTTTGTTTTTTCTTTTTCTCAACATATGGACAATAAGATATGAGAGGCGGTAGTTATGATAGATATAAAAAAAACAAACATTTTGACTGTTAGAAGCCATCTGTAAGACCTCTTAAGAAGCTACTTGTGTCGATATGAGATAAAAAGACAAGCATCTAGCTTTGAAGCCACCTAGAAACCCTACTGTATAGGCATCTGACCTTATGGAAGCTGCCCAGAAGACAGTTTTGTATGAGATAAAAAAAAGACGAACATCCGAAGCCACCATAAGAATCTACTCAAGAACAATTATCATCTAGCACAGAAGCCAAAAAGAAAGCCATCTTAAAAAGAGAGCCTTCATTTAATGTTTCACACTTTCTTACTTACAACCAGTGAATATTCGGGTTTCTAATTTCAAGACCATTTAATGTGATGTACTGGTATTCAAAACTTACATTTGTGGTAATAATGGCGTCTTCAGTATTCAATGCACTTAATTGAAAGCCACCTATATTCGTTATAAAGGCATTATGAAATTTAATCTCAATGTCGTGTTTTAAGTTTCTAGTACGCCATTTAATGAATACATCCACATAACGTTCAGCTACATTGGCTTTGAAGTTTGTCTTTTTAATCCAGTCAAAAAGTGCAGTTAAATTTGCAAGGTCTTCATCAACTGCAATGTCAACTGAAAGTGTTCCGTACTTAATAAAGTCGCCAACTTGTTTGTTATCGTTTCCTTTGAATGGTGTTTCAACTGCTGGAATGTCTATTGAAGGAAAGTTGAATGACTGAATGAAGTAATTCAGGTTGTCAAAGTCGGGAATGATAAGCTGGGCAACGTTGCCAATGGCTTCGTTGTAGTTATTTAAGTCTCTTAAAGCGGGATTGTTATAGTTCGCTGTAGTTGTAGCCATCTTTCACACCCTTATTAAAGTGAGATTACTAACTTAACTTTCTCATACTGCCCTGCAACTCGGATTAAACGGTTTGAAGTCTGTCTGAAAAGTATCAGCCCTTCTTCAGGGTTCAGTTTAGGCAGCTTGGATTTTGGGTCTGCCCATGCCTTATGCGCTTTGCCAATGTATTCAGGTTTGTTTGCTGGGTTGCCATCAATGTCATACAGATTAACTACGAGTAACACTTCCCTGTAGTCTGAATCATAGTCAAAGTAAGTTTCATTTGGGTTCAAATCAACGTTAATCATAATGGCGTTGTCTTGGATTGTTGCCAAAATGTTAGGATTAGAAACTGAATAGGGAAGTAATGAAACTCTGCCAACTGCTGAATTTTTGCCGGATACTACATAAAGCGTGGCGTAGGAATAACCTTCACCTTTTTCTTTGACTTCTACGGATGAAATGATGCCTTTAGCAGTGGATACTTTGGCTTCAAGTATTGCGCCTTGCCCATCACCTTCTATATGAATAGAAACAGAGCCTTGTTTGTAGCCTTCCCCGCCTTTCAGCACTTCAACGTCTTTTATATAGGTCTTACCTGTTAGCGTGTCTAGAGCCATGATGGCTTTTAGTTCAGCGCCTTGTCCTTGGGCATCTGGCGACCTTTCTTTCAATACAATAATGGTTTCTTCAGCGTAATCATGCCCTGCATTCTTCACTTCCATGTATTCCAGAATGCCTTGCGTGTTCAAGTGAGGAATAAGATTAGCGTCTTGACCTTCACCTTTTTGCTGATATTCTATTACAATGTTGTTTTTGTTAGCAAATTGTCCTTTTTGTGGGCTTACTAGCGTAACAGTTGCGATGCCACCTCGGTTATTCTTCATATCCGGGTTGAAGGTAATATCGCCATTTAAAGGAATGAATTCATCAGTCAGGAATTTTGAGTTCTGAATATCAATCTTCGCCATGAAGTACCAAACATAGCCATCTGGCAGTTGGATGGGCTGGGTTGAAGTGCCAATAGGTTCAATCGTGGATTTCTGATTGTTGTTATTAGAAAGGCAGTAGTAAACACAGCCTTCTTTGTTGGTTACGTAATAGGGCAGTTTGTATGTTGTTTTGTCTTTCTTGAATTCTTCGTACTTCTCTTCAGCTTTCCATGTGTTTCTACGCGCAACCATTGCAACTGAAGATTTATCAATTTTCTTGGCGTAGATGATGTCTTGAATACATTGTCTGGTTACGTACTGGTTGATTGCAGGTGTTACAGGGTTATCAGTGCCATCCCATGAGTTTTGTCTGCCAAGTGTCAAGTACATGTCAAACATGCCATTATCAACAATGGTGGATTCGCCCAAGTACATCCATCTGATGCCACCATCAGATTCTACTTGTCCTTGTTTTGCGTGTATTGGCGCTTGGTTGCCTGATTTAGAGCCTAGAACAGAAACATACTTGTTCTTGGTTCTTTTACCATTGATTTCATACGTGTGGGTAACTGTTGTGCCAATGGGATATTCGGTAAATGGCTGCCATACCTTCTCTACGTTGTTTGTAAATGAGTTTACAAAACCTGTAAGAAAGTAGTCTTTGAGGAAATCCGCGAATCTATAAAGTCTTTTCATAAGGTTATTAAGGGCTTAGGAAGCTAGAAATTGATTTTATTTTTTAAATCAACTAAATAGCTACAACTTTCAATTTAATCAATCTTTTAGCTAAAAGAAGGAAATTAAACTTTATGAACATTAAAGAACTGCTTGAAAATCTGGGCATCACTGATGAAGCCCAACAAGAAGCCTTTACTTCAGCCGTTGATTCTTACGTAACTGAGAGCCAAGCTGAGTACAAGAAAAGCCTTGACGAAAAGAACGCTGTTGAACTTGCCAAGAAATTGGAAAGTCTTCAGAAGAAAAACGAAAAGACCCTGAAAGAAAGCGTTGATAAAGCTGTTGAAGAAACCACTGCACAGCTTGTTGAATACCATGAATCTGAACTTGCCCGCCAACTTTCTGAAGTCTCTGAACAGCTTAAAGTTGCCCAAGATGTACGCAATGTTCGCAGCGGCATGATGAAGGTCATGGAAGGCTTGAAAGAAGCTGGCATTGAAACTTCACAACTTCTGGAAAGCGTTGTTGCTGATGAAATTAAAGCGCTGCAAGAAAGCATTGCTGAAAAAGACAACCTTTTAGAAGAATCCCAAAAAGCTACTAAAGCTGCTTACCGTGCATTCTTGGTAAGCGAAGCCACCCGTTCTATGGCTGATTCTCAACGCGATTCTGTTGTTGACATTATGGCACAAATTGACGAATCTTACAGTTCTGACCAGTTCAAGAAAATGCTTGACCTTGTAATCATGGAAAAGAAACTGGTTAAAGAAGAAGATGAAGACAAAGCCGATGACGCCGACGATAAAGCTGGCGATGATAAGGCTTCTGATAAAGCCGATGACAAGAAAGAAGGCGCTAAAGAAGTCGATGAAAGCCTTAAAGGTCTTTTCAATCGCGGAAGTTTCTTTTAATTTCAAATGTTTCTAAATAACGTTAATTATTTCAATTCTTTACGTAAGGACTAAAAACTAATGCAAACTGCACAACAACTTTTTGAATCTGCTCAAGCTGAAGGCGCTAAGAATCTGCGCGCACTGGCAGAAAAATGGGCTAACCCTACTGGCGAAGGCGATATTCTTGACATCAAGAAACTGCAAGAATCTGTAAGTGTTAGCAAGTTCAATACCACCCTGCAACTGCTGGAAAACGAAGCTAAAGCGCTGAAAGAAGACGTAAACGTTACCAGCCAAATCAAAGGCTATGACCCGGTTCTGATTAGCATGGTTCGCCGCATGACCCCGCAACTGATTGCTTATGATGTTTGTGGTGTTCAGCCCATGAACATGCCTACTGGTCTTGGCTTTGCAATTCGTGCGCTTTATCCAAACGCTACTTCTCCGCAATTCAACGCTACTTCTAAAGAAGCTCTGTTCAAGGAAGTTAATACTGCACATTCCGGTACTGGTACTGATGACCGCAGTGATAACCCGTTCACTGATGTTGACCTGCTGGCTAAAACTGGTCATGGCATGGATACTCCGACTGGTGAAACTGCTGCATGGAAAAACATGGGTATCACCATTGACAAGATTGCGCTTGAAGCCAAAACTCGTCAATTGCGTGCTGATTACTCATTTGAACTTGAAAAAGATATGCAGGCTGTTCACAACTTGTCAGCCCGCGCTGAACTTTCTAACATTCTGGCTCAAGAAATCGTTCTGGAACAAAACCAAGAAATCGTTCGCACCATCATGCACGCTGCTCATATTGGCGCGCAAAACCAAACAACTGCTGGTACTTTTGACTATGCAACTGGTACTGATGGTCGTTGGGCTGGCGAAAAAGCTCTGGGTCTGTGGGCTTACATTCGTAGCGAAGCTGCTCGCCTCTATCTGGAAAACCGCCGTGGCGCTGGTAACTTCATCATCACTTCTATGGGCGTAGCAAATGCTCTGCAACTGGCTGGCATTCTGAAAAATGACACCAACTATGCACAAAGCATTGACATCAACCTGCAATCTTCTACTTATGTAGGTATGGCTGGTCAGCTTAAAGTATTCGTTGACCCGTTCCTTACCCATGACGGTGTGGTTATCGGTTATAAAGGCGCTAACGAATTTGACGCTGGTGTTATCTACGCACCGTATGTTCCTTTGACCATGCACTCTGGTCTGGATGCAAGTAACGACCGCTTCCGCAATGCAATCGGCTTCCAACAACGCGCCGCCATTGCTGCGAACCCGTTCACTTCACTGGAAAAAGGTAAGAACATTTATTATTCTAAGTTTGCCATCTCCAACTTACCGTGGTAATACATTAGATAAAATGTTAAACTTAGCCCCTCTATCAAAGAGGGGCTTTTATTATGGAAATTTACAAAACATTCAAGTTTAGAATTAAACCAACTAAACAACAAATTATAGATTTAACAAATGCTTGTTATTGCGCAAGGTATGTGTATAACAGAGCGCTTGGTTATCATAATCTGGAGTATAAAGAATCTAAAGAGAATAGATTCAATGCGTTTAAGTTAATGGGCATGCTTCCAGATTGGAAACGTGAGAAGGAATGGCTTAGCAACGCGCCATCACAAGTTTTACAACAAGCAATAAAGAATCTTGAACGTGCAATGAAGAATTACTTCAACCAAGGCGCGACTTACCCATCATTTAAGAAACGAAATTTTAACACCAGTATAAAATTTCCTCAATCTTTCAAAATTGATGAAGATAAGAGTAAATTTTACTTGCCAAAGATAGGATGGGTTAAGTATTCAAAATCAAGAAACATCGAAGGAGAAGTAAAGAATATAGTTATTAAACGAAGCTGCGGAAGATGGTATGCAACCCTACAATGCCTCGTAGAAATCAACCAGTTTTCATATGAATTTAAATCTCTTGGTATAGATTTAGGCATCAAGAATTGTATAGCTACTTCTGACGGAGAACTTATACAGGAAATTAGAGCTTATAGAGACAATGAAACGAAACTTGTGAAATTACAGAGAAAACTTGAACGTCAAATTCGCGGGTCGTCTAATTATAGGAAGCAATTATTAAAACTGTCTAAATTACACGAGCATATAAGAAATAAACGCCATCATTTATTACACAGAATAACCAAAGAAATAGCAAACAATAATTCTCATGTGTTTATAGAAAATGTCTCATCAAGAGAATTATTACAGCAAGATTTTCCAGCCAAAAGGCATAAGACAAATTACAACAAAGCGTTGAACGAACAAGGATGGTGGTATATAAAGACGTTTCTTAAGTATAAACTTGAATGGCAAGGGAAACATCTAATTATCGTTGATAGATTCAATTCATCTATTGAATGCAACAAATGTAGTTACATTTCAGAAAGTAATCGGGTTGCTAGAGATGAATTTATATGCTGTAGATGTGGCATAAGGATAATGCTGATATTAACGCAGCCAAGAATATACTGAAACATGGTATAATTACATTACAGGGTAGTTCTGACCCGTAGCGCTTGTGAAGTGAACATCGGTAGAGGTCAGCAGCAAGAATCTGATTATTCAGAAAGTTCATACCGGAAGTTTGCGTTATCAAATTTCACAAAAAAGCCGCCTGAAATATGGCGGCTTTCTTTTATCTGCATCATTTAATTGCTTGAAAAATCCTTAACCAACCCTTCTTAATGTACGGGGCGTGTTGATTGGCTGCTACATAGCGGCTATTCTGAAAAACATCCGCGATGTAGAACTCATCACTTTCATTATTCACGAAGAAAGCAAGCCCTATAACCATTCCCCAATCTTTCTTTGGCTTAGGGAATTCAATTACTGCAGACGAAATCCATTTGCTAACTTCCTCATCCCAAATGAAGAAGTTTTTAAACGGAATTTCTACCCGCGCATAACCTGTTTCTTCATTGCTAACTTCTTTCATGATAGGCGATTCCGGTGTGCCGCCAAGCTCAGTTAGTAATCCAACATAAGCCTTTTCTACATCATGGAAAGGAAAGATGTTGTTGGGGAGGTTTCTTCTTTCATAATATGCGGGACTAATCATAATCCGCCACTCCTTCTTTAATGTCTTTGAGCCATGAAGAATACCAAAGCCCGTTAATGTTTGAGTTGAACCATTTATCACGGTCTTCTAAGCAGCCCATTTGGAACTGAAGTTTCACCTCAAGATAATTAGCGTACTTCTGCTCTTTGCAAAGGTAAATGATTTCTCTTTTCCAGTTGAGTTTGTCTTCAGCAGTTCTTGTTAGTTCTTTAATGTCATCAGATGATGAGAAGTAAGAAAGCCAGTTTGAAACAATAGTTTGCTTTCGCTTTTTGTCCTTAACAGTTCTCTTGGAATGAAAGCCCTTCTTACCAATGTACATTTTCCCTGTAGGGATGTTGGTCATTAGGTAAACAAAGGCTTCGTACTGTTCCGGGAAGTCTTGGATTTGTTGTTCTGTTAAAGGCTGTGAATGATAAAGCCAGACTGGAATAGCTGGCTTTTTAGAAGATGAAGTTTTACGGGGCATTTTGTTTGCTTTTGAAATGTGGTGATGTGGCTTTACTTTAACACGCCACCTACACCATTCTTCAGATAAATCCAGAACTGATGCTTCTTCAGCGTTGTAATGTTTTCAGTAATCTTCTGTATTTTCTTTAGCTTAGTATGTTTCTTGCCCATGATACATGGCACAAGTTCTGGGTTGCCATGTTTGATGTACACAAGATAAGACTGACCATACTTCACACCAATTTGTCTAAGTTTATTAAGCTGAATGTTGTTAGTAATCTTCACAAGGCAGGTTTCTTCCTTCACTACCTGATTGCCATTATTAGGATTCCATGAGCCGGATTTGGTTTTGAAAACTTTCAAATCTTCTAATGTAATAAGCTCTGCGAATAGCGAGCTAGTTTTATCTGAAGCTGCTGTCTTGCCATTCATCACAACCCATTGCCCTTTTGCTACTTCTTCAAAGTTAGGTGGTGGAAGTGAGCCTTGCTGTGTTGAAGATAATGAGCTTAACGATTCTTTCTGATGCTTGAGCCAGTTGAACATTATTTCTTCCCTTTCTTAACAGGCATTGGTTGTTTTTGGCTGTTGTTCTGTTCTACAATGCCTTTAACGCCATCAGCCCATGCAATACATTGTCCAAGTGCTACTCTGGATTTTTCGGCATCTGTAATGAGTTGGAAAAGATTTGAAGAAACCTCTCTTGAAAACTTCTCTGTGAGTAGCTTTGACGTATCTCTGATGGAAGTTCTGGAATCATTAAGGGCTTTGGCGGTGCTGATATAAATGTCTCCTTTGAGTTCTTGGCGCAGCCTGCTAGCGATAACGCCAGCAATAGCATCAGGGTCATCAATAAGGGTTTTGGCGTCATTGTTCCATTCATCAATTTCATTGTTTTTCTCCTGTAATTTTTGGGTGATGGATTTGTTCAGTTCTGAAGTTTGGGTGTAAACGGTAGCAATGTATTCTTGCTGTTGCCTAAAGGCTTCAGCATTGGCTTCCCGCATGTCCGATATGGTTTCTTTCAGTAAAGCTGTTTGCTGCAAGTATTCAGCTTTCTGTGCTTTTAATTGATAGGCTAGGTAAAGAAAAGCTGCTGCCACAATGGCAAACAACACGACTTTCCTGTACTTCCAAGCCAGATTTAGATAGTTCATAATCATTTAATTCATCCTTCCAGTAAGTTCATAGTAGAAATTTTCATCATAAGGTAAATTTTGTTCAGAGTAGTTAAGAATAGTTAGGATGGCATTCATTTTAAGTCTTTGGCTTTCATCGGTAAAAACAAAAGGAATGGCTTTTAATAAACCTTTGCCAAATGCGTTATGAAGTAAAACAACATTATTAAGAAGTAAACCACTGTTCTTTGTCTTCTTGGAAAGCATTCTTTTAACTGTTGTAAAGAGCTTGATGTCTTCATCGAATTCATAGATGACTTCGGATAGTGGCATGTTCATTCTGTAGCCATAATGAAAGGGCAAAAGCATTCTTTTTAGTTCTTCTTCTTTCATTAGTAGCCTTGGAAAGGATTGTTTTCTTCAAAGTCCCTAATATTCTTCTCATTGTTGGAGAAGGCATCAGTCTGGACTTCTGGATAGTTGAAATCTTCTTCTGTATCAAGGAATGGCAGTCCATTTTCATCTTCAAGTTCAGTGAAGTCTTCGTTTTCCTGATACTTGTAGGATGAAGCGGAAACTCTGTAAACGTAATCTTTGCCCCATTGGAAGTTATTCAAGCCAGCATCCGTGTAGGTAATCTGGAAGATGAAACGTTGCTGTTTGTAATTGCCATCTTCAGCGTTATAGTCATTTAACTTCTTGCCATCATAGCGTTGTCCAGCGTGAACAATAATCAAATCGCCTTCTCTTGGTCTAAAGAAAGTGTAAAGATTCTTTTGTTCTCTTTCAGTCATTATCTGCGCCCATGCTTTTTGGCTAATGATAAATTCGCCTTGTGGCGTAGCTGTCCAGCCGAATTTTGACATTAGCGCATTGTTATTATCCCAGTCCATGATGTTCGAAGGGAAGGTAACCGCAATGTCAAAGGCTTCGGCGAATTTTGAGTAATCGTATTCTTGCAGGATTTCATCAATTTCATACTCAGTTTTGAAGACGTAAGTAACCGTATAGCCAGATATAACAATCGCTTCATCCTGTAGGGTTTGCACAGTGTTCTGTTCGTTCTGATTGTATTGATGGTCAAAGTAACGGGAAACATGTGATGCCTGCATTGGCTTGAACAAGTCTCTGTTCTTGTTCTTATCAGTTGGATTTACGGCTCTGGGCATGACGATATAATAAAATTGATTGAAATTTCAACTATTTATGGAGTGTTTATGGGCGCACCAGCCGCAAGAAAAACAGATTTATCTTCTGGTCATAGTTGTTTTCCACCTGCTCCAATCATGAATGGCAGCAGCAATGTGAAAATCAATGGTAAAGAAGCTGCAAGACAAGGCGATAAGGTCAAAGAACATGCTTGTCCTTTAACGAGTAGCCATGGTAGTGTGATTATTAACCCCGGATGTAGCACTACGGTTTTTATAAACGGTAAGCCTGCTGCAAGGGTTGGTAGCCAATGTTCCTGCCCGCAAACCATTATTACTGGCAGCGGGAACGTTATGATTGGTGGATAAACTGGATAAAACGAAAAGCCCCATTTGATGTGGGGCTTTCGTTTTAGTTATCATCTGCGCCGTAACCCCCCCCCAAAGGTGGGGTATAAGGCGCTATTTAATAATTAAACAGGATTTTCTTGATTTTGAATATAGGTTTTAAGGAGTTCTAATGGCGCGCCACCACAGGTGGCAACAAAGTAGGAAGATAACCATTTAGTAACTTGTGTTTCATTTCTAAACCTCTATAATAAACCCAATCTAATTTTACAGGAATATTAAAGTGTTGAAATCCTTAAAGGTTCGCCTTTATCCTTCGCAAGAACAGGAAAAGATGATGTACAAAACAGCAGGCTGCTGCCGTTTTGTGTACAACTATTTCCTTGCTCATGCGAAAGAACATAAGGATTTCAACTATAACAAATATTCAAAGAAATTAACAATGTTGAAGAATGAAGATGAATACTCCTTTTTGAAGGAAGTAAATGCTCAGGCGCTTCAACAATCGTTACGTCATTTGGATGCTTCGTTCAAACGCTTCTTTAAAAAGCAATCAAACTTTCCTGTTTTCAAGAAGAAATTTGTAAAGGATAGATTCACTTATCCAGCCGATGTTAAGCTAAATCCTTCTTTTACAAAGGTTTTCTTTCCTAAGATAGGAAACATGAAGTTTAAGACTTCTAAAAAGTACCTTAAACTATTGAAAACATATGAATTTAGAACTTGTACCGTTATACTGGAAGCAGGAAAATGGTATGTTTCTATCCTCGTAGAGGATAATACTGTATCACAACCTGCTGTTTCTATTAACAAAACTGTTGGAATTGATTTAGGAATCAAGAAATATCTTGTTATGTCAACAGGACAAAGTGTTTCTGCTCCTAATATCCTGAATAAACTCAAAGAGATAGACCGTTTGAAATCATTCTTAAGCAAGAAGAAGAAAGGAAGCAATGCTTCTAGGAAACTTCGTCTTAAGATACAAAACAAGCAGAAACGTCTCAATGATTTGAAAGCTGATTTCTTAAACAAACTAGTTGATTATCTAATCAAAAACCACGATTGCGTAATCCTATTGGAAAAGCCTTTTCAATCGTCTAATGACTATGATTCCTATGTATGCGTTCCGTAAGAAGCTAGAGCACAAGGCTGAACTTGCTGGCAAATACTGCGTAGTGGTAAATCCTGCATATACTAGCCGTACTTGTAGTTCTTGCGGTCATGCACATAAACGTAATAGAAAATCACAATCAGAATTTGAATGTACTCGCTGCGGATTTTCCACTAACGCGGATTTGAATGCAGCGATTAACATTCATAATTTAGGGCTAAAAGCCCTAATCGCGGCAGGGCATGCCGTTAAAAGCGCCCTAATAAGCCATTCTGGGCTTGTAAAGGCGAACCTTTCGGCTGTATCGCCGAGTTCCTTTGGTTTTAGTGCTTAAGGAATCCCGTCTTTTAGGGCGGGGAGGGTGTCAATGGCTTTTGAACGTGAATGAAGTGGTTTGCCTTTTAGTTTCTATGCCATTGTCGTCATCATTCTTACTGCTATTTCCGCTGCCAATGTAATCTTGTGAATCTTTCCATTCAGCACTCGCTTCTTCACCACTATTATTGAAGCTGTTCATTTCTTCTGGCGGATAGAATTCAGGATGTTCTTTCTTTTCCGTCTTCAGCCTGTCGTAGAACTCTTTAACTTCATTATCCGTGTAGTTCATGACATTTTTCATAATGTCGGAATGCGTGAAGTATTTGCCAATGTAAGGGTCGGCTACTTGGATAAGCTCCAGTTGAGTTCTAAGTTTCTCTTGTTTTTTGATTTCAACAAAGGAATTGTCTTCGGTGTATTCCCAGAACAAATCATTCTGAATGATTCTTTCCCAGTCTTCATTGGTGATGACATTCTTCAGGATAAGTTCAGTTTTAAGCAGTTTTTCAACAACAGGAATGAACTGGCTTCTAAGCGTATCAATGAAACGGCGGAAACGGTATTCATCTCTTTGCATTTCAGAAACTCTGCCCAATAGCAATGTTGAGTTCTGCATTTCAGCGTCTAAACGCCCAATAGGAACGTTCAAAGCCCTGTAGAACTTATCCCTTAAGTATTCAATGTCTTTGGTAACGCCTAAGTTCTCTGCGCCCGGCGCTGTTTGAATTTCAGTGCCTTTCTGACCATCCCTTCTAGCAAGGTAATAATCCTCAACCATAGAATGAATGGCTTTATGGTTAATAAAGCCTTTTGAAGAAGAATCAAAGACAGTTTTGTTGTTAAACGTGTTCTTGACGTAATTCAAATGCTGTTGCGCTGCGGCATTGCCCATGCCACCAACATCAATGTAAATGTAGCGGCGTTCTGGCGCTCTAACAATTCTGTAGATAATCATGGCTTCTTCCATCATCTTCATGTTGTTGTATGGAATAAGCACTTTATGCAGGTTAGAAAGAATAACGTTTGCTTCTTGGTCAATAAGCCCAGAATCACTGTAAGCTATTGAATTATCTTCAAATTTTATATAAGTCTGCTGTTCTTGGTAATTGAAGGCATTGTAATTAAAGGAATTTTCGTTCCAGAACTTGTTAATCGTAGCAGAATCGTTCACATAGCTTTCTGGCAAGTAAACGTAGTAAATCTTTGAACGTTCTTTATCTTGCAAGCCAGTTTCTCTGTTGATAACAACTTCTTTAATTCGTTTGATGTATCTGGGGTCGATAAGCTGGATATGCTTAATGGTCTTTTCGGATTTATCAACCGCAATGTGATAAATCAAACGCCCATCAACATACCATTGTCGGAAGATGGCTTGCCCGTTCTTATCAAAGTCCAGAAGATAGTGATAAATGTATTCAAAAGTTTCTTCAATTTTCTTTTGTGTTTTAAGTGAAAGCTGGGTTTCAGGCTTGAACATAGGCTTGAATGCCATATCCCTACCATCTGTAGAAAAGCATTCATTTACAATTTCCCTTATTGCTTCATCCACATCAGAAGTCTTAGCCAAATCCCTATAAGCATTGATAAGCTGCATTTCTTCTTTAGGGACAGAATAGCGCTCAATCATGGAAATGGCGTAAGCTGATAGTTGAGAAGGCTGGTCTTCTCTTATTGCATAAACAGATGAGCCATCTCTGGGGTCTTTAACGGTATAAACAGCAGGATTATTCTTAAATTCCCGCTCCTCTTGTTGTTTCAGATGCTTTAAAGAAAGCGTTTGCAAGTTTTGGAGAGCCATATTATTCAATAAATCAATTAGTTATAACTCATTATATTTCAGGAAAATATCCGCCAAATGATAATGAGCTTTCAGTTGTAAGTATGGCTAATGAAACCCCTAAAGACGCAGTGATGGCAAACCCGGATAATCACATCCCGCCAGCTAATCTTCTTCCTAATATTGACCCCAGAAAAGGCACTAATCTAAACGGTATTGTCTTGCCAGACGATGCTGCTTACGGTTCAATTTCTAATGTTCTAAGGGGCATTCAAAGAAATGAACAGCTTGATGAAATTCGTAGAGGCGAATCTACTATTGACGGCGGGGTTTGGCGGGATACAACAACTGGCAGCGTAATTCCTCGCTATGTTCCGCCATCACAAAACAATACCGTTATTACGGATAGAGAAGCTGAACGGGATGGCGTTACTACTAACGAACAAAGAAGTGCTAGAAACCAAATGAATGCCATTAGGGGCATAAATGGTGTTAATTCAAACAATTCACCTTATAAATCATTGGCTTCACAGCTTTACTTCTTGAATACGGTTAATGATTCTGGATTCCTGAAGCCTTCCCGTTACATCATTGAATTTGAAAAACCTAAAGCATTGGCTAATGCAGAAAGAAATGCCAATAACAATAGTTCTTCAGGTGCTAACTTCAATATGGACGCTAAGAAAGTTGGCGTTCTTTGCCACACGGTTTCCATGCCACAGAAATCCATTATGTCGTATGAACAAAAGCAAAGAGGAACAATTTATAAAGCGCCGTATACCGTTTCCTTTGACCCGTTAATGTGCATGTTCTATTGCGATGGCGATATGGAAGCGAGAAGATTCTTTGAAAACTGGGCTTCATTGGTTATCAATGCTGATAGCAACGTAGTAGCTTATTACGATGACATTATTGCGAACATTTGGGTTTCTATTCTGGATAACGAAAACAATGTCAGGTATAGAGTTCGTTATAAAGAAGTTTATCCGCTGTCGGTATCGCCCCTTGAGCTTTCTTACACTATGCAAAACACGGTATTGAATTGCACAGTAAACTTTTCCTATAAGTACTTTGAGGTTGAACAATGAAAGAAGACGTAAACGTAACTTCCCAAATGGCAGGTGTTGACGAGCCCCTTAAGAAAAAGCCCCAGAAAAGGCTTGATGAAGATTCGTATATCAACTATCTTGAACACTACTTCACTTATCAGGACAATAATCCTGAAGAAGTTGAAGTCATTTATGACCCTGAAAATGGCGCTATTGCTTTAATTACAGCTAATAAAAGCATCAGAAACATGATTCTTAATGATGCTGGCGAGAATCCTGATATTCAAACTGTTGAAGAAGATTTCTTGGTTGATGGCGATGAAGATTTGCCTAATATTGTTCAGGATGAAGAAGACTACGACGATGAAGACCCAAAAACACCAGCTTATGATGAAGATGAATTAGATGGCATTGTTGGCGCTTACGCCATTTATCTCTATCCAAAACCAGAAGAAGCTATTCTTGGCGCTATGATTATGAAAAGTCATGATGAATCAATGGCTTATGATGCGTCATTGCTTACTGATGATAAAGAACTGGTTGAAGTAATAAGAAAAATTAGAATAAATTCAAAGGGTAAGCGAATCATCAAGTACAAATGCCAGAAAGGCTATAAGTGGAACGGTAAATCCTGTCAGCCTATTGGCGGAACAGAAAGAAACCGCCGCAGAATGGCTATTAAGAAAGCTGTAAGAACCAAGAAAGCTAAAGGCGGGTCTTATTACAAGAGAATCGCTAGAAAGCGTAATAAAGCACGGCGTTTCCGTAAAGCACAGGGGCTTCGCTAATGGGAGTTCTTGATAAAGGTTTAAGCCGTGAGTTAAAGATTGATGAACACTATAGCGATTTGGATATGGCTTTTGGTATTCATCCTTTAACTGGCGATGTAAAGCATGTAAAAGGTAGGAAAGCTGTTGTTCAATCTGTAAAGCGTTTAGTGCTGATGAACAAATGGAGTGTTCCTTTTCATCCAGAAATTAACTGCGGTGTTGAGAATCAACTTTTTGAAACCATGGGCGCTATTCATGTTTCAGCTTTCCAGAACCAGATTACTGAAATCCTGCAAACTTATGAGCCAAGAATAAAACTTGAGAAAGTTGATTGTAAGGTTAAGGATTCTGGTCAAAGCCTTGAAATCAATATTACCTTTGAAATTATTGCTTTGGGCGAGACTGTAACGACTACTTTGGTGATGAAACGGGAACGCTAGTAAATGAATAAAGAAAAGCCGCCATATTTCAGGCGGCTTTCTTTTGCTTTTAAATGGCTTTATTCAGTGCTATCAGTAGCAGTAAACTGTACTTTCTTAGCACGTTCCCAATACTTAATACGTTCTTGAAGCCCATTGTAACCACCATTGATGGCTTTTGTCATGGCTTTGAAGTTATCAAGGGTGGGTTCATAAGTGTACTTTTCAAGGTTTCTTGAAGCGTAATACCAGAAAGCTGATTTAACTGCCCATTCAGGCTGTTCAAGCAGTTCTGGATGTCTTACAAGGTCAAGCCCTAATGCTTTACCGCAAGCCGTATAGTTCGCTTTGCCTGTGATTTGAATCAAACCACGCCCTTTGTATAATTGCCCATCGCCATCTGCTTGCGGAGTATTACCCAAGGCAACAGCTAAACGACCAGTATCATAAGCAGCACCAGAAGCCAGTTCTTTGGTATAACGAAACTCACCAGATTCAACAGCAAGCTGGGCAATGAACATACGGAAAGCCGTAATGTTCATACCGAACGAAACAATAGCTTCGTTTATATAAGGCAGAAAAGTATCAATACGATTCTTCGCATTGGGCATGATTTGTTGTAAATGTTCTCTTGTAACAAACATTATTCGAACTCCTGAACTTGGGTGAAGCCACTGAACGCGGGCAACGTCTTCATAGTGTCTTCGGTTATGAAAAATGTAACAGAACCAGTTAAAGGAACATTTATGAATACCCTGTCGCTGTGGACGTTGATATAACCCTTATTGTCTATATGAATCGCTGCGAAAAAAGGATTGCCGTTAAAACTTGCCGATGCGGCAATACTAGCAAAGCCAAGTTTTCCAAAGGCAATCCTGAAGTTGTTGGGAACGCCAAGACCTGATGATTCGCTAAGGCGACCAGTAGCAGAGGGAGTAGCTTTGACTTGCACGACGGCTACATTTTTGTTGACAATTAAACGCATATAACCTTTGCCCTTTTTCATGGATGCTGGCAACCGTTCATCCTGCATGACAAATTTCAAGATTTCAGATTTTCCACCAGCAGCTTCCAGCTTTGTAACTTTGCTTTCTAGTGTAGTAATTTTCTCTGAAGCGGTTTTAAGGGCATCTTTGATACCCTTAATAGTAGAGCCTACTTCCCGCATCAATTTTTTAAGATGTTCAGTAATAGTCATTTAGAAATGCCTTTAGGTTTATTGAATGAAAAGTTCTTGGATTTTCTTACGGGGAAGACGTTTCTGTCAGTTCTTCGCTTCCTCTGCCTTCAGCACCTTCACTTCCAGCTTTCGGAGGTTTGGGCTTGCCGCCTTGTTCTTCAGTTTGTCCTGCGGCTTTACCGCCAGTTTCTTGTTTACCGCCGCCAGCAGCTTTACCACTAGACTTGCCTTCAGAAGAAGGAGTGGATGGTAATACAGCAGTAGCATGGTCAATTTCAAAAGGGAAAGAAACCAGAAGTTCGCCAGTTTTCTTGTTATGAATGCCATCTTTCTTGGCTTCAATTTCATATTGCTTGAGCCAATGGGCGGTTTTCATGTAAGCAGTTACGTCAAGTTTTTGTGTCATGTTAATAAGTTCCAATTTATTGCAATAAAAAGTTTGCCTTTATTTATCAAGAAGATAATATATTCAATAATAACACTATCCTATTGATTTTCAAATGATTAAATTCCCTGTGCCCGACACGCCTGAAATTGAGGCAATGAAACAAGATAATTGCTACAACAGCATTCCAGCGTTAAAGGCTGCTGGTGTAGAATTGCCCCTTACTGAAGAACAAGTAAATGAAATCAGAAAATGCCAGAATGATTTTCTTTACTTCGTGAAGAACTATGTTGTTATTAACACCTTGGATAAAGGACAACAAATCTTTGAACTGTTCCCTTTCCAAGAAGAACTGATAATGAACTTCAGGAAGAACAGATTTAACATTGCTATGCTTCCTAGGCAAATGGGTAAATCCGCCTGTTCAATGGCTTATATTCTTTGGAAAAGCATCTTCACGCCAGACTACACAACAGCAATATTGGCGCATAAGGAAACTGGCGCTAAGGAAGTATTAGACAGATTCAAAGTGGCTTTTATGGCGTTGCCGTGGTATATGAAGCCCGGTGTTGCTGTTTGGAACATGAAAAGTATTGTCTTATCGCTTGGCGGGAATGGCACTAAAGTTTTTGCCGCGCCATGTACAGTTGACGCCATTATCGGTAAATCCTGTAACTGTGTTTACATTGACGAAGCTGCACACATTGACAATTTCCCTGAATTCTTTGGTAGGTCATTTCCTACTTTGTCTTCAGGCAAGACTTCACAAATGATTATTACCTCAACACCAAAAGGCATGAATTACTTTTGGAAGCTATATACGGAAGCAGAACAAGGCGTGAATGGTTTTGTTCCATTCTTTGCGCCATGGTATCTAAGACCTGATAGGGATGAAGAATGGTATGAAACCCAGAAGAAGGCAATGACTGACCAAGAGTTCAACCAAGAATACTTGTGTGAGTTCTTGGGTTCTTCTGCTACATTGGTTAATGGTGAAAAACTGAAAAGCCTGTCATGGCTACAGCCATTAAGAACTGTTAATAATCTTGCCATTTATAAAGAAAGCGAAGAAGGCAAAAAGTATGTTGTAAGTGTTGATGTTTCTGAAGGTTTGTCGCAAGATTATTCCATAGCCACAGTTATTGATATAAGTGGTGATGTTTATGAACAGGTTGCTGTTTACAGGGACAATCACATCCTGCCGGAGAACTTGGCTGAAGTGGTTTATGCAATCGCTACCAAGTACAACAATGCTTACGTTATTATTGAAAACAACTCCATTGGTAGGATTGTTTGTAATGCCTTGTATTACGACATGGATTATGAATACATGCTTACTTCAAACGTTAGAAATGATGACGTGAAAGAAGGCTATACCAAGTTCAGTATTGGGCTTAGACAAACCCCACGTACAAAAAGCACTGGCTGTGCTATTCTAAAAGCTCTTATTGAATCAGATTCCTTCATTCTGAATGACGCTGATACGATTACAGAACTGTTTTCCTTTACCAAACAGAAAACCAGTTATCAGGCTGATAATGGCAAGACTGATGATTGTGTCATGACTTTAGTAAACTTTGCATGGCTTACGAAAACAGACTACTTCAGGGAAGTTAAACAGGTTTCTGATAACTCTATCAGAAGGGGCTTAATGCCAGATGACCATATTCCCTTTGGTATTCTTCATGTTTCAGCTACGGATGGCTACAGTAGTGGTGAAGGCTTGTTTATAAATGGCGTTGGCAATGTTGATGTTATTGAAAAGCCACCTTTTGCATGGTGAAAAAGAAGCCCTCTATATGAGGGCTTTATCATTTGAGATGCTACAGTAATGAATTTACTAAAATGGATTGAAAACTGTAGAATAAGTCTAGGGCAAACCATATAAGAATGGCTTGGTTGTGCCATTCTTCATTTTGAGACGAATTAGTAATCAGTTCTTGCTAATAAAGCGCTGAAGATTCTGTTCTACAGCTTTCATTTCTTCAATAAGGCGGGGCTTAACCTTCCACGCATGGCTCATATTAGATGCTTCTCGGTAATAATCATCACATTCCAGAAGGAAACTTTGCGGCACTTCGTAGGCTTCAGCCAGCTTGGAATTACAGACAGCTAAAACTTCAATCAAGTTCTCTTGGCGCAGTTGGACGCGGAATGAAGACATTTCTGGCTGTGTTGGAACGATGTGTTCGTCCTTATTAGAAGCCACATAAAAGAGTACAGCGAAAGCCCCTAGTACAACAGCGCCAATGCTAATAGCCGCCTTCTTGTTGTCTTTTACCTTGCTAATAAGGGTTTCTTTAGCTTCACGAAAAAGTTCTGTGTTCATATAAACCTCACTTGTTTGTTTAGAAGATGCGGCTATTCTAGCCATCACCTAGAACTTTTCAATGACGCTTAGTTAATCTTAACAAAAGCCACACAAAGCGAAAGCCCATGTCAGACAAGGAGCAATCCTAACATGGGCTTTCTAGTGGCGGGGAAGAAAAGGAGAGAAACTTCACTCCGCCGTAGTATTTATGAAGATTTCATTCAGTTGTTCTTCACTCCAAGAAGAAATGTCTTCGTGAATGCGGTAAGTGCAGTCATCACGGTTCACTTCAACGATACTGGGAACAACTGTACAGCCAAGCAATCTAGCAAGTGTTTTGTTTTCATCATCACAAGTATCAAGTTTCAGAATTTCCAAAGGAAAACTGTTAGTAATGAATGAATCCATAACTGGCGCGAACTTATCGCAATAAGGGCAGCCATGTGAACGGGTGAAGTAAATGAGATTTGGTAATGCCATAGTAATCCTTCCTTTTAGTAAGTTTAACGTTTTGAGTTGAGTTTGAATTTTTCGTAACCTTCGAGCTTTGAAATGCCAGATGAAGCTCTATGTAAGGGTTCTCCTTTACGCAGCTTTGCTTTCCGGTATTCTTCTTCATCACCGAAGATTTCCTTAGCTATTCTAGCCCAACCCTTATCTTTATCCCATTGCACATGGTTAATGCCATAAGGGCGGGGATTGTTCTCATAGCCAATAATCTCAAACCAGCCTGTTTTGCCATCAGCGCCATAAGCCATCATCTTGATTTCTGAAGTAAGAGGATTTACCATTTTCAGAACATCATGGGAAACCCTGTAGAAGTCCCAGCCTTTACGTTGCCATCGTTTAATCTCAACAGCAACTTTAGGTGGTATTTGGTCTTCTAACTGATACTTAGCTGATGAAATGTATTCCAAGAAAAGTTCTTTAAGGTTCATGTCAGCACCTTGTTTATCATGCTGTCAACATAATTGGCAAAGCCTGTGTTTGGCTTACCGGCATCACGTTCTCTTTTATCTTTTCGGTAGATGCCATAACCACTAGCGGCAGCAATCACAGCAAACCAAAGCAGTTTCATCGTGCCAACCAAGAAGAACTTAACCCAACGCTTTTCTTTAGCGCTGTAAACATCAACACTTGAATCTTTTTCAAAATTACGGTAGTCGATGTAAATCATTTGCTTTTCGTTGGGCATAGTTCTTGTAAGTTCGATAAGTCCATCATTAGATTTGCCAACCTTGAAGCCTTCCCTTAAGAATACAGAAATCAAGTCTTGAACTTTCTGTGGAAGGCTAATGTCTTTCAAAGCCGCACTAGCATTAGCCGGAACAGCTTTAGCTGGAATGCGTAGTTCATTGGCTTCTTTCATATCCTGTTTAGGCGGCTTCTTGTCTTTTACTTCACCACCAACAATCTTCTTGATAATGGGTGCGTTGTCTTTAAGCAGTTTATCAACTTCAACTTCTTCGAATAAGTCCTTAATCATTGTTTACCTGCCTTTTAACTCAACATCGCCACAGCAGCGGCTAGCCCTAAACCAACAGCTACTTTCTTGCCAATACCCAAATCACTAAAGGAATTTCTGTTAGCGATTTCTTTCACTTTATTCATGATTCTGGCAACACTTTGTCCGCCATCATTCTTTAGTTCAAAAGGAAAGTTATGCTTGTAGTTGTAGGGGTAGTACATCAACAAAAAGTTGGCGTTATAAGCAAACAAATGCAAATTGCTTTTAATTTCACAGCCAAACAAGAATGGTCTGGCAAGTGATGGTCTGTTTCTCAATGTGTTAATCCGCACATCATTGTTATCAGCAGTTTGCCGAAGAACAGCAATAAGTTTCTTTAAAGCATCGCCAGCAGGCAAATTGTAGTTGTCAATAAGCTCTTGCCACTTAGGGGAAAGAGCATTCATGTACTTGAAATGAATATCTTGGGGCTTGTCATGAACGTTATAGCGAATATCGCCATAACGCTTCAAGCCAAATTCAGGATTGTAGGCTTCATAGAAGATTTCTTTTAGCATTTATTTGCCTCCGCCTACTCTTGTTAAACCTTGACGAGCAACTTGCTGTCTAGCAACTTCTTGTGAGTATTGCTTAACAATCGTATCTTTCTGAATCTTGTTAATACGGTCAAGGCGTTGTGAAAGCGCATTAGCATGGGCTTCTTGTTCGTCTTTATCAGCCTTATCACGTTCTTGTTGCAGTCTAAGGCTTTCATCCCGAAGCATGGCTTCAGCAGCATCCACTTCTTTGATAATCTTGGAAGACAAATCGAATTTTTGGCTTAAGTTATCCAAGTTATTCATCCACAAACGCTTCTTCGTTTGCAGCTTAACGGTAATGTCAGAGTAAATGTTAAGAATGGCGTTGTAGGTTTCAGAAACATAGTCCACCACCAAGAACCACAAACGAATCATATCGTTTTGATAATTCAATGCCCTTGCTGGAATCTTATAATCCCTACCCAAGAAAGCATTGTTGTTCATTCTTACACCATTTACTTGTTGCAAAGTGATGGTATCCAGAATAGCCAAGCCGCCATTTTCATCAACCCTTACTTCACAGCTTTGATGGTCAATAGTTAAACGAACGATAACATCCTTCCCAAAAGGATTTGGGACTTTAATGTAAATGTTCTTCTTGCCATCTGCTTTATAAGCCAAATGAATGTCTTTGGTTGAGCACAAATCCTTAACAACGTCTTTATACGCATCATAAACAACGTTTTGGGTTTCAGCGTTAATAGCTTGACGCCAAATCATTTTCCAGCCACCACGGTTTTTAACCATTTGGCTTGTGTATGATTGAATAACCATGCCAACAACATAGCCAACAATGCCGCCTACTAATCCAGCGCCAGAACCAATGCCAGCAACAGCGGTTAAAGCGGGAATGCCAAATTTCTTGATAGCTTTAGCAACAAGAATACCTACTTTAGTGATTACATTGGAATTGTAGGCTTCGTTTAATGCTTGGTTGGCGGCGCAAGATTCCAAAACTAAATGATAAGTTTTCTTTTCATCTTCATCAAGAGACAAGTAAGCCTTTTCGGTGTCCTGAACAGCTTCTAAAAGGGCTTTTTCTTCTTCAGTTAAATCCTTTTCGGCAAGCCATTCTTTATAACCTTTACCACCGCTTTCTTCTAAACGCCATTCTTGAACTTGCGTGTTAATGTTGGCTTCAGTTAAATCTTCTTTGTTGTTAGCATTACGCCATTCAGAGAACAAAGTGATGCTTTTAACAACGCTTTCAAGTACAGTGTTATCAATTTTGTTGGCAGCTTCGTTAATCTTATCGGGCGCTTTGTTTTTGTTCAGCCATTCAGAGAATGACTTTTGTTTGAGTTCAGTCATTTTAGGAAATCCTAGTTCTTTGATATATCAATGGCTATTTTAAAATTGCTAAAATTACTATTAGTAACAAATTCAAAGGCTTCTAAAAGATGGCTGGCTTTAAAAGAACTGTAAAAGACATGAACCCGGATTGGTTCATTACGTTTGATGGCGATACTTTCATCCTGCAACCGCCAATATTCACTTCAAACATTGTTATTGATGAAATGGGTAATACAGCAGGTTTAATGCACGATGAATCCAATGATTTCAAAGGCTATGCGGCTGGCACTAGGTCTCATGTTGAACTAGAACAAACAGACCAATATTCCTGCCGTTGGGGTTATAACTTGTGCAATCCTGATGCAATCAGAATGGGTGTTTCCAAAGCGCCCGCTTCTTACATTGAAGTTCCCTTACCGGATATTTCAGGATTTATCAGAAGTGATGAGCTTACACTAATTTGGCTCATGAAGAAAGACAGATTCCCTAAGAATCAGGATGTTTTCGTTGATAGAGCCGGTGCTTATCAAACCCTAGAAGAAACCATCATCAGAGTAGGCAACCTTTTTGAAATAGGTGGCACTTATTCCTACAACTATTCATCTGGCAAAATCCGCTTCTTTTATGATAAATTGGACACGCCACTTGGCGAAGTTTCAATGAACTCATCTGCTTTAGAGTGTCAGCCCGTAGAAACTCGTGGCAGGGCTTCTTTCTGTGTAGTTAGAATGAAAGGCTATCAGTTTGAGTTCTGGGTGGATGGGCATCTTGTTGTTGAAAAAACAATGGCTGATTTCCCGGGCTTTGATTCCATTGAACACACTGTGGCTCGGTATGCTCAAAAGCCAATCAGGGGAACTTCTTATCCAGAAATGACAACCTTTATTGGCGGACGCCCCACTAACTGGATAAGGAACTCATCACCCCGTTATCAAGCTATTACACTTTGCGAATTAGACCAGATTTCATTGCATCACAAATGGATAAGTGATGATGAAATCATGGAGCTTTACCGCCGTGTATGGCATCGCAATACAATGTTTGCTATTGAAAGCCCCGGCTACTATTTGCCCTTCAATACAACACAACAGAACCTGAGAGATGCTACTTCAATAGAAGCTGAAATTTCAAGACAAATGCTGAATCCTAAAATTCTTGGCATTTATCAAGAAACCAAATGTGAAGAAGAAGGCATGTTCTATACGGAAAAAGCTATTAGATTCCCTACTGGTGGCTTGAGAATGCCAACTCACAATAATTATAATTCTGCATGGTCTTCTATTGTCAACTGGGAACAAGACTTCACTTGGGAACTTTGCTACAAAGGCTTTGCTTCCAAAAGAATATCTATTTTTGAATCTTTCCAGATTGATGCTGCACAGAAAGTTAGGTTGTTTGCTAACTCACATGAAAACGTTTACAGGCAAGACTGGGTTGAGTTCCAGTTTGGCAACATTACCAAACGCTTCCATAAGGAACTAACCGATAACAGATGGCATAAGATTGTTATCAGAAGGAAACTTAACAAGTTGGATTTCATTATTGATGAAGAATGGCTCTTAACTGAAGAACCTGTGAACTTCCATTTTGATGACTTCATAGCTACTTTAATGCTTACTTCCCAAGAGCCAAACACCAGTAATGAAGGCACTTTGTCAGAGCTTCTGGTTTATAACCAAGCGCTTACTGACATTGTGTTGAAAGCGCATATGAAGTACGACAAGCTGTATAGAATCAATGGCACGATTGTTAAAGCTGGACAGCCATTTGAAGCAATTATAAGAGCATACTCATGGCGTACTGGTTCATTACTTAAAGAAGTCAAGAGTAATCGTGATACTGGCAATTTCCTTATTCCTTTAACTTCTAATGAACTTGTCTATCTGGTTTGTGTTGCTGCTGATGATAGAGAAATGACAAGATTAAGAGCAGTTGGCGCAATCAATCCTGATGTGGACAATGTTAATATTGTAGTTCCTTGATTTGGCGTGATATAATCGCCATATTATAAAGAATTTCAATGACTTATACATCAGAATATATGGAAAAAGACCAGAATCAGAAAAAGCCCCGTTATAAAAGACTGGAAAAGAAAGAAAAGGGCAAGAGGGATTACATTGACAAAGATGAGTTCTATCAAGCCCTTGTAAAGCATAAGCAAATAACTGAAGAACGAGAACAACAGGGCTTGCCAAGGATTCCCATATCGGATGAAATTGGCAGGTTCATCATGAAATTAGTTGACAGAATATTGAAATCTGGCAGATTCAATGGCTATACAGACTTGTGGAAAGATGAAATGCGAACTGAAGCTCACTTGTCCGCTGTTAAATCCATTGATAAATTTGACACAGAAAAGTTCAAGAATCCTTTTGCTTACTTCACTACAGTCATTTATTACACGTTCTACAACACCATTAAAGAACTGAAGAAAGCCCACAATACAGCCATTGAATACAACACCGAAGAACACAATGACTACACGCCAATAGGCGCTGATGGCTTTGAATACTATGTTTCAGAAATGATTCATGATTCCCTAGCTAATCATGGCATTGGCTTTGAAGCTGGATATACCTACAAGGAGGAACAAGCATAATGTCGGATAACTATATAAATTACGCCCAGAATCAAACAGGCAGATTCTCTTACGGGCAACTTGTCTGGTTTACAGGCGTTGTTGTTGATATAAATGACCCGTTGATGTCTGGCAGGGTTAAGGTTGAAATTGATGGCTACTACACTGGCATTGATAAGAAAGCGCTAATGTGGGCAATGCCCCAAATGCCAATAACAAACGCTTCTGCTGGTGTTGGCGCTTCTCCTACAGGCATTGATATTGGCACACGAGTAATGGGTTACTTTGCTGATGGCGAATTAGCGCAGAACCCTGTTTACATGGGCGTTTACTATTCAAAGCCCCTTTCAAATGTTCCATCATCAAAAATTGGCAAGCAGGAATATGACACGCATGGCAACGCCCAAGAAAAAGACAAACTTCCGGCTAAAACTCGTTATAAGGGTAAAAGACCAAAAGGCGGTTCTGATTTTGAAGAACCAAAAACTCGGTTCAACGCCAAGTATCCCGACAACCATACTTTAATGACAAAGAACGGGCATTACCGTGAAATGGATGATTCCAAAGGTAATGAACGTTTGCGCTATCGCCATCCTTCTAATACCGAATATGAAATTGACAATCAAGGCACTATTGTCATTCACGGTGTAAAAGATTCATGGCATATGGTTGATGGCGACATTTACATTAACACCAATAAAGACATGTGGATAAGCGTTAAAGGCTCACACTACATGCGGGTACTTGGTAATTCAACGCAAGAAATTGATGGCAATCTTGACCTTCACGTTAAAGGCAATATGGATGTTAAGGTTGATGGTTCATTTACACAAACTGTTGGTGGTAGCCATACTTCAACAACTGGTGGCAATGAAACCAGAAAAGCCGCTACAATAAACCTGAATTAAATCATGTTTAACTCCTGTTGTAAATGAAGAAGCCGCCTTTAATCGGGCGGCTTTTCTATTCTTAAAAACAGGGCTTCTAAATCGCGTTTTAAGCCATTATATTAAAACTTTCTAATATACATAAGTCATTGATTTTTATTAGAATTGTTCATTTTACTAATCTACTCTAAAATCCGAAGGGTAACCTACCGGCTCGAAGTTTTAACGCCTTAAAACGCCATTTAGAGCCCTTCTCGCGCATTTTTTAAACCCTATATCAGATACTTAACCGACCATAATTCCAAGTGGCGGCGACCACAATGTTTTAAGTTCTTCTTCTAGCTGGTCAATCTCTTTATTGCCTTCAGCCAGTATCTCTGCGCCGTTAATGGTTGTGCCATTTGCCAGTTGTGTATTACCAAATTTAATCAGGTTCATCCCCCATTGCTTCTTACACAATGCAACAGCATAATTCCTAAGCCAGATGCTATCCCAGACTGGATGATTCTGTTCATCCACTTCAAGGAAGCATTCAATGAGAATGTAGCCATCTGCTCTAACACCTACACTTTTATCACTGATTACCAGAATGTTGCCATGCTTGATGTATTGGAAATCGTGTTCACCCGTTACTGTTCCTTGAATGGTGTTCAGGTAGTTGGTAGTGTACATGTAATTTGGCAAAGCACCAAAGCCCATTACGCCAGAACCGCCACCTGAAAAGTTTGATGGGAAGTAACCGCCATGTGCATAGTTACCCAAGCCGCCAATACCGCCAAAGATTGAACTGCCCATGTTTTGCATGAATGAAGTGAGGACAAGATTATTGCCGTTACCTTGCCTCATGTCTTGGAACATGCCATCAGAAGGATAAACCTTCATGACTGAAAGAACGGTTTCTGGCAGTTTGATTCTGCCGGATGTTTCTTCTTCTTGGTCTAGCTTGTGAAGCATGTAAGCGTGACATGAACCATCTGAATGGAACTCAAAGAACTTGTAAAGGGCGTCATCAATTCTGTGATTCACTTGGTTTTCAGTAAGGTTTACCGTAATCATTGGATGACCTAATGTCTCCATGATATACTCAATGAAGTCATCTCTGGTTGGAATTGTTCTCATTGTTGAAAAGCCTTTTGAAGGAAATAGTTACAAGATATTTCTATTAAGTGATTGTTGTTATTATGCTTTCTGCTCTGCCCAATATTGATTACGCCTTTACTGAAAAGAACGTGAAGGCATTGAAAAACATTATTGCTTCTGTTTTTGTTGAAGACAAGAACCTTAGAAATAAGTACCTATTCAAGCCCTATGTTGTCTTTGATGCAGACACGCCTGAAAGTGTTGCTTATCAGCTTTACGATGACCCTAACTTGTGGTGGGTTCTTGTTGTCATCAATGACATCAACAATCCCTTTACACAATGGATTAAGGACAGCGGGCGTTTATCTTTGGAAATTAAGGAAACTGACAATCAGCTTCTATGGTTTATGGACACTAGGAAGAAACGGATTGTTGATGATGTTGACCATAGCAAGTATTTGAAGATGTTACAGGCTGGAAAGATTCTTCCTGAATACATCAATCCTGTTTTTCGTAGGGATTATGAGAATGCCCTTAATGAGAAACGTAATCATATTTGGGTTCTTGAACCTTCTTACGTTTATGAGTTTGCCCAAGAATATGAATGGCTGTTCCATGAACTTGATGAAGGGGTCTGATACCTTTCTGTTGCCCGATGTCTCTTTTTTCTTGTTTTCTTATAAGTTCATCTTCATCTTCTTCCTGATGTCTCTTTTTTCTTGTTTTCTTATAGCCCTTAAGTAACTGTTTTTAAGGGCTTCTGTTCTCTGATGTCTTTTTTGTCTTTTTAATATATAGCTTCATGGGATGGAAATCACGAAGGCTTTATCTATAAGAAAAAGAAAAAAGAGACATCAGGAAGAAGATGAAGATGAACTTATAAGAAAACAAGAAAAAAGAGACATCAGGAAGAAGATGAAGATGAACTTATAAGAAAACAAGAAAAAAGAGACATCAGGAAGCCACTTCTAAGATGTAAGGGAAAAGATGAATATTGGTTGACCGCTTTAAGTCTTCCAAGATGAAGCTGAAAACAAGCATGAAGCCATCTTAATGTTCTTCTTAAAACAACCCGCCAACATTCTTCTCATGTAAGATAACGAACTTGTAGCCGTTCTCTTTACACCACTTCATCGCCGACGCCCACTTGCCCCTGTTGGTTTCAAATTGGCGTATGTTCAAAAGCCATCTGTTGTATGCCTTCTTGTTCTTATTCTTAGGTGGCTGTGGTGGAATGGTTTGGCTGTAAGGTTTTACTTCAATAGCTAATTTGTAAATTTCATTGTTCTTACCCCTATAAGTAACAAGAAAGTCAATGAAATATCTTCTCATTTTGTTAGTAACTGGGTCGAAGTATGGGATGGCTACTTCTTCACTTGCCCATGAAATGACTTCTTCGGTTAAATCTAACTTATACATCAGTTTTCTTTCCCATGATGACCTGAAGACAATTTGATTTGGGTTGCCTTGATACTTCTCTGGGAACTTTGGTTGGAAGAAGCCCTGTCTGAAGCTATATGCCATTTTGTAAGTTGATGAAATACTGTAATATAAGGTATTTCAAAGGTTTAGATAGAAAATGGCTATTAAAGGGCAAGGTGAAGTTTTAGAATATCCAGTTGGATTGGGCGAACAGCAGATTCCGGGCTGGATTGAGTTTCAGATTAAGAAAAGAAACATGACGCAGATTGGGGCTACCGCTGCTACGATTGGTTTGTATATGCCAGAAAACATTGCAATGCCATCTACTACTTCATGGGAAAATGAAACACACTCCAAAGCAACTGAAGCATTGTTTAAAGGCTTTAGGGAAATGAGCCCTGCTGATGCTATTGGTTATTATCAAGGTTTTCAGGGAATGGATGCTGAAGGCATTTATTCTGCTGTGAATGAGAAGCTGAAGCAAACTGGTAAATCCCTTAGTGAAATGGGCATTGGCGCTCTTGCAGCGCAGGAAGGTATTAAAAAAGCTAACAACTTCTTAAGTGATGCTGAAGGGAACGGTTTGGGTAATGGCGGTTTAGGTGGCGTATTTGGTCTTGCGCCAAATCCATTCTTGACAGCTATCTTTCGCGGGGTTGACTTTAGAACGTTTGAATTTCAGTTCAAATTCTATCCTCACAACAAGGAAGAAGCTGAACGTGTTCGCAAGATTGTTCAGTTGTTCAGACAATCTGCTTTGCCTTCTTATGGCAGGGGAACAGTTGGCTTAGGTGTATTTGACTATCCAAACGTGCTGAACATTACCTACAAATGGGGCAAGGATGACAACTACTATATGCACAAGTTCAAGCCCTGCGTTTTGACTGCTATTGATGTCAACTATACAGGGCTTGGCGGGTTTTACGCTTTTGAAGACGGCGATTCTGTTTGTACTATCCTGAACATGCGCTTTTCAGAAACAGAAATCGTGGTTAAGGATGATGTTCAGAAAGGCTATTAAGCCATCTGTTTATTGACCTTGTGTTCTGTACTCCGCATACACTTCATGCCCGTAGTAACAGTTCACTTCAATTTCCATCTCCTGATTTCTGGTGTTCCTAATGGCTTCCCATTCAGCAGGAATATTGAACAGTTCCCTTTCTTCAGGGTCTTTGAACTTGATAAGTTCTAAACGAACGCCATCATGCAATCTCAATTCCACGATTGAGGTTGCGTTTTGTGGATTTGGATTCTGAATGTAAGCTACCAGTTCCTGAAAGAATGGTGAAGCATATAAACGAGCCATTGTTTGATTTGGCTGCTGTTCTATGGGATGCTGGTCATAATAAAAGTAATACTTCAGCAAGTCTTCAGGGCTTACAAAGTATGTATCAATTTCTACGTATTCCCTTAAAGCATCTTTTGTAGGGTCTTGGCAAGCTGTACAAAACTGTATTGATGGAATTTCATTTCTTAATTCTTCTTTTCTGTACAGATTCGGGTCTTCTGGCTTAGGTAAATCCGAGCAGAACTCTGTAAGTTCCAGTTTTACAAAATCTGGCAATGAATTTAATACAGTTTCTTCTTCACAAGTAGGGCAAAGTGAAGGCGGTAATGGGTCATGGAACTGTTCTTCGCCTTCACAAATTTCATGCTCAATAACTCGTTTAATGGGATTGATAACAGGCTTATCAAAAGACCAGTTATTAAGAATCCTGATGCAGAACCATCTTTCATCAAATTTATCTGAAAGACCTTCAGGCAGAAGCATTCTTACCTGCACTTTTATTCTGAAAACAATACCAAATGAAACTTGTACGCCATCATGATTCTGATAAAACCAGTTGAAAGATGGCGCGTTTACTTTGATGTAGTCATCTAAGTTGCAGGGCTTGCCTTCGATAAAGCCTGTTTCGGTTAGTCTTAAACCAAGTGGCAATTCGCCTTCTAGCAGTTTGTATCTTAATGGAATATCACATTGCCTGTCAGGTCTTCTTGGGAAGGTTTGTAAATCTACAGTTAAAGTATTACCTGTGGATACTACAGGCTGGAAGGTTTTAATGATTCTGTAGCCCTTTGGAATGACTTCAAAGGAAATGTGAACATCCGTGTTTGTGAAGATTTCAAGGTAATGTGCTGCTGCTGGCGAAATGTCCCTGTACCATTGCTGCGGTGAGAATGGAACGATAGTTGTCTGGGAATGCCTTCTTAAAGTGCCATCTATATCTTGTTGATACAGAATGAAATCTAGCTTGTAGTTGGCTAGTTTGGCTTCTAGTCGTTTAATGACAAAAGTAAGCGTGTCCGCATTAGACAAGAGTGGAAACTTGTAGTAAGTGGATTTGTTGGCTTTAAGGTCAGCAACAACGCCATCAAACGGGTCTTTGAAGGTTTCCTTATCTTTAATCTTCCGGGCTAGTTCTTTAATGGGCATTTTCTACATGAAATACTTGCATAAACGTTTATTATTGTAAGTATTTCAAATGATTAAATCAATTTTTGAAGGTAATTCGCCTGTTCTGGGCGAACTAAGCGAAGGAAAAATCACTGACTTTGTTGTAGGCATTAAACAGAAGCTGAAGGATGCCAACAATATGGCTGATGTCGGTAAGATTAAGCAATTCATCTCTGTTAAATGCGATTCTTCAACAGCCAGAGCATTCATAACTGAATGGCTTACCGAAGGTCTCAAAAACAAAACCCTGTATGTTGAACGGGATTTGGCACAACTTTTCCCTACAGCCGATGAAAGCAATTCCATTGCCTTTTCATGGAATCGTAGTGGCGAACCAAAGGAAATCTTCTGCATCGAATTTGCCACACAACGCAAACGCATTCTGTTGCATTCTTTCCTTGGCAAGACTGTGGAGCTTAAGAATAGCGATTTGTCATTGGATAAGAACGATGAAGATGCCACCATTACTTCACTTGAACAGTTCGATGAACAAATTAAAAAGGTAAGTTTTGACTTGGAAAAATTACAAAGTGAAATTGCCAGATTGCAGAAAGTTCAAAAAGCCATTACGCTCAAGAAAGACAACTGGCTGAAGAAACTGTTGATGAAACTCTAAAGCCAAATTAAAGACAAAAAGAAAGCCGCCTGTGATGGCGGCTTTTCTTATGGGGAGAACTTTTAGTTGCTGCCACCAATTTCACTGAAGGAAACACCAGACTTCGTAATGATGAAGTTAAGCTGGATGTTGTTGATAGAGTTAAGCGGCGTTAAGTAAATGTCGGCAACAAAGCGCTGTTCGTTCTTAACCTGTGGCGTGTTGTTAGAATCATCACAAACCACTTTGAAGGTTTCCAAACCACGGCTAGCTTGAACTTGCATCAGAACAGGTTCTACCAAGGCGCGGAATTGTGCTTGAGTAATACTGTCGTTGAATTCAAACAGCGTGTATTTGGCAGCATTTGCAACGATTTTACGCAGTTGAATCAGCAAGCGGCGAACACCAATCTGACGCAGCATTGAAGGCTTAGTCAAACCAGTACGGTCGCCCAGAAGAACAACACCAGTACCGCGTTCACTGGTTACACGGTTAAATGACCATTTATAGAACTTGTCAGCATCATTGCGAGAAGGATTCCAGAGTGTTTTCTGAATGCCACCACGGAAAACGCCACGAGTATAGCCACCCGGTGAATACCAAGGTTCATTAGTAGTATCAACACGTGCAATCAAACCAGCAATACCAACGTTATCAGGGATCCAGTAGGTTTCATCAGTATGGCGATTGTATTCCAAGAACCAGTTTGTGCCTTTTACCAGATAAGAACTGTAACGGTTCAGTTCTTTATCAAAAGTTTCCAATCCTGCAATAGCATCTGTAGTGGATTTGTTAGCAAGGTCTTTGAAACGGGGGCTAACAACTAGTACACAGTCTTGGCGGGGTTCAGCTACTTTATCCAGAACGTGCTGTGCTAAACGTACAACATAATCATCTTTCACAGCGCCCAAGAACAGAACAGCAGCGTTTGTTGATTCAGCGTTACGGAACAAATCCCAACCACGAACGAAGTCAGAATCATCAGCAGCATCACCAATAGTACCACCAGCTAATGTACCTCCGTAACCAGTGTGCTCGTTAGTAGCTGAAGGAGCGGAAGTGCCATCTTTACCGTGTTCCGGCATTTTCAGGGTTTTGAAGTTAGAAGGCTCACCAGTAATGTTGTCTTTTTGCAGTTTACCCCATTCAGTAATAGCTTTCGGGTCAGTGGTATCGAACAGGTCAGTATCCGGGTTGTCCATTACATAAACATACTTAGATTGTTCGTTAATGATGTTTACCCAGTAATTAGCTCTTAAATCCAGAGTTCTGCCATCACGAGCTTTAGAAAGGAATTCATAGGTTTCCAATACAGTATTCGGTGAACCCGTGAACAGACCAGTGGTATCAACGATTACAACGTGAAGTTCATCGTTCTTAGAACCTTGGGCTTCGGCGTGATGTGAAGTTCCCGGAGGTGCAGAGAAGTATTCGGCGTATTCCCAATGGTTGAAGTTGCCTTTATCGGCGAGGCTTACTTTCAATGAGTTGCCAAGATAACCCGGATACTTGGCTGCGAATTTATGACCTTCTTTTGTGTTCTTGCCCATCAATGAGAAAGCATCACGGTTTTCAATAAGCAAGCCTTTCTTGGTTTTTTCTAAAGTTGCGTTTTTGGCAGTTGCAACGTTTACAACCCGTACCAATGCTACGTTCTGGGTGTAGGTAAGTGCATCAGTAACAGAAGTGAAGTAATGCGCGTTGTTTTCGTTAGGTTTGCCAAGTTGTTCAATGAGGCTTTCTTCAGTATCAACATAAGTTACTTTGAATGCAGCGCCCCATGAAGTTTCAAGAACAGTTCCGATGGTAGTAACGCCAGCCGCTTCAACAGAAAGAGACTTGTCGATTTCGGTAACGTTAATACCCGGAGAAGAGTAGTTGCTAGCAGGCATATGGTTTAATCCTTAATTAAGAAACAATAATAATTTCATTGGGTTATTTTCACAATTAAGGATTTAAAGAATTAGTGGCTTTTAGCTATTCTGTCGAACCTGCCATGCGGATGCTCTAAATGAGTTCCTATACTTCTTAGCAGCGTTTACATGATGGGTTACAGCAGTTACAAAGAATTTCTGTTGTTTGAAATCTTTGTCTTCGTTGTAAGCCCTGTTCTTGATGTCATGGTCAAGATACTTGATATAAATGTTCTCGCCTAAAAGAGAATGAGATTTACAAAAGCCATGTGTACTAAACATTACAGAAGTTAGTGTTGGCGTAAGCATGGCTTTCTTGGCTTCCAATGCCCATGTTTCTACGCTTTCATTTAATGAAACGCCTTCGTCAAAAACCTTATCAATTTTTGAAATGTACATAATGTTGGCTTGGTTATCGCCATATGTAGTAAACTTCTTGTCTGAAACAGAGAAGACATTTACTGAAGCGCCATGAAGACCAGCCATTGTGTAAAGTGTGTCTTTTTCACCTTCAAAATGAAGATTAGCGAAGTGCAGATTGTGATTGCCTTGATAAGTCATGGCGTTGCTTAGTTGCTGTGAAAATGTCATTTCCGCAGGCTTGTCTTCCATGTCTGACAAGGAAAGTAAGTAATACTTCGGATTGCCATGCAGAGATGTATCGCCACAGAAGAATAGATAATCCCTTTTTGGCGCTGTTGCTCTTAGGATTGTGTAAAGGGCTGTTAAAGGGCTTACATTGGGGGCGATGTATGAGATTTTGTTCTTTGGCGGTTCTCTGTAGGATTTATGTAAAGTGCCAGAACACTTTTGCATTAGCTCTTGTAGAACTTGTGAAGATTCTTTATCTGTAAAGGCTTCAGTTACCCTTGAAGTAAGGTCTTTTTGTAGCCCTTTGTCATTGAGTATTAACGAATAGCCTACTGACCTTTCTTTCTCATCAAAACGGTTCAGAATGTTAGTGATTACAAAGCCCATTAGAAAAGCGCCATCTGTTTCTTTATTCTGCTTGGTTTTCATCTTCACCTGAACAGTATCGCCAATTTTTATGTTTCTAATGAGTTGTTCAGAATCAAAAAGCTGAAGTTCTGCATTCATAAAAGGGCTGAATGCGTCCTGATAAATCTTCAGGTCAAGTACGTTTTCTGTAAGTTTTACGCCTTTTGAGGTAACTTGGAACTCATCTAAATCTTCATAACTTTGATTTTTCATGGCTTTTCTTTTGGAAATGGGTAAAATCTATATAACTATTTGTTTTTAGTGAATTATTTACAATGGCACTAGTTTTTGATGCTTGCGCGCGCACTTTTCCAAAGGAAAAAGTAGCTTCTGATAACACTTTTCCCAAGGAATATGCTCTGAATAGGGAAAAGTTAGGCTTCTTCCCAACGCCTTTTCTGTTTATAAAAATGATGGATAAGCTGCTACATGGCGGGGATTTTGTAATGCCTAAAGATGGGCGATTTGGAAGTACACCCGGAAGCTGTAATGTTTTATCACTTGGGCTTTTAACGGTAATGCCAGATGAAAATGGTCGTGGGCATGTTGAAGTCAAAAGTTCTGGCAGTAGCTATGAACGGATTTGTTTGTTTCCTTCTACATTTGTAGTCAGTAAAGATTATCCTGATTACTACGTAAACAATCAACTGCTGATGTTTGATGCGCCCTTCTTAAGGGGCAAATCATGGGGTGAAGTTGTTGGTGTTGGTATTTGGGATAAACAATCAGGTGGCAACTTATTACTTACAGCCAAACTTTCAACTTCATTTGTTATTGAGGGAAATTCTGATGCTTATGGCTTTGCCGAAGGTTCATTGTTTATTAGTAGTAATTGTCTTCAGCAGGATTTAGCCGCATTTCAAACATTGATAACTGGCTCTACGAAGAAGAAAGACAAAGCCCTTGAAGAAGCCACTATCACTAATATTTCTGCACTGGCTTTAGAAGATGAAGAAAACGCTGCTGTTCGTATCGAAGACAAGAATGAAACTGTTGCCAAGAAAACGATGAGTAGGACAGCTAAGAAAAGAGCCGAAGAAGAAAAGATGATGGCTCTTGGTAAAAAGACTTTGAAAAGGAAGAAGAAAAAGAATGCTAGAAAAACTAAGTAATTTTTGTAACTGTGATGATGGCGTTCATGAGTTTACGCCAGAGGAATCATTAAAACGCTTCTGTATGGACTGTAAAACAGTTCTACAGCCAGATTTGCCAGATGCCCCTATTGATAACCCTTTCTGCCCTGTTTGTGAAGAAGTAAAACCCAAGGAAAAGGTCTGCTATGTTCAAACTGAAGAAGTCTGGGATTATCCAAACTACAACAAGATGATTGGCGATAAAGCTAGGCATTTGGGTAAGGTTAAGTTCCCTTGTGATGCTGATAAAAACCTAACTGAAGAATGGAAAGGCATTATTGAAAGAGACCATTTGACATGGAAGAAACAGGAAAGAGAAGCCATCATGAGAACATGGTGATAGAATATAGTCAACTTAAGTTTTAACTCTCTGGGAGAATATTGAAATGACCGAAAAAGAATCTTTGCAATCCAAACTGGTGACTGTTTACCTTCAGGAAGGCTACACTAAGGCTTTTGAAAATGGCAGTGTTGTGGTGCTTAAAGAAGCTGAAAAAGAACGCTTCATTAAGATTGATGAAAACGGTGAAGTGGTTGCGTTTAAGCCCCTTAATGAGAACTATTCTTAAATGGCATATAATATCTTTGATGCTATCCGCGATACCTTGTTTCATCCGGGCGATGCCTTTGTTGAAAAGGAAATTGCATTGGACAGAGCCATGACTTGTGATACTTGTCCTTTTAAGAATATGAATATTTGTAGTCGTTGTGGTTGTTTCCTGCCCATGAAAGTTCGCTATAAAGGTTCTACTTGCCCTGAAGGAAAATGGGCTAGATAAAGAAAGCCGCCCTGTTAAAGGCGGCTTTTCTTTAGGTGAATGTTTATTGAGTTTTTCTAATGTTCTTTTAGGTCAAAGCTACCATCCTCAAGGTTTTGAATCTCGGATAGAAGCATGGGTTGTAGCTCATGCCAACCAATTTCACTTTGAAGGCTGCATAAGTGCCAAGTTCATTCTGTCCCATAGCTTTCAGTGTTTCATTCACGTTAATCACAACTTCAGCATATTCATCAGTAGTGTTATGAGTTACGGATTGATTCTTGTAGCCAGTTAAAAGTGTCCATTCCTTAGCATCAAGTTCAGCACCAGCAGCTTGCGCTACTTTTACATAAACTGCAAACTCTGACCATAAGGGCTTATTCACATCAAACCAAATCTTCAGGTCAGTTGCCGGATTATCCAGCGAAACTGTTTTAGAAACGTACTTGTACAGTTCTGAACCATATTGCTTATGGGTTTCTGGATAGTAGCGTTCAGCCTTATTAAGATTAAAGAAATCATCAGCGTTCAAATGGCTTACTCTATTGCCCATGCAGGTTACTGACAATGAATCCAAGTTAAGCATTGGTGCTACGTACTTATTGCCTTTTGCTGTTTTGAATTTGTATTCATACGTCAAAGGTGAAGCACCAGCCGCATATTTCACGCCGTTCAAACGTGTGTACATTTTAGCAGGATATTGCAACTCAACGTTTTCATGCAGGGCAATGGTTACAGCATCAAAGTTAGAATAGTTCTGTTTAGGAACTGCTGCTTGATACTGTTTCATCCAATGGGTTGTCGGAATCATTTTCCATTCTGTTTGCCCGTCATAAGCTAATGCTGAAGCTGACAAGTTAGCAAATGTGTACATCAAGTTCATTTTGATGTAAGTTCTATTGTGCTGGAATCTACCAGTTTTCGTTGCAGGTGAAGTTACCTTAATAATGAAGGTTTCAGCGTCTTCTACAGCGATTACTTTATGCCCTTCCATATTAGAAAGTTCATGATACGGAATGCCATTGAAGTTATCAGCGCCTCTTTCTGGCAAGCCTTCTTTCACTTGCAATGTAGCAGCCAAAATTAACTGTTCTGGAATGGGGCGTTTGTCATAGATGGAAGCTAGAAGGTCTGCTCTTTCTTTTGAACCTCCTTGTACTTCAATTCTATCGCCATTATACAGGAAGCCTTCGCAATCTTTCAGGGTAAGTTCGTAATCAGAAGTACCTTTAATTGGATTGGCAACAGCAATTCTTCCTGAACCGATTGTATTATTAGAAGTGTCTTTGAACAGCACTCTGGCATCGCCAAACTTCGGCACAGTTGAACCAATCAATGTTGCTCTTACAACAGAACCTTCCATCATGTTAATCATCACATAGTCATCAGGAATAAAACCATGTCCTGATGGCGTGTGAATACGAATTTCGGTTTTACCTTTTTCACATTCGTAAATGGCTTCATACCCAGCGTATTCATATTCGTAGTAATCTTTCTTCACTACGAATTTAGCTGTGCCTTCGTTTTCACTGAAGTTGGCTACAAACAAATCGTATTTGATGTCTTCTTCTTGAATAGCGTTCCAAGTTGTACCGTTTTGTGATACGAATCTTACACCAACAGAAGGCTGTGTTGTGATTTCTTGGTTCTGGTAATTAAGCGCTTTGCCACCCAGTTTAGAAACAAACACTCTAGTATCCGGGGAATCACCACCAATACAGAATGCGTATTCTTTATTGCCTTCAACATAAACAGGTGCATCAAACTCAATTTCTGTTGCGACCGATGCGTCTTCAGAGACTTCAATGTTCTCAATAGCAATGTACTTTCTAGCAAGAATGGTGTCAGATGAAGGATAGCCATTTACTAATGGGCGAATGTCAACAAAGATTTGCTTCGTTTCATCAGCATCCTTATTCTGAAAGTACAGATTGATTTTGGTTACAAACTGATTTCTTGCCGCAGTAAAGGATTGCGCAATGGGGTCGGGCGCATAAGTATTACGGAATGTCGTTGCCCGCTTAGTCGTTTCCGTATGCTGATGAATAATTTCCTTAGAAGTTGAAGCTGGTGCTGGGTCTTCTGTCGGGTTCTCATCCGTTTCGGAATAAGTAGGTGAAGTAATATTCAGGTCTAATTGCCGTTTTTGCAGGTCTAAACCGCCAGCATAGAATTGTGCCGTGGCATAGCATTGTTCCATATTGACATCACCGGAATTGGTTTTGTCATTGGTAATTTTCAGATACTTCGTGCCATTCAAGAACCTACCTTTCGGAATTTCAATAGTTCCAGCGGCAACGCCTTTTTCATTACTAAGAATGTAGGCTTGGTTTGAAGTGCCAAAGTAAGAAGTTGCAAATTCCGTAACGTTCACATCATCAAAGAACAAGTACAGTTTGCAGTTTGGCATCATACCAGCAGCATAGAACTGAATCTTGGTTTCTTTCATGTATGGCAACGGTTTGGCGTCTTGTAAGAACTCTGTGGAATAAGTGGTTTTCTTTTCGCCAATCTTGGATTCTTTAGAGTTAATGGAAGCCTTTGTTTCCGTAATTCTATACGTTGTTGTAGTTTGCTTTTCCTCAGTTGTAGTAGTTTCCTTGTACTTGTAGTACGGAACACTACGCGGATTATCAATAGGTGGGTTTCTTACCGTGCCCTCATAAGTTCTGTTAGTTGAGGAAGAAGTAGAAGTTGCTGTTTCTGATTCCACTCTGGATTTAGAGTTGTACTGGATTTCAGAAACGGGCTTGGTTGTTGAACGGTTCAGCAGTTGGTATTGGTTGAATTCTTTTTGTACGCGGTTAATGTGATTTGCCAATCCTTTTGCCGCTTCCGTGCCAGTATCAATATCCCATGTCAATTTAGGCGCAATGGTTGTATCTGACCATGTGTTATGGTTTGGAACAAGCGTCAATGAGCCTTTACGGCGATACAAGAAGGCTTCGTTAATGGAAGTATGCTTGGAAGCGTAGGGCTGTTCATCTACTTTTTCATGCGTATAAGGCAGTGTTAAGACTTTTGCTCTTACGTTAATGTTGGTAGATGATGCTTTATCCAGTTCTAAGGGGCGGTTAAAGGAAGTTACGTTCGGAACAAGATAGCGGTAACGGGCATTGTTCAAAGCCCTGTATTCCGGGTTTGAAGTGTCTGCAATCGTATAGTTCACAAAGGAATCAATAGCAAAGCCATTCTTGAACTTCTCCAAGCCATTGCCATCAAGGAATTTCTCATTATGCAATGCAGTTTCAGCCATAGTAAGCGTTGTGTAGTATTCCAACGTACCAATGCGCTGTTCCAGCTTGCCAATATCCCGCATGGTGTAGCGTTTGTTTTCAATTCTCTTGATTTTAATATCGCTGGCTGAATAGGTATAAGGCGGGAAGTAAACCTCATACAGGTTCATGCAATCTTCACGGGCAGCAGGCAAATTTGGCTTGTCTGTGGGAACGCCATATTGCTCGCCAATGTTACCGTCTTTATCAATGTAAACGTAATCTCTACGCCCAACGTAATAAGTGGCATCATGAATGGCTGTAGTTTTAACAGCGGGCATTACGGATGAAGTAACCGTGCCGTCCAGAATTAGAGGGCGGAAGTCAATGATTTGCGAAACAGAATAAGTAGTGCCATCAGAAGATTGCGCTGTGCCAATGTTGGCATAGTTGTAATCGTTCTTATCATCCAAGATGGTTTTATAGGAATCAATGGTGAAGAAGCCTGCTGTTTCTGAATCTGAATGTTCTAAGTAGTCAAACGTTACCACGATTTCATCAATAGAAGCATCAATAGTACCACCATGTAGCAATACTCTGCCTTCCAGATAAGCGTAAGGGCGATGCCCGTTATCCAATGTGAAAAACGCTGTAAGGTCTTTTTGCCCATCTTTTGATTTAATAGATTTGACTTTGAGAATATCCGCTTTGCCCAGTTTCATTGGGTCTTTGAAGTCATTGGTTTCGTTACGCTTGAAGGTTTTTACAACATCAGCTTTCAGCGTTTTGGTCTTTTCCTTAACGTTGATAGATTGGAAGGTGCAGACAAGCATGACTTCTTTGCCAGCCAATGAAGCATCTCTAACTACTACGGATTTGCCTGATACAGAAACTTTGCCAGTTGGGTCAACTCTCTTCCAAATACCACCTTCTTTAACAGAAAGAACGGCTGTAGAAACATCAATACTTGCTACTTCAGCTACTTGGAAAGCTACTTCATTTGGTGTGCCACCTGAACCAACTGTACCTACGAACTTATGGCGGCGGTGAATAATCATTGAGCCTTTGTTAGCGTTATCAATGTCTCTCAGGGATTTAACAAAAGGAACAGAAACTACCCAGAACAAATCTGTTTTTGAGTTGTTGAAAACAAAGAAGCCTGTTTGCGGCACTTTAGCAATGAAGTTGGTAGCAATGTTTGTTGCTGATTTGATGTCAGCGAAGGACTTGCCATCATTCATTGTAATTTCAGCAATGTAATAACGGTAAACCGGGTCAGAGCCATCCATTCTTAAGAATTGGCTGTCCCAAACTTTCATTTTGCCTACAACATTACCAGCCGCACTGCCTGAAGTTGTATCGCCATCTTTAAGTTGAATTTCTTCGTTAGTGAAGATGTTCTGGTCGTTATTTGAATTGTTTGCCCATGCGTTAGAACCATGAACCACTACCAAATCCACATAAGCAGGTTCATCAAAGAAGATTGAAGCGGTTTCTGTGGTTACGGTATCACGAGCTTTTCTTACGTCAAAAACAGTTTGATATTTCTTTTCATGACGGTAGCCAGAAACATAGCCAATACCATCACTTACAAATGCTCTAACCAAGTTGTCATCGCCATCAGGGCTTACACCTTGGGCATCATCTTTAAAAGGCGCTTTGTGGTCAATGTACTTCAATGTAAAGTCTTTAACGGTGTAGTTTCCAGATTCTTCATAAGTACGTTGCGCCATGATGTCCATGATTTTTGAATACTGCGTGTCTTCAACCAGTGAAGTTACTTCGCCGTTTTCAAATGTACAAATGATAATGAATCTATCGCCATCAGCAGGGTCAGCAGTTTTGATTAACAGATTCAGCCAGACTTTGAAGCGGTCAGCACCCGGGGCTTTTTCATTAGGATAGCCCAATGCGTTATCAGCCAATGTCGGGTCTTCGTTTACGGTAACGATTTCTTCTACAACATCAAAGCCAATTTTGCCTGTGAATTTTTCACCATACTTAGAATAAATGATGGATTTCTGCGGGCAGTCAATGAAGATGCCATTGTGATACCACTTGCCTTCTGCTACAACAAGCTGTTTAGCCGTATTACCAGTTGGGCGGATGTTGGCGTCAGTGCCAAAAACATCGTTTTGAATCTGGTTAGAAATGTTGAAGGTGTTATTACCAATCGTTTTAGAAGCCTCGCAAGAAGGGCATCTTACATTGGGGCGGTTATTCGCTTGGGTAAGTTCTGTCGTTCTGTCTTGCCCCGAAAGAATAGCCAGTTTTTCACCCCACAGGAATGAAGTCGTTTCTCCGTCAACAGCAACGTTTTCATAAACAACAAAGAGTGTTGCCGGATGTTCTGTGGTTTCTTCGATTGCATCAATAACGCGGGCTTTCAGGTTTGAACCATTGCCAGTGCCATCGCCCATACCAACTGCAATACAAGGAATTTCCTTGTTAAACCAGTCAATCTTAGCGCCTTTATTCAATCTTACCCATGACAAAGTGTTGAACTTGGGCGTGCCGCCTTCAACTCTTGTGCCGTTCTTGAAGATGTTGTTTGCAAAGATGGACTGCTGATTCCACAGAATAGATTGCAGTTGGTTTAGTTCCCTAGCCTGAACGGGATGCCCTGCTTTCAGAAGAACCCGGTAGAAGTTCTTAGAAGGGTCAAAGTCATCAAAGTAAGGGCTACGGTTGAAATTCGCTGTGTTTGCCACGTGTATTCACCTAGTATTTGAAAGTTTGAACTCAATATCAGCTATTTAGAATACCATGCTGAATAGCTAGACACCCAGTAAATTAAAGCCCTCATTTCTGAGGGCTTGTTGTTTAGATTTCATCAGCGAAGAAAGCATCTAATACTTTCTCATGGTAGGCATTCACTTGTCCGTATGTTTTGTCCTTAGCTTTGGAAACTTTGTATCCCATTTCCACAGAAAGCTGTTTAACTTTCTTGGATAGCTGGGCTAAGTCTTCAGCCGAGTAATTAAGGTCATGAAGAACGCTGTAGCCTTTCATGGTGTAATATTCCTCTTCCTGTTCATAGACTTTAAGCCTAAGTTCAAGGTTTCTATTCTTCTCTTGTAGCAACAGGATTTCTTCGGTATGCGTACCAATCTGGCGTTCATGGTCAACTAATTGTTGTGCCATGCCAAGTAGTGTTTCAGCGGGTGTCAGTTTTTTATTGTTCGTTATAGCGTCAAATGCTCTGATTACTTTGAGATTGAAAGCTGGGCTAATCCACATAGCATAGGCATACACAAGTTCTTTACAAACGAATGTACCACCATTATTGCCATTTATTACTCTAACTACTTGATTTTCAAGCGCTACCGGATTTCCGGCAGCGGCTTGCTCCGCCTCCAATTCAGCAATAAGCTCCGTTGTTTGCTTGTTTTCAAGCCAATAGTTAGGGCGATGTCTTGGTTCACCGCCAGACGCCTTATGCAGGTCGTTAAGTGAGTACAAGCCTTGTTAAAGTTTACGTTAATATTTGAAATGACTAAATTTGTCATGTTAATATCCTTTCTGTTAATTAAAAATTAAAGCGCCAGTAAGACCTATTCCTGCTGGCGCTTTCTAGTCTAACAGCTTAGACATCAAGAATCAATCACATTGCCACAATGAAATAATAATGAACACTTAAGATTTTCCTCACATGCCAGAAGTAAACAAGCCAACCAACATTCAAGCGGGGCAAAAATTTAATCCTTCAATACTGCACCGCTTTCAGAAGTTCTTAAGGGATTTCCTTAGAAGACCCACCCATTACCGCCAAAGACAAGCGCGTAATGCCCTGCAATGGTACTTTAACCGCTTAAGAATCACTGCCAAATACAACGCTGATAAGAACTACAAAGCCTTTGCTACAGTGCATTCCCTTAGAAGAGGAGGACTTTTCCAGTACACCTATGACCCTAAGTGGAAAGATGTACTGCCCTATTACGATAAGTTCCCATTGATTATTCCCATCAAAATGACACACAATGGCTGGATAGGTTTGAATGTTCACTACTTACCGCCCCAAGTAAGGGCTGTCATTTTTGATGACATTGTTGAACACGGCATGAAGAACAAGAACGTCATGATGGTTAGTATGGCTTGGGTTGAAGCGTATAAAAAGCATCCTGTTATTAGAGGCGCTATCAAACGTTACTTATGGAAACATGTAACTTCGCCATTAGTAGAAATAAGAGAAGAAGAATGGGCAACTATCGTTATGCTGCCATCTCATGTCTTCGTTAAGAAAAGTGCTAATGAAGTTTGGAATAACGAACTTCGGAACAACAAATAAAAGAAACGAAAGAAGGAGTGAAATATGGCTTTATACGATTACCGTTGTTTTTATAAATGTAAAGACTGTTTGAAATTGTCATTTGTAGATGGCAGTTTTCATTTTGATGCTTCTTACAAATGCCCTCATTGTTCTAGCGCTAATACTGAATTTACCAAGCGTGAATGTTTGAATGCGCCTAATGTTATGTACAGGGCTAATGCCGGAATTAGAAAAGACATTCAAAACTTACAAGACAGAGTGAGTTCACAAAGAGAAATGGGTAAAAGACTTGGGCTTTACAATGGCAACTAGTTAAAATCTATGATTTAAAAATAAACGCAAAAGCCATTTAACGATTGTTTTAATTAAAGGATAACCACCGCCATGAAAACGAAAGCGTTGATGGCAGTGGTTTTTCTAGCATCTACTGCTGTCATTTTAGAAAAGAAAGTTGAAAGAGAATATGAGTATCTTAAGGATGCTGAATATGTTTGTGTCATAAAACAATTCACGCCTTCTGGGGAAATCTCTAAAACTTACTATACAAAGGAGAATATCAAAATTGATAGTGCTGCCATCATTGATGTTCACGGAGCTATCATTGATATTTCTAAGTTCCCTTACAAGTCCTGTAGGCAGCTTGATAACACGAAGCCGCCTTCCCTTCTGGATTTCTTGTAGTGAAGCCACCCTTCTGCTGATGAACTGGGTGGCTTCTTCGTTTTTGTCAGTGTAGATAGTTGTCTTTTCTTGTGGTGTTGAAGTAGGCTCTTACAGATGGCTTATTAGAGTTGTCTTTTTCTGTTTCATCTTACAGCCATTTAAAAGATGGCGTACAGTTGTTTTTTGTGTTTTGTTCATCTTAGAAGATGTCTTTCTACTTCGTACAGTTGTTTTTTTTTCTTTTTTCAACATATGGACAACAAGAGAATGAGTGAGCGCTAGCTCTTCTAAGATTAAAAAACTTAAAAACAACTCTAAAAGCTTTTTAGAAGATTTTTAGAAGCCATCTTAGAAGCTATAAAAGCCACTTCTAAGATGAAAAAAGAAAAGACAACTGTATAACAAGCTATCTTTTTTTAGAAGTCACTTAGAAGACTTCTTATAAATCTTCTTAAGAACCATTCTTCTTTAATAACACTTAGCTTTTATCCAATGTCTATAAGGCAGCAGTTCAACAGTATCTTTTATTGTTAAGTAATCCAGACGAACACCGTTTTCATCAACATAAATATATTCATTTTCTAGACAACCTTCATCAACAAATGAAACATCATATTCAGTCATCATTTCAATGTGAACTTCATTTCCATAGAAACATTCAATAGGTTCTTCGTAAATCTGAACTTCAAGAACGTTTCCTTGTGAAATTTCTGCATCTAGTTTTTCAGTTGTTGAAAGTGCTACTTGAACATTATTGCCATACCAGATTCTCACTTCCCATGTAATAACTTCTAAATCAATTTCAAATGAATTTGAATAATAGAATTGCCCTTGTAGATTAGGTGAAATCTCTAAATCAACTTTTAACTCTTGCCCTTGGTAAATGTAATTGGCATCACAGTCATAAGTGTATGGGTCAATCATGTCTATGGAAAGGTCATCGCCATCCAAGATTTCATTTGAAGGGCAGGTTTTAATAATGCCAGATTCATCGAAATTAACATTTAAGACCATTCCATCTGCTAGATACATGTAGCCAAGAACATAATCTAGGGTTTCTGAATATTCCAGTGATTGTCCTGTATAGCAGTTCACTTCAAGATTTACCATTGTCGCCAAGTCTAATGGCTGAAGTTGCATGCCATTGATGGCGTAGTGTTCTGAGTTTATATCAGTATCATAATCCTTGTTGTATTCCCAGTAAATGTTATTCCAGCCAATATCATTGAAGGGTCTGTTACAGCATTGTTCTTCCATCCAAATGAACAGGTTGTTTTGCCCTTCTAAGGCTACATAAACCGTGTTTGGATTGTTGCCAATGATTTCTGGCTGGAATATTGAAGGCGGGGTTGCTTCAAAAAGGGCGTTTAGATGTTCAAGCGTTTGCCCTTGGTGAATGTCAATTTGCCCGAATGAAAGCCCGTTTGAACTGTGTCTAAGCTCTACATCATGAATGAAGTAGCCAGTGCCCAGTTCAAGGTCAGACAGCACTTGTTCATCCCAAATGAGGGTTTGCCCTTGTTCGATGCGGGGCTGGAAGTCTGTGATTTCACCTAGAACTGGCTTGAGTGTTTGCCCTTGGTGAATATCAACAATGAAGTCTTTTCTAAGGTCTAGTGAAGCTAGGGTTAGGGTTTGCCCTTGATGGATTTCTGCGCCAAATTCCGCTGGTGAATACCATTCAACAGACTGCCCTTGGTGGATGTTGATATGCCCTATCAGGGATTCATCAAATGTGAGTGTTGTGCCTTGTTGAATGTCAATGACATCCACTTCTTTAGGAATAACAAGGTCAACAGTTAGGTCTTGTCCTTGATGGATTTCAATAGGCGGAACATCTTCAGTTAACTTGATTTCAAGAACATTGCCTTGATGAAAATCAATGCCAAAATCTGCTTGGTAGAATGATGAATGGGGCAGGATTGTGTTACCCTGTTCAATATCCAGCAGAACCAGTTCGTTTGGCGCTGGATTACACAGCAGTTCAGGGAAGATGAAGTTTCTTTCTGCTACGAATTGTTCATAGAGAATAGAGCCATTTGGCGGGACTTCAGAAGAATTAGGGAAGGTAAAATTTCTTTCCGCTACAAAGAAAGCATAATCAGCGGGCTTGCATAAGCGCAAGTCATCTGGAAGGGTTTTCTTGGGCGGATTCTGGGGCATGATTAGTGGCAGCAGCGGAAAGGAAATTTCTTTTATTTAAGCCAGTAGTTTGATAATATTAGCGATATTCAATAATCAAAAGAAAGTGAATGTTTATTCATGAATGCTTACCAAGTTGTCAACCAGAACTTTACATCAGGCTTTGGTGCTTGTATCAAACTGGTTTCCTACCTGCATGACCAGTATGAAAAAGTAGAATGTGCTGCTAATTCAATCGTCTTTTCTAAGGGCAAGTACACTGGCACGATTCTAATTGATATAAATGAGGAAACTTCAGAGCCATATTTGTCGCTGAATCTGGTGTACATGAATGTTGCTAAGGATTCAACACAATCAGAGCCACTGATTGTTACTGATGGTTTGTCAGCAGAAGAAATTCATGTTTATCAAAGCTCATTGCCAGAGATTATTAACAACAAGATTCTTAATGGCATGGATGCCCTTGATGAATACATCCGAACGGAACTTGAAAGCCATTCTGTTGGTGGCGATGATGAAGACGAAGATGAGGATGAAGAATAATTTGTAAAGCGTATAAAGGGAAAAGCCGCCCTATTAAAGGCGGCTCTTCTTTTCTTTCAACCAAATGTATTTAAGCGGCTTCTTTCTCTTTGAAGCCCAGACCAAAACAATCATGACATTTCTTTTTATTCCATGATGTAGCCGTGTTCAGCGGAAAGTAATAGCTGTTTCTTGTTTTCAAAACGCCAGTTCCCGCACATTTCTTACAACTTATAATTTTCATAATGCCTTTATTTATCAATAACTTAATTAATGATGATAGATTTAGGTTCTTCTTTCATGGCTTCTTTAGCTTTAGCCTTAGCTTCTTCTGCTAAAAGAACATCCAGAATAACTTGACGCCCTTCATTAAGCAGCAAATCATATTGGCTAGCGATTTCAGGGTCAGTTGGCTGGCGGAAAAGTTCTGATATGTGAACAGTTACTGAAGGCTCAATGATGGTAAGTGGTGGCAGAAGTTCTGACATGAAAGCCAGACCCATATCAACAACATTAGCATCATCGTATAAGTAGAAGGAAAGCCCTGTAGCCTTACCCGCCATTGCGACGTTTCCTACTTCAATCGCTTTCAAAACAAAATCTACGGTTCGTTTGTGCTCTTTCTTATCAGCATGACCTAGCAGGGCTTCAAAGCCTTCTTCAAGAGTTTCAACTTTTACTTCTTTGCCATCATCACCTTTTGTATAGGAAACATAATAAAGTTTGCCTTCTAAATGTGCCAGCATGGATTCTTGTCTGCCCGATGCTCCTGAAATGAAAGTAGCAACAATGCCTTTATGACCCAAATCCAGCTTGATAATCCAGTTCTTAAGGTCATATGAAAGCAATGTTTCCACAAAATCATCAACACGCACTTTTGGATTTGTGAAGGAAGAATGGAACTTCAGATGTTGAGTTACTTTAATTGCTTTAAGGCGTTGCTGCAATTCGTACATGGTTATCTGGCGCTTGCTATTGCCCCATTGAACAAACATAGCATCGAACAGGTCTTCATCATAAAGATGCAACTCAAGTTCAGCTTCTTTATGACTAATGATGTAATCTTCATATCTAGCGCCATATTTATCACCACATCTATTGTCAGTTTTTTCAACAGTAAGTTCCGCCGGATTGAAGCCAGTGTATTGCAGGGCGTCTTTGATTGAGATTAGAAGTGGTTGAAAACGTTTGGGAAGTTCTGATGTTTTCATTTTGATTGCTCCTTTACGGGTTATTGAATCAAACCCCATCATAGCACTGCCCGCTGCCACTTCAGTTAATTTACAGCAACCATTCATAATGGCTATAAAAATGGCAATTCCTAAATAAAAACAAGCCTTTATGGATGATAGCCGCAATGACAACCACACCATCATTTGATACTTCTGACAAAATTGTTCTACAGATACCTGCAAACACCATTATAGAAATCACGACTAAGCTCGAAGATGTTGAGCAAGGGCTTAGTTTTGTGAAATCTGAACTCGTTCAAATACAAGAAAAGATGTCTGATTTGGGCGAGGAACTGGAAACATTGAAAGGTAAAGTTAAGAGAAAGGGATTGTTTGGCTTCTTGAAGCGGGGCTAAACACTTATGAATGCCCTATCATGGATTTTCCATCTAACTGCTGAACAGATAGCCATTATTGGTGTTGCGGTAAGTGGCACTTACTTTTCTTTGTCTAAAAGTGGCGTTATTCCCAAAGCCATTTCGCTTCTAACTTCTAGTAATCCTGAAGATAAAACACCTGAAACCTGTAAAGTTTACGCTGATGAAAGAGAAAAGCTCCTCGGTGAAAACAAGGAGCTTAAGGATAAGTTGGTTGAACTAAGCCGCATTCAAAAGACATTGCAGCTTAGAATTTCATTGCTTGAGAATGTGATTGAAAGCCAGAAAGGCAGGATTCAAGAGATTACTGGTTTGCTTATTAGCCACGAACAGAAGATTCGTTCTCCTGAAGCTCCGCAAAAAGATTAAAGAGCTTTATAATCGTTACCAAGAAATTATGCCCTGATATTGGTGTAAATTCTCTTAGACAAAACCATTTAAGGATGCTTCTTCTAATGTCCTGAATAGGTGTAAACTCATCCAGAACATCAATATTCATGTTTCTTCTAATATCAAAATGCTTCTTCAAGTCTAATAATTCGCCTTCTTTTGGTAATTCCAGATTCTTGAAAATCAAGTGGTCTTTGTCATCAATGAACATCAAAGTTTTATGGGGCTTGTTCCATTCAATCTTATCGTAGTGGAATGAAGCTGTCTGTTCAAGCGTGAAAGAATAATTGCTGCCACTTCTTAAACACATTCCTTTTAACTCACGCCCTTCATAGAAAGAAGCAAGAATTTCAGCTAGCTCTCCTGAAAGGGCAGTTTTGGTTTTGATTAGTTGAACTAGTAAGCTGCGATATTCTTCAGCAAATTTTTCTTTATCCATCATTGTGTACCATATAGCTAAAAGATTCATTTTCATTCATCGTTGAAAACCATTTGCATGAAAATCACATCTCTAATGGCATCGTAAGTGGAAAAGTGTTTAGGAAAATCCTTCAGCTTTTCATTAAAGCCTTTAGGACGGTAAACTCTGGAATCTTCGCCAGTTAAAACTTCAAGGAAAGTTCTAACGTCCCTTGACATGAAAGGATTGAAGGGATAATCAAGCCCTGAAACCTTGAACAAGTTCCTGACAATAGGAATATCAAAATCCAAGCCCCTTGTCCAAAGTGTTGATTTTCTTGAATAACTGTTTTCTTTAAGGAAATCAATGATTCGTTGGCAGCCTTCTTCTAATGAAACATCATCAGGCGTTGACTTAAGGTTCAGGTCTTGTACTTCTTGGGGCTGTTTCTTCCACCAGTTCTTAGTGTCATCGGTGTAAGAGAATCGCTTTGTAGCAAAGAGTTGTTTCTTATCGAATCTTACTGTCAATGACCGTTTAAGCAGGTCAAATGGGTCATCTTTACCATCAATGTTAAATGGCACGATGCCAAGATTAAGCACCAACGCATCATGGTCTGTGCCAAGTGTTTCTGTATCAAGAAGGAAATCTACTGTTGACATTTAATTGCTCCTAGGGTTTTGAATGATAGTGGCATTTTACACTTGTTTGATTTGGCTTCGCTTACATTCTATTCAGACAAAAGAAAGCCCTCAAAAACGAGGGCAAATTTACAGAGTTTACATGAAGAAATCTTGGGCTACTTGATGAGACAGCAACTAGACATGGGTTAGAAAACTTGCCGCCCCATCAAGCCCCAAAGGAATCCTCTTAAAGTGTAGGCGGGAAAGAGATAAGAAACAGCCAAAGTAAGTAGAGAATCCCTGTTAAAACTGGTGGAACGCCTAGGATTCGAACCTAGAATGCCCGAAGGCGGCGGATTTACAGTCCGCTGGTTTAACCATTCACCCAACGTTCCAGATGGCGGGCAGTGAAGGAATTGAACCTTTCACCTCCATCCCACTTTTTAGGTATCAGTTTAGAAGACTGATGTGGGTACACTGCCCGATAAATGTCAAATGGCAGAGCGGAAAACCGGAGGCAGATGAACCATAAAACTGCCATAAACCCGCTCTGTCATTTGATGCGTGCATTATAGCGCCATCAAAACACTTGTACAGTTAAATAATTGTTAGAAATTCTTTTGCAAAAGGAACTTAACCAAAATGGCAGACCTTAACACTTACAAAATTGAAATTGACCGTAGCCGCGATTACGGCGTGTTTGAAAATCTTACTGAAGCTCAAACTTTCCAGCAGTTCTTGGAAGCCAAGAAAGCTGCTGTTAAAGAAGATGCCGATGAAGGCGACGATAAAGCCACTGATAAAGATGGCGATGACGCTGATAAAGTTGATGAAAATGATGGCGGCGAAGGTGGCGAAGAATAAGCCACTTCAAGCCATCATAAAAGAAAGCCGCCCAATTACAGGCGGCTTTTCTATTGTCATCAATCAATAAATTTACATCTGGCTATCTTCATCCTGCTGCTTAATCAAACCAAAAGGATTGATGAAGCCAGTATCCAATCCCATTGCATCATCCAGTGTTCTTTCTTCGATAAGTTGTTGCCCTTCAAAGATTGAATCTGTATCTACAGCTTCACCGAACTGAACTTCATTAGCATTGAAAGCTGGCTGTGCATTTTGAGCATTGCTATTTGATTTCTTTTTCTTCTTTTTCTTCTTGGCTTCAGCAAGCTGTTCACCAGTAGCCACCTGTTGTTGCTCTTTTTCTTTCTTAATAGAATCAGGTTCTTTGAACAGCTTCTTGGCTTTTTCAAGTGCAGCTTTATTCTTATCCTTCTTGCCACCAGCAGCTTTTTTCTTCAATTCCTCCTCTGAAGCTGGCTGCCAGCCTAATGCCATCAACAGCGCTTTTTCCAGTTTCAAACCGCCTCTAGTAATACAGGCATTGCCAGAAAGCAGGCATTGTGAAGTAGGAATAGGATGTTTGAAGTCTTTAGCAACCAAGAAGAATGGCTTTTGTAGGGATTCTTCATAAGCCTTGTAATTGCGTTCTTCTTCATTTGTCCATGACTTCAGCAGCATGGCTGTTTGTTTGGCTTCATCCCGTTTAGCTTTTAACCGTTGTTCGTTCTTAAAGGCTTCTTCATCATCAGGAAACTGAAAGATGGCAACACCAACAATGTACTTCCAATCGTTATCGCCATTTTTGTGTAAGAGTTGCAAAGGAATTTCCTTCTTGTACTCATACACTTCTTGCCCATTAAGACTTTTAGTACGGGATTTACGCCAGTCTTGGGTTTTGAGTGATACTGGGAATCTTGTTGCTGTTAAATCATTCTTGGTTGTATTGAATCGCTGGTCTTTTGAATCTTTCGCTGTGCCAGCTTCCAGTAAATCATTGCCATTCGGGTCATAGGGCATGTGATGCAAAAGCCCCAAGTAAACAGTATTGGCGTTTAGTTTTACATAAGGTGAAGCTGCTGATGAAACGCTATCGTTTTCAATGCGTTCATAAGGATAGGGTTTTAGACGGTTTGAAATAACTAACATTTCTTTTATGCTCCTTTCTTAATGCTGTCTAACAATAGGTTCGTTTAATGCGCCTACGATGATTTGTGTAAGAACATTGGCGATTTCGTTAAGGTTTTCACCAATAGCTTTACGGTCTAATGAAACGCCTTCTACATTGCCAAAAATTTCTTTTGGATTGGATTTCAAAAGAACTAACTTCAAACGGGGCTTAGTTAATGTGGCTAAAATCATTAACCCCAAATGTCCTGTTAGGTTTATAACAATCGTGCTATTCACAATGTCGTAGAGCATCTCGGAATTGTTCCAGAACTGAACGATTCTGATATTGCCACTTTTCCCAATCTTTTTAATGCAATTATCAGTCTTCGCAATTTCACTTAAGAAATCATTGAGTTTTACTGCCGCATCTGAAGTTTTGCTGTTAATAAGATTACAAATGTATTCAATCTTTTTCTTGATTTGAGTATCATCAAAAGGCACAACATTTACTGTTTTAATTGCTATAAGTTCTTTAATAAAAGGAATAAAGTTATTATAAAAGTCATTCAAAATTTCTTTGTCCTGATGAGACATATAGAACTTATTAGGTGCGTTCCAATCAAATGTCCGCCAATTTACATGAATGATTTGATAATCTTTCTTGCCATTTTTGGGCGTATAACTTATAGAAAGCCATCCTAAATCTGATAAATCAGCTTCTAATTCGTATTCTTTTCTGTTAGCAAAGTTAATAAAAACTCTTTCTCCATAATTGTTAATCTGTGCAGATTTAACATCAGATATATGAATACTATTGATGAAATGAATAAATGGGTTATAAGTCGCAAAATCTTTTCGCTGCTGCGTTGCTTTGTATGCAAGCCTCATTAAATCAGCAGTTTTATCTGTAATTGTTGACATTAAAATGCACTCATTGGTTGTTTTTGATGAGGGCATTATCTTGTAAATTTGGGTTTGTTTCTGTTACAGAACGGTTAGCTTGTGGGACGCGGCAAGAATAACAAAAAGAGAAAGCGGGTTTTATTCCCCGCTTGTTAGATTCAGCTTATTCGTTGTTGGCTTTGCATTCTGGCGTATTCTTCGGCTTCCTGTTTTTGATAATCTTCAATAATGCCAATAGCCAAACGCAAATCCTGCATGGTCATGCGCTCCAATTCGGAAGGCAGGAATCCATGAAGTTTTGTTAATAAAACAATAGTCTTCATGAGCATGTATTCCTGCTCCTCGGAGCATACTACTTTAGTAAGTTATCCAGACCGAATCTATTAAAGACGTACTGCCGTTTACAATGAGGGCAAGTGATTTCCTGCATGATATAGACTTGGGGGCGCTGGTTAATGAACTCAACAATGTCAGAATAAATGGTTAAAGGGAATTGGTCAAGCCACATTACAAATTCTTCTTCAGTAAACGGTTCTTCCCACAGTTCATCATTCACCCAGATTTCAGCAACGCTGTTGTAAACAACCTTGTTGATAAGTTTTAAACGGGCTTGATATTCTTCTTCAGTAAGTTCTTCTTCAAGCTTTTCAATCAGCGCCATTTGTGAAGATGATTCTTCTTCCAGTTTCCGATATTCTTCCCATGTGGGGAACTTCAGCTTGAGAATAACGCCATTTCCCAATTCAAAGGTGTCTTTTTCTGGACGGCTGATTTTTATATCACTGGCATGGAAAGAAAGATTAACTTCTGTATCACAATCAATTTCTTGGTCTTTCAGGATTTCTGTTTCTTCTTCCTGTGTTTCTGGATTGATTTTAGTAACTTCAATGTCTTCAATCACTTTATAAGGGCATTTGACGGTAAGGTCAATAGTGGGCTTGATTGAAAGCAGATAAATCATCATGAATAAGTATTCAATGATGTAGGACTTTTCCTTGTTGATGTTGAAATTCTCTGGCTCAACAACACAGGATTCAATAATCTTACCAAATGTTTTTGTAAAGGTTTCGGGATGCTTCATGTTCGTGATTGTCAGAACATCCTTATATTCCTTTGTAACCATTTGCCTGATGGTGTACTTTTTATCAGGTTCGTTTGGTACTTCTACTGGATAGCGAACGAATGATATTGCTGAAGGTAGTGCCATTTTGGTTTCTCCTTAAATTTTGACTGCTAATAGTTTATTTGCTTGATTTTCTTCATCTTTTACAAGCCCACGACATCCTCCCGCTCTTCAGAGCAGGATTCCTTTAAGCACTAAAGCCAAAGGAACTCGATAATACAACCGAAAGGTTCGCCTTTACAAGCCCAGAAGGGCTTATTATGGCGCTTTTAACGGCATGCCCTGCCGCGATTAGGGCGTTTAGCCCTACGTTATGAATGTTAATCGCTGCATTCAAATCCGCATTTGCGAAAAATCCACAGCTAGTACACTCAAATTCTGATTGTGATTTTCTATTCATCTTATCTACGTACCCACAAGAACTACAAGTACGGCTGGTGTTTGCAGGATTTACTGCAACGCAGTATTTGCCTGCCAATTTAGCCTTATACTCTAGCTTCATACGGAAAGCATACATAGGAATCATAGTCATTAGACGATTGAAAGTTGCCTTCCAATCACCTTTATGCTTAATCATCTTACGAATGTTCAAATCTTCTAGGATTATGCAATCGTGGTTTTTGATTAGATAATTCACTAGTTTGTTTAGGAAATCGGTTTTTAAGTCATTGAGATACTTCTGTTTGCGTTGTATCTTAAGACGAAGTTTCTTTGAAGCGTTGCTTCCATTTACCTTCTTACTTAGACGCGCTTTCAAACGGTCTATCTCTTTGAGTTTATTCAAAATGTTAGGAGCAGAAACGCATTGTCCTGTTGTCATAACAAGATATTTCTTGATTCCTAAATCAATTCCAACAGTTTTGTTAATCTTTACCGCAGGTTGAGGTACTGTATTATCCTCAATGAGGATAGACACATACCATTTTCCTGCTTCTACCATAACAGTACAAGTTCTAAATTCATGTGTTTTCAAGAGTTTAAGGTACTTCTTAGAAGTCTTAAACTTCATGTTTCCTATCTTCGGTAGGAAAATCTTTGTAGCGCTTTGATTAAGACGTAACCCAGATGGGTGGCTGAATCTATCATTTACAAATTTCTTTTTAAAAACGGGGAACTTTGCTTGTTTAGTAAAGTAACGTTTGAACGCAACGTCTAAATGTCTTAGCGCTTGTTGAAGAGGATTACAATGTACTTCTTGAAGGAATGAATAATTTTCATCTTGTTTTAATGCTGTTAATTTCTTTGAATATTCGTTGTAATTGAAATCCTTGTTCTCCTTCGCAAGCGCAAGGAAATGATTGTACACAAGACGGCAGCAGCCTGCCTGCCGTCTTGTACATCATCTTTTCCTGTTCTTGTGATGGATAAAGGCGAGCCTTTAAGGATTTTAACATTTTTAATTATTCCTGTAGATTAGATTGTACTTATTATACAGATTTTACGTACAAGAACAAACTACTAAACAGTAATTTTTATTGCCTTATACCGCCCACTTTCAGGTAGAAGGTCTTGCTGTGTGATAGATTGAAGCCCATGATGCGTTAAATCAACGTTTGAGCCAGTAATCGTTTTGTTGTTAGTGTCAATGATGTAGTAGTTCTGGGAAGCCTTGGATGAAAGGTTCAGGTTCTTGTCAGAATAGCCATTGCCACCTACTAATGAAGCTGACCTTGCAAATGTGTCTGTAATCATGGTGGAATGAATATGCCCAAAGATTACGTAATCCACGTTTTGCCCTTTGTCGGCGTAGCGCCCTTTAAGTTTGGCTACTTCTGCTTCTGGATTCTTTGAAGCCAATGTGTTGTTGCCATGCGTCAGAAGCAGTTTGAAGCCATCAATATCCAGCAGTTTTTCATGAACATCATCATTCATGGAAATGAATTTGAGTTTCTTGTTATTACTGAAAAGCCTTTCAAGGCAGTTGTGAATGATGTAATCAAAGTTATCAGTAGCAGTATGTTTTGCCCATGATACGAACTGTCCTATTCTGGATTCATTGCCAATGACAGAAGCAACATAAACTTCATCAGCCCATACGGCTACGCTTGCAATGAACTCTTGGAGAATATCCAGTGCTTCAACCAATGTTTCTGCTCTTGTTCCAGCGTTCATAGTAACTTCGTCTAGGCGTCTATCAGAGTTCATCATATCGCCAGTAAAAGCAATGACTACTTTCTTGATTCCTTTTTGAGTGAAGGTTTTATAAACTTCATTGTGGAAATGTTTGAGCTTTCTGTAAGCTACTGCGTTGTCATGTTTGTAGGGATGTGAGTTATCAGTGGTTTCGCCAAAATGCAGGTCTGAAAGCTGAATAACACCAACTTTTGAAGTGTCAGTTTCTTCTGAAATGTTATATGAATCAACTGGGGAAGCGAAGATAACGTTTTGCAGGGCTTTGTGAATTTCTTCGTAAAGCGTTGTAAGTGCGGTTACTTCCCTGTCAATATTGCGGTTAATCTTTCTATGTAAGTTGTTTTGGTCTCTAGCGTTTTGTAGGGATTTTTGTAGGCTGATGATTTGGTCTTGTTGGTACTCACTACGGCGTTCATTGGCTTCATCTGCTTTTTCTTCAAACGCCCTTCTTACAATGCCCCTTACTGTTGATTCTTGGGAACGTGAACCAAAAACCAAGTCGGCAATGCTTCTGAAAGAATAGCCTTCTTCTCTTAATTGTATGATTTGTTCGATGATTTCTTCTGAATGTTGCATTGGTTTGTAACAGTTTTGTTTAACATGAATGTGACGATTATAGCAGAAGAAATGAATAAAGCCCTGATTAAACAGGACTTTCAGATTGTAAAGAAAATGTGTGCGGGTTAATATCATCGTTTGGCTCTACTACGTTTTTCGCTAACTTCCATCACTAATATCAAATAAACACCCCACTGAAGACCAGAAACAATCCACCAAATTTCAGGTATAAAATAAATGCCGCACACGCTTATTGCCACAGCGGGAATAATTATTAGCATCAAAGCAATAGTTTTTACATCAAGATAATTCTTATCGCTAAACAAGGCTTCTTCAACTTCTGGGAGGAACAACCAAAGCAATGCGCCTATAAACATCAAGAGTGAAGCACATTCAAATAATTGCCCATAAGTAGCAAATTGTCTTCATTGTTCATTTGTATCACCAACTGGATAATGGCGTAGGCTGTCTGCTGCATCTTCATCGCTTATGTTATTGCAGTTGCCCACCGCATAAATCACAAAAGGTTCTGTCTCATAAGTTACCCATATACCAAATTCATAATAAGGTTCATAGGTAAAACTGTAAACGCCGCCATACACAGAAGTTACTACATATTCATGGTCTGCTGGAATGCTAATGGTTATGCCAAAGTATTCAACTTGCCGCATTGGACATGCTTTGAAGTTTTCGATTTTCATAATTGAATCTCCATAAGACTATCTTGCCAGTGTTTATCTGCGATTTCAGGCGGATACCATGCAACCGGAACATCATTATCTTCGCCGTTTATGTTTTCACGCCAACATCCGGGTCTAAGCACTGGCTCTGTTTCATAAACATAAGTTGAGCCGTCTGCACGCATTGCTATCCATCGTGCATGTGGCGGAACAATCACATCACGCCCGTAGTAATCTTCAACAATGCGATATTCCGGCTCTTTCTTCTCAGGGAATAGCTTGTCCTCCAATGCGCGCGTAAGACTTGTGTCATGCAAATGATTTGGCACTGCGTGTTTTATCCAACTATCCCATGTAATTTGCAAGCCATTCCTTCCAGCCCGATAAAGGATGGTATCCGTAATAATATTAAGCACATAATCTTTTGCTTCGCTTGAAAGTTGTTCGATTACGTCCAAGGTGTGCGCTTGTTCCAGTTTGACAGCTACTTCAAGCATCCATTGTTGGTCACGCGGGCAATAAACAAGTGTGTCACTCCAGCTATCACCTTCAAATATCATTCTGGCATCAAGAGACCAAATTGCACCGGCTTCAGCCTCCCAGAAGCAGTAACTAGCGTGTGGTTCTTCTACAAATGCCTTAATCCTACCATCCACATTAGCTGCTATCCAGTTAGCACGGCTTGGAATGCGCAGAACGTTGCCATAAAACATCACTGTTTTGTGATGTGTTTCAAGTATCATATTCCCTCCGTTTCAAATTTCATAGCCCATTATAGGGCGTGCCACCAGAACTTCCCTTAAGGTTTGTAAAGATAAAGCCTGAAGCTGGTCAGTTCTTCAGGGCTTTATCAATGCGGGTGGAATGTGTTAGTTATTCCCTTTCTTCTTAGCAGTAGTCCGTTTCTTCGGTTTAGCTGGCTTATCCGCTTCTTCTTCTTCTTCGTTCACATCCATCATGTAATCGTAGTAGAACCATTTGTAGTAAGCCAGCAAGTAATCCGAAACTTCATGTGGCAATTTTACCATGTGATTTTTGAAGTATTCTTCTTCCTTGTCTTTCATGAGGAAAGGCTCTGTCATGATTTGAAAAAGAATCTTCATGTAAGCAGGTCTGGCTGGTACTAATTCCTTCAGCTTGCCATCGAACATTTGTGTAATTGCTTTTTGTTCAGGAACTCTAAGCAGTGTAACTGTACAGGGCGCTTCAATTTTGTAGGTGTTTTCTGTTTCTTCTTTCAGATGGGCAATGAAAGAGCCATTTGGCGTTGTGAACCAGCAAACTTTATTAAGATTTGGGTTTGGCTGGTTTTCTTCCAAATGCACATTTTCTTCATAGTCAAAGTAGCCTTCTTCAGCAAGTTGTGCTGATGATGGCAGGTTATCTTTTACTTGCTGTTGTAGTTCTTCAACGATTTTAGCTTGTTCTGGATTCATAGTTTTGCCTTAGTGAATTCTTATTAGTTGATTAGGATAGCATGGGTTGTTTATTGAGTAAATGTTAAATGGCTCTATCCAGTTCATTGTGATTGCTGGCGTCTGATAAATGATGCTTCCTAATTCCGGGATAACGTTGCCATCTTCGCCGTATTCAGGGTATTCCTTAAGCAAAACCAAGTCATACTTATTATTAACCACAACGTAGTCATAGCAGTTTCTAAGGCTTCCTAAAACGTAGGTGAAGAATCTTTTCCAATCATCGAAGCAGTAGTTTTGTAGGATTTCAAGGTTTAGTGGCGATTCTTTGACTTGTTCTTTTGAATCAATGCCAAATGAAGCTACTTCAACGTTTTTATCCTTCATGTCTGAAAGAAAAACATTGCCAAATTCATCCATGCAAATATTGCGGTATCTGTCAGTATTAAAAACTGCTACTGGATAACCACAGAAATGAATGAATCTTGAGTTGAAGCTGGCGAACATTACTTCATCAAGCGAATGTAACTTGCCACATTTTTCTTCTTCTAAGAATGAAGTGCCTTCTTTCTGTTCTGTTTGTCCGTCAGTGTGAATAATGGTAACTGTTTTAGAATTATACTCAACAACGAAGCCTTTTATAGTTGGCAATGAATCTGGGTTAATTTGTATTACAGATTTGCCGCCGATAACCAAGTAAATGTTATTTGATAATTCAGCCATCTTGTTCTCCTTTGCCAGAAGATGCAATGTAACTAAGAAGCGGCAGTAACGCCGCTATTGATGCCATTAGTGATAGTAAAGCTATTGCTGGAATTATTAACCCTGTCATTTTCTCACCTTGCCGCCACCCAGTGATTCGGCAGTTCCAATTCAAACATTTCACACATGGCGTAAACAGCAATTTCATAAGCTCTATATGCCCCTTCGTAATATTCTTTAAGATGGTTATGTGGGTAAATTTGAGCCATTGCTCCATCGGATTCTTTTGTCAAGAATGCTTGAAACTCTTTTAGCTTGTTGTTTAGTTCTTCTTTTTTGCATGTGGTCTAACTCAAAGTTTATTTCTTCCCCATTAACACCATGCAGCGGGCATTCAGCAGTAACCCACCAGCCATGTTCCGCACCATTACCACCTACGCCCTTACCGTAACAATTATCAATAATAGGACAAACACAGCCTTGCTTAGCTGCTTCAACGCTACCGGGGGTTGGTTCTCGTATAATCATTTTCACACCTTCCACAAGCTGATTGCTGCGGCGTCAGCGCCGATTGGATTGGCTTCTCCAATGAACATAAATTCGTCTTTAGAAGAAGCACATACCCACGCCATTATGTCTTCATCGTATTCTGGCTTTTTAGAATAGCTGTAAATTTCGCCATCCTCATCAGTAGCCAGCCATTCATGGTTTACGGGAATGCTAATGATTCTGCCAAAGTATTCAACTTCCCGTAGCGGTGGATTGAAAGTTTCAGTATTCATTTCACACTTTCCTTAAACTGTTTGCTGGTATAGCTCTTGGCGGTGTAACTATCTTAATGAATATAAATTCGTTATCAGCAGAACCACCAACCCACACCATTATGTCGTCGCGGTATTCAGGTTTTTGGGAATAACTGTAAATGTCACCGTTGCCATCAGTTGCTACCCATTCATGGTCTTCAGGAATACTAATTTTCATTCCTAAGTATTCAACTTCCCGCGTAGATATTGGTAATGAAAATGGTTCAGGGTCTTCAAGATTGTTTTCTTCACATTGCACTTTCTTTATGCCGTAATCACAATAATCTTTACCATCTTCTTTCCATTCATGTGTAATGAATGCCCTGTGTGTAATAACACCAGCGCAAATTCCTTCTACGTCCGCTAGCCATGTGCCCTCTGCGCCAGCTATGATGCGCATGTCTTGTAGAAGTTCTTCCGCCATATGCAGGGCTTCTTCTTCGGTTTCAAATTCATAGAATTCGTTATTGGCTGCATTGAACACGAAGTATTCTGGCTTATTGTTCATTTCGCCTCCTTTTGGATAATGGCGTAGAGTTTCAATAGCTCCCGGTTCACCAGCAAGAGTAAACGTGCCAATACGCACATCTTCTGCTCCATAACGTCGTTGTGGAATTATCCACATTCCGTTCAATTCCTCTGGGTTTGCCGAATAGCTGTACACGACACCATCATCGCCAGTAGCTACCCATTCATGTTCTGCTGGGATACTAATTTTCACACCGAAATATTCAACTTCCCGCATAGGGCGTGGTGTAAAGTCTTTAAGATTCATTTTCACACCTTTTTCAGACTATCTTGCCAGTTAGCATCACTTGTAGTTTCATCACGCCAAGCAACTTGTGTCATTTGTCCACGTTTTTCCTGCATGCCATAGCCCCAGAAGAAACCTGATGAAATATCTGGCTGCATATCAAAAGCCATAACAGCGCCGTTCCTGTTCATCGCTACATAAGTTGCCCAACTGGGAACGATAACATCAGAGCCGTAATAATTTTTGATTACTTGATATTCAGGTTCTTTCTGTTTTGGAAAAAGATTATCGTGCAGTAAATCTCTAACAGGGCTTGCTCTTAGGTAAGATGGCGCTGCGTGTTTCATGAGTGCGTTAAATGTATCTAATACACTGCATCTCACTGATTTGATACGGATAGTTTCGGCAACATCTTTAATGATGCTGGTCATTGCGTTATGAGAAACAAAATCATCCTGTACAGAATGTGCTGCATTCAGTTTACCTACAGCCTCAATCATCCATTGCTGGTCTTGCGGGCAATAAGCAAGGGCTTCTTTCCAGTTATCACCTTCAAGTTCCATGCGGGATTCAAGATTCCAGATTACTAGATTGTCAGATTCCCATACATCATGGTGGCGAATGATGTATGGTTCATCTCTGAACGCCCGCATATCACCATTTTCATCAACAGCTATCCAATTAGCATTGGCATTGATACGTAGAACATTACCGTAGAACATAACTGTTTTATATGGTGTTTTAAGTTTCATGTTTGCTCCTTTAAAAAATCTAGCCAAATTGAGTTTATGAGACTTCCCATTCCAGATGCTTTATGCCCTGCTTCAGGATTTCAAGTGCGCACTTTTTACAAACCACAGTTTTCTCCTGATATGGGATTTTCAGCGTTACATTGATTTGGTAGTCTTTCGATGTATCCATGAAATAGCTGAACGCTTTTCTGATGCCATGGAAAACATTTTCGTATTCAGTTTCCTTCCCGCATTTATCACAAGTGTAAACGCAGAGTTCTATTTTCTGGATGCCCATCACTTCGTTCCTACAGGGAAAAGTTCATCCCGCAGAATAGCAATAACCTTAGAATCATGCGCTGATTCTGAAACAGCGTGGGTAAGGAATGCGTCATAAGCCTGCTGTGTATTGTCATATGCGCGTTTGGCATTTTTCTTAATATGACCAGCAACAAATTTAATTACGTTATACGCAGTATCTTCGCTTTCATGTATATAAATGCTTGCTGCGAGTGCAAGCATCGCTACTGATTCAATCATCCATTCTTGGTCATGTAAACAGTAAGTAAGAGTGTTTCGCCAATCTTCACCTTCAAACTCCATGCGAGTAGCAAATTTCCATTCTTCCCATCTGTCACTTGCCAACAACCATAGCTAAGGTATGGTTTTTCACAAATGCCATAATGACACCGTTTTGGTCAACGCCTACCCAGTTGGCTCTAGTGTCAATTTGTAGAATATTGCCGTAGAACATCACAATTTTGTGTGGTGTTTTAAGTTTCATGAAGCCTCCTTTATTCGTTATTGATAATTCGCTGTAAAGTTTACGCCATTCGTTCAGCGTAAGCTATTACATCTTCTTTAGAATGGAAACACCAGCCCATACTAAGCAGCCTTTTGTCAGCACTAGTTCCCAACCATTTAACCTCGTAATAGCCATCTTCTGAACTAATATCAGGGAAGTAGTAAATTTGCCCTTCCTTAACTGGCAGGAACTTGACAATACGCATCCAGCGGTCACGCAATACTTGTGCTAAGTCCTTAGTGAGTACATTAGCGTGCAACTTACCCAATGCTTCTTCACATTGTGCTGCAATATCAGCAGAATATTGATTTTTATTTACTGATTCCCACAAGAATGTGTCTTTGTATTGGCTCAATTCATCTACAATATGGCTAGGAAGTTTGAAACCTTTACTGTTGTACTCATACAAAGCTGCATAAACTCTTGTTAAGTATTCAAAACCGCCTTTTACTTCATCAGGTAAAGGCTTTATTACCGTTTCTATGAGTTCATCGTAGCCATTATCGTCATTATCATTAACGGCAGTAAATTTAATATCAAGAAGAGCATTAATGAAATCATTCAAGCCATCTGTAGTCATTCCAACGAAGTAGCGACCAGCCAAATCAGTCTTTTCCTTCCAAACTCTATAATGGCAAGTAAGCCCGCACAATCTGTGCAATTCATAATGCAGTGCATTGATTTTGTTTTCCTTTACATCAGCGGCTTCTATTTGTGCACGGATTTTCAGGTCTTCAGCACATGCTGGATTGTACCAGTTATTATAAAGCATCTTGTGTACTGCCATCGGAACAAGATAATCCTCGAAGTAAGTTTTCAATTCTTCCAACGGTTTAATCTTTTGGCGTGAATATAATTCAATCACTACTTGCAACATTGCCCACCAGAAATTAGCCGGAACACCGCCAGCTTCAGATATGGCTTTTTCTAAACGTGGCTTAAATTCATGAATATTCGTTGTTTTTCTCCTCTTTTATAGTTGCACTTTACGCAGGCTATCACGCCATTTCTTTCCAGCTGTGTTCTGACTGCGCCACCCTACAATAAAAGCATTCTTGAACCCAGTTGTCATCCATTCGCCGTCCTCTCCCGTAGTTGCTACCGGGCGTTCTTCGTAACCCCATACGCTGCCATTACTATCCATAGCAATAAAATGCACCGTCTTTGGAATGATAAGACCAGTGCCATAGTAATCACGGATAAGAAGGCTGTCATCTTCAGGATAAACGAATTTCTCCGCTTTGATAAAAGGCACTGTTTCTTGGAATAACTTCTCTTTGAAAGCATCAACAAATTCCTTGCTTACCACTGTAGTAACGCCAGAATGTTTATAGAAACTTTCCCACTGTTCTTTTATGCTGGCTGGCGTTATTGTGTCTTTCAAAGAACCTATGGTGCTACGGAAGGCTTCATCCGTCAGGACGCCTTCCTGCAAATTAGCCCGCATGAACTCAATAGCCATTCTGTTCCGTAGTGTAAGCATCCATTCATGTCCTTCACCTTCACAATTTGTCAGCGTATCTTTCCAGTCTTCATTCTCATCGAAAACAGCCACCGCGCCAGCGTATGTTGAATATAAACCTTTCCAAATGTTCTCGTTTTCAAGAATAATGGGTTTATCGTTGTAGGAATAGACCTCGCCATTGCCATCAGCGGCAACATACATCGCATCAAAATTAACACGAAGAATGTTCCCATAGAACATAACGATTTTTTGCTTGAAATCAAGTTTCATAATAAGCTCCTTTTTTGTAAATGTGAAGTTTATGCTGGTTTGTCGGTAAATTCCATTGCTGTTTCTTTAATAAAGATTCTCATACTCTTCATCAAAGTCTCTTTTGATTGCCGCTTTTCTTCTTGCAGCCACTTCTTTTTGAATCTTCACTACTTCAACTGCTGCTTGCATAAGCGCTCTTACCCTTTGATTAAAATCTAACTTCATATTAAACTCCTTAATTCCCACTAAATTCTATTACTGCTTCTCTAGAAAGGAAGCACAAGCCTGTTCTAAGCAATGCCCTATCAACATCAGCATCTTGCCATTTGGCTTCGCGATAGCCATCTTTTGAAGTGATGTCAGCGTAATAGTAAACTTGTCCTACGTTGGCATGCGGAAGGAACTTAGCAATGCGCATCCAGCGGTCAAGAAGCATTTTCTGTGTTCCCCTAGTAAGAACACTTCTCAACGCTTCTTCACATTGTTTAGCAATTTCATGTGAATATTGCCCATGCCGGATTGATTCCCACAAGAATGTATCTTGATAACGCTGCAACTCATCAAGCACACTGCTAGGGAGTTTGTAGCCTTTCTTGTGATGTTTGTAAATGGCGATGTAAACACTAGCGAAGTAAGTGAAAGTGCCTTTTGTATCATCCCCAGTATCAACCACCAGCCTAATGAGATTGGCGTGTTCCTCGTTGATTTCCTGTTTACGCTTTTCTTCTGCCTTTTGAAGCCCTTTCACGAATGCCGCAGAATCCTCCTCAAACGCTCTTTGACGAGAATCGTATCTTCTTGTTAGATACTTTCCAAATTCTTTATCCCACGCTTCTCTTTCCTGTCTAGCTGCGGCTAGTTCTCTCTGAAGTGCTGTTATTTCCCGCGTAAGTTTATCTACTTGCCCTCTAAGGCTTTCAATTTCTTTAGCCGCCTGTTTATTCGGGTCAAATGCACTTCTATAAAGTTTTTCGTCATCTTCACACGTATTCATAGTTGTAATCCTCTCCTTTCAATTTCTTTCAGCACATTCTGTTGAATGTTTGCTAGTCTTTTTGATTCATTCTTGTAGTAAACCCGCTTATCAAAAACAAAGTTCACTGAAGAAGGAATCACGCCAATTTTATCTTTAGCATACATTGAACCGTTAGCGCAAATGGTAAAGTTATTCTTTCTGGCGTAATCAATAAGTTCATGATTACCCATTCCCACCATGGTTTTAAGCAGTTCTTGTTTGTTCTTACATTCCGCTACTCTAAATGTTTCCGGGCTGATGTTTTGCTGCACGATAACCATTGGATAAAGCGAAGTAAGGTCAAAGGAAACCACGTATTCGTGTTTGCCTTTCATGACTTCCCTTACGTAAGCGCCAGCGTACTTCTCTTTGGAATGTACTTTTTGCTTAGGCGGGATAACCATGCCTTCTTGTTTAATCTTATTGTAGAGGAAGCAGTCCCAAACAACAGTTACGGAAAAGACATCAGAAGCTAGGCATTTTGAGAAGTACGCCACTACAAACGCCAGTTCAATGAACTTCAATTTTTCATTCATTTTAAGCAGAAGTTCAACGTCCTTAATGTTGTACTCAAGGAAAAGGGCTTTGTCGTTTTGGTAAAGCTCTCTTAGGTTCTTATAAGGCGCATAATCCAGCTTCTTCTCTTTGAGTTCATGATGCGCTACTGTGTTTAGGCGATAATTGGCTAGCTTGTCTCTGGAATACTTCTTATAAAGTTCCATGTAGTCAATATGAATCAGCCCTTTGATAACGTAGGTCTGTTCAAAAGAGCCAATGGAATTTGCTTCTTTCTTGGCGTACACCAGCCCTTCAGCAGCTTTTTGCAAGCCTTTAGGGTCATCTTGGTATTGTCTTTTTAATAACTGATAAATGGGGCTTAGTCTTTGGGCAAAATCAACACCAAGCACTCTGATGATTCTGTTTACGATGTATGGAATATCGTAGAAGATGCTGTTCCAGCCAGAAATGACATCAATGCCTTCTGAACTTATGAAGCGAACAAACCTTTCTAAAAGTTCTGGTTCGTTTTCGCAAACAATCGTACAGCCTTTTACATTTTCTTTTACTGCTAATGTTGTCCAGCAGACTTTCTTGCCCTTTGAAGTGATAGCAGTAATGGCATTTATTGGATATTCTGCTTTCTCTGGCGTTGGAAAGGAATCACCGATTTCGTTCTCAATGTCGAAGTACATGACATTGATGGCATCGTTTCTGTGAGTAATTTCATCAGGATACTTCTTGGAAATGTACTGGTAAATTGGCTTTTCCATGCCATACACTTCATGCTTCCAGTTGTCGCCTTGTGATTCATCGTAATAGAACTTCTGGAACTCAAACAGGTTCTTGAAACTTTTACGTTCAAGAATTTCACCAGTTAGTGCTTTCGTTCCACCTTTTCTGCTCTTTATGTATAACTCTAAAGGGAAATTCTGGTCAATATCATACTTGGTTTTGCCTTCTTCGTCTTTGTAGCGATGATAGAACTTGCCTTTGTGTGTAACAACGTTTATGTAGTGTTTTGTGAATGCCACTTAAATCTTCTCCTTATTTCGGTTATTAAAAAGCCCCTTGTTATGGGGCTTTAAGTTTACTTGGTCTCGCCGTTTCTTATCGTTTCCGCTTCGTCATCATCATAACGATAGATTATGTAGTCAACTTTGTTGCCAAGTGTTCTAACCACCATGAAGCCTTCATTATGATAAACCTCAAATTCTACATCAGAATCTGATTTTGAATCATCTGGCATGGTATCAAGCGGCACATAGATTTCTACATGTTTGTCTTCTTCTTTAGTATCACTAGAGAATTTCCCATTCTCAATTTTGTGAGTGAAAACGTTGCCCCATTCGCCATCAAATTCTGATTGCAGCGCTTTCATTTCGCCATCTCTAAGCATAAAAACAGTAGCACCAATGGCTCTGGCGGTATTCATGAACTGGGTATATTCAGCAGCAGTAATGATGAAGGAATAATCCGCTTCAAATTCCAATTCTTCTGGTTTTGAAAGGGGCAATTTCTCTGCGTTTTCTTCCCAGAAGCCATCGAATGACAATTTGAACTTCAGTTCACCGTTTTCATGTTTGATGATGACATAGGCATTGTTAAAGGTGAAGTCCAATTCATCCCAGTTTTTGAACGTCTTTAACGCGGACATGAAAGCCGTACTGTCCTGCAAGTTGAAACGGGGTAAGGTTTCTTCAATTTCAGCAAAGGCTTTAACTGTGCCTGCTGGATTGATTTGGCTAACGAAGTTGCCTTGTTGAATAACTAAGGGCTTGCGCATTCTGCTAAAGAGTTGCAGAATGTTCAAAGTGCGTTTTGAAAGTTTCATAGTGTTGCTCCTTTATAAAGTTTGCTTGTAATGTTGCGTATTCTAAGCCATCTGCCGCCGCTAATGTGTTACACGGCATTAAGAACGCCGCCTGTTTCAAGCGGCTTTTATTACTCACCACCGAGGGTGCGCATAATCTGCGCTCCCTTTCAAATCACTCTACTTTCGCCTAGCACATCCTCAAAGTAATGAGCAATAACATCAATGTGATACAACCCTACATTGCCATATACAGCGTGATTACGACTTTTCTTCTCATAACCCATTTCTCTTGAGAGCGAAGAAAGTTTCCTTCCAACAGCAGATGCTTCTGGTTCTGAAATTTGTGTATAACCATACATCTTCATAGCAGCCTTTGCTGTGTAATATTCATCTTCATCACGGAACTCTTTAAGTTCTTCTTTCATAGAGGCGATAATACGGTCTTTCTCCTTATTCTCCGATTCCAAAACTTCGATTCGTGAATCATGTTCACGGATTGTTCTTTCGTGTGCTACAAGTTGTTGCGCCGAAGCAAGAATGATTTCTGCTTGTGTAAGAGGTCTTGAATTGATGTCGTAGCTTCCAGTCTTACGGATTGACGGCAACACTTCTGATGTAACCCATTTGCGGAACGCTTTAGCTTCAGGTTTACGTGAGCGCATGACAAGCGAATAGAGACCGCTTTCATTAACCAAAGTCATTGATTGCGCGCCACCTTTTTGACCCTCGGTATTTCCTATAGTCAAAAATTCCGGGTCATCGCGGCGAATAATCCGCTTCTCATCGTCATCTACAGATAGCAAACTATCGCTTACATTGATAATATCTATAGCATCACATATATCTTTGGCGACAAACCACGGTTCATCGTTGATAGTAATGTTGCGAATGGTGTAATTTTGAAAATTGAAAGTTGTCAAATTTGGCATGATATATTCACCTCATAAATTTTAGATAACAAAAGCGCCAGTTGGAATTTCTTCCTTCTGGCGCTTTTAATTATATCAATTTGACTTTTAATGGAAGTTACTGTTCAGTAAACTTATTCATTCTTCCAACAAACCTGCATATTCCATTCGTTCTTCCAGAACATCAAAGTACCCTTTCATATAACGCTGTTGCTCGGTAAGAATTTCTTCATCCTCGGTTCTAAAAACTTCTGGCGGGTTGGCTAAAAACGCATTTAGCTTGTCCAAGCGGTATTTCAACTCTGCATATTCTTGTTTAAGGCGGTATTGCCAATCACCGCCAATAGCAGCTTTTACCTTGTAGCCTTCAAATTGCCATAGTTTGTTAATGGCTTCTTGCCGAGCAATATCCTTGCCAATCTGCGCGTCAAAAGTAGCAGGGTCAATACAAGCGGATTCAGCAGTAAATGCAAATCCCGACACCGTAGTTATAACGCATATTGTGAGCGTTGTGCCTTCTGGTTGAATGTATTGCTCATTAACAATTAAACGTTCAATATCTTCCGCTGTGAGTTTCATAATCATTCCTCTCTTAATTTTCACCAGTTGAACCCAAGCCGCCTTCACCGCGTTCTGACTTCTTACTGTCATATTCAGTAAGCGCTTCCAATTCCAGAATTTCGGGTTTGAATATTTCCATTTGTACGATGCGAGTGCCATTATCAAAGTAATAGCGCGTGTTGGTGTTGTTCTCAACAATCGCCATCAGTTCACCACGATAATCTTGGTCAATGATGCCAGTATTGTTTACAAGCGTAAGTCCATATTTAGCAGCCATGCCAGAACGAATATGAAGTTTAACTGCATAGCCTTCGGGAATATCCAGCTTCACACCCAAAGGAATGATGATACGGCTGTACGGGTCAATGCGAATTTCTTTGCCATTGCCCGCAGTAACGGTTTCGTAGTTGTCATTAGTCATATCGTATTGCTTATAAACCTCACCGTATGCAACTGCAATGGAAAGGTCATAACAAGCCGCTTTTTCTGATGCCCTCTTAGGCATAGTTGAAACTTTCTTGGTTAAGTAAACGCCTAGTGATGGTTGTTTGCCGGGTTGCTTTTGTGCTGGCTTTGTTTCTACTGTTGGCGTTGGTGTAGTCATATTCAGTTCAATAGCTTCGCCATCTGGAATCAAGTCAGTAGCCAAATCGTTGTTTTCTTGAATTGTTTTCTTTGCCATGTTGTTTAATCCTTTCATTGCTTAAACTTATTCGTCATCATCGCTTTCTTCATAATCAGCGGCAATGTCTTCTTTTGAAGTGTTGTTGTCATATTCATCTGAAAGTTGAACAATGGTTTTTTCCTTGCCAGCTAGCAGGAAGCGTTCTGAAATTTCTTCAGACATGCCATTTGCAAACAGTTTTTCCATAAATTCAGCATTGTTTTCAGCATCACTTCTACGGAATTTCTGTTCTTCAACTTCACCAGTTTGTTTGTTTACCAATGAATACCAGCCTTTTGAGGGGCTTGTAATCCATCCCAGTTCTAATGCCAAATCAAAGATGCCGGAATATTTGGAAATGCCACCTTCAAAGGTAACAATCAATGGCATTTTTGACTTCTCTTTAATATACCGCGATTTGTCAGCTTTCAATGTAAATTTGAAGCCAGCTAAATCTGTTCCTTCTTTTACTTGCGCTTTGGAAATGTGAATGATGGAGTTAGCGGCATATTGCAGTTTTTCGCCACCTGAATTTATATCGCCGCCGTAAAGAGACATTTCTTTATACACGTGGTTGATGGCTACGCAGATTAGCCGCTTTTTGTTTAGCTTTGGCGTCAGGATTCTAACAAATGAACCAAGCTCTTTGGCTTTGGTCATATCCACTGCTGTTTTCTGGGCTAGGGCATCATCAGTTTCTTTTCTTGAAGCTAGCATGCCCAATGAATCAATGAAGAACATGACTTTGGCGTCAACTTCAAGTTCATTTAGTTGTGCGGCAATGTCTTGCTTCAGGGTTTCAATATCATCAATAGGAATATGAAGCACGCGCTCAATATCAACGCCTTGTGAAGCCATGTAATCGCGGGAAGTGCCATATTCTGAATCGTAAAAGATGCAGACGTTTTCTGGGTCTGCATTCAGGAATGCCCTTACCAGCATCAGCGAAAGTGTTGACTTGTATGATGCCTTATAGCCACCAATCATACTGAAGCCATATGACAAGCCACCGTTCACTCTACCAGAAAGCATGATGTTCAGAGCGGGGATTCCGGTGTCATAGAAATGTGTTTCCCTGAAGTAAGCGCTGTCTTTCACAGCTTGCGCTTCTTTTACTACAGAATTTTTCTTGAGTTTTTGAAGAAGTGGATTCATTAGTTGTTAGCCATTATGTGGAAGATTCACAACTTTAGCTTCTAGCAAACTAAGCTGTATCTTGGTGTCACTTAGTTTTTCTTCTAAGTATGAAATCCTTTGTTTAAGGGCGTTAATTACATCTTCTATTTCAGCGTTCATATTACATTCCTGAAGTGGGGATTGAAAAGGCAATGACTTTTTCCAAGACATCATTTGGAAAGTCTTTGAAAGGATAGTGTTTGTGGTAGTCCTCAATTTCTTGGAAGATTATATCACGCACCTGAATCAGTTTAGCTGTTTCTTGTTTGCATTCTGGTGTATCCGGCTCTGTACAAACTTCACGCTGTTGATGTAGAACTTCCAAGCCATAATTCAGGTTAGCTGAAAGTTTCATCACATCCACTTCCAAGCGGTTTTCTGTTGTTACTTGTGGCTGTTGCTGAACATTGGACGCCACTGTAGCTGTTTTCTCATTTGAACTAAAGCCAGCGCCAGCTAAAACAACGCCACAGAATCCAGCCACAACAGCAGCGATTACTACATTACGTTTCATATTGCTCTCCTTTTCTTAGATTAAAACTAAAAGCCCTCGTTCAATGGCTGTCATTATAACGAGGGCTTTGCGGGGCTTTGATGAATAGTCAGTAAAGTTCGTATCCTCTGATTTCAAAGAGTTCACGAATCACATCAATGTGATAAGCACCAACTTCTGTAAAATCGCAATGTTTACGTTTCTGAATATCATAGCCCATTTCCCTAGAGAGCTTTGATAGCGCCATGCCGAGTTTTTGTGCTACTGGATTTGAAATGTTGTTGCAACCATACATTTTAGCTGCGGCTTTAGCTACAAAGAACTGTTCTTCATCACGGTAGAGTTTGAGTTCTTCTTTGAGTTCAGCTATAGAAGCGTCTTTCTTCTTAAGTTCTTCGTTTACAGATTCTAACTGCTTATCATGAACTTCAAGCGCGGCTTCATGTTGTGCAATCTTACGTTCTTGTTCAACCGCTTTATTTGCCAACATTGCAAGCATTTCAAGTTCTGTAGGCATACGACTGTTTGCTCGTTCAAGCTCTAGCCACCTATCAACTATCTTGGCGGTAAATTCAGGTGAAAGCTGAGCTACTACGATGATTGAATCGCGTTTACCTTGTTCGCCCGTGAATACATACACTTTACTTCTGTTATTAGGGCTAAGTGTTTGTTCTTGTTTAACTTCCGCCATTGGTGGAAGTTGAATAACGCCACTTTCAGCCAGCCTTTCTACAGAACGTTTAACAGAATCGTGGCGCGAGCCAAGCATTTCTGAAATTTCCAAGCTGTTCATTGAAACAGCGTCAATAATCATCAAGTTATTCATGTTAAAATTAGCCTCTCTAAATTATATTAATTAAACGCCACTAAGACCAATTCCTAGTGGCGTTTCTCGTTCTAAACGCATTCTCACAACAATTTCACTTACCATTCATTAACAAGAAGCCACCTCTATCAAAAGGTGGCTTTTCTAGTTAAGACCTTAGTCTCTTAGCTGTTCAAGAAATCGTCAATATCATCAATATCTACGGTTTCATTGGCTGAAGCACCAGTAGCCTTGAATTCTTCATCGCCGCCAGCATCTTTTTCTTTATCTTCCCACGGCAAGTCATCTTCAAACTCCTCATCTTTTTTCTTCTCATAGGATTTCTTTTCAGCCATGCGGGAAGCGTATTCTTCAGGGAAGATGTCAAAGTAATCGCCAGTTTGCTTGATGTAACGGTTCTTCATCGCTTCATAAGTTTCACTGTAGCGGTCAGAATTCGGGTCGGTAAATTCTTTCAATGAATACTGCGCATTGTAGATACGTTCAAGTTCAGCTTCATCTTCTGCTGCGGCTTTGCGCTTGGTGAAGCGGGATTTGTCATAAGAACGATTAAGCGCTTTGCCACTTTCTGAATACGCTTTGAGAATGAAGTTAGCACCATCGAACAAATCTGTATGGTCATATGGGTCTTTAGCAACTTCTTCTACTTCATCTTCAATGTCCAGTTTGGATTTTTCTTCTTTGCCAGAATCAGCGTCGTCAATGCCCATTTCCTTGTAATACAGGCGTTTCAGATATTCACCCATTTCAAACAGGAAAACTTTACCTTCGTTTTCGGGATTTGCTGGGTCTTTGAGAACCAGAATGTTAGTAATGTACTTGGTTTTGGGTGAACGTTCTTTGAACAGTTCTTTGTACTTTACGTCATTGGTAGTTTGGAACTTCTTCCAAATCTTAGAACGAACTTCATTGGGGAATGATGGCTTGCCAACATTTTCAGGCGCTGTCGCTACGAAAATTTCGTTTGATGCCTTGCTGCGAACGTAGTAAGTGTTATAAGCCACAATGCAGCTTTCTTCTTCACCTTCTACACCGGGCAGGAAGCGAATAAGCGCTTCGCCATTTTGATTTTTATCTACAGATAGCTTCCAAAAGCGGTCATCATGGTATTGGGTCTTGTTTTTGGAAGTTAGATTTTCCTGTAATTTACTAAGGTCTTTCTTTCTGGACTTCATTTTGTCGGTAAAACTTGACATTTTAGTGCCTCTCTTTGACTAAATTTAAGGGGTTAAAGTGTGTTGGATTTTAGGCGATTCCACACGGTTTAGAACCGAACGGAATGTTCAATTCATGGTGCAGATTATGCCACTTGTATCAGCTTGGATTGGTTAATTGTTGGTTAATCTCGCTTTTCCTGCGTCTTACTTTCATGGGCTTATCCGCTTTATCCGGGTCAAAAATGCCTGTTTTTTCTTCTTTAACAAACATTCTCTTAGCTGCAACAGCTTCTTTTTGTAGCCATTTTCTAACTGGTTCGCCACAGCATTTAGCAAACGTTTCTGCGTCCAGTTCAAAGTAAGCGCAAAATTCTGTGGCGGCTTCAACGCCATCACAGCGATTTGCTTTCTTGATTTCAATGAGTTTCTCAAGGATGAACATGTCAATGGCATCCTGTGAGGCTTGGTCAATGAAATTAGTAAGATTATTCACCGCCTTAAATGATGGCGCTGATTTAATTTTTGCTTTTCTGCCCATTATGGGAAGTCCCTTTTTGAATTTGGTTGAAATTATGAATGTGGCGATTATGCCATCTAATTCAACCAGAATCAATAAAAATTATCTTCCCTGAACCTTACCGACCCGTTATCAAGCAGAAGTTCTTTTATTTCTTTCAATCGTGGCGGAACTGATGCGAAGAACTCGCCATGATTCTGAAGAATATCAACAAGTGCGGGTCTTGGGTCAAGTTCTTCTTGACTAAGGTTCTGAATGCGGATTGTATCCAGCAGGGCATTACCAGCTTCAGGGTTACACATGATAATGAAGTGTTCAGTGGCAATAACAAGAACATTGCCGCCACCACGCATCCAAACATCATTTGCTGCTTTTAGCTCATCATCAGAAAGTGAAACAAAGTACTGGAAAGCGGCAGCTATTGGGTTATTTCTTTCCATTCTTTTTATCTTCGTACAGTTTAATTTTACGTTCTAAAAGTTCCTTATCACAACGGTCGTATATATAAATGTAATTAGAACTAATAATAAGATTGAAAGACATAACCAGACTACGTATCATACATAAATCAATAGATGCACTTCGACGTAATTTCTTTTCAACAGAAGGTACAACCTTTTCTAGTATGAACTTTTCAAGAGATTTCTCGTCCTGAAAAATTTCCCTAGCTGCCATATAGGCAGCATCATAGTCGTCGTAACCGTAAACGTTTCCACGATTAAGACTATTCATAGCATCCAAAAACGGGTCTACGCCAACATATTTACCCCGATAATTGTCTTCAAAAGCCTTGTAAATGCAGGTATTCATGAAAAAAGCAATGCTCCATTTTTCGCAACCGTATTCTCTAAACCAAGGATTTCCTGAAATAATTTCCATTTCTTTAGGAAAATTTCGGAACACCCCAATATTATTAGGCTGTAACATTTTTCTTCTCCTTTAACTACACACATGTTTTATAACACGCAAATTCTGCGCTAGCTTTCTGTTCAGCGGTGGACTGAGATTCATCCTTAATCCGCTTACCCACCAGCAATTTATCAAAAACAACCACCATTATTATAGCAACTTCTTCTGGCAGTTCCTCTTGCATGTACTCATAGACAAATTTAACTTCATCCAGAATAAAGTCAATTAACACATCATTAGACGCTTTAGCTTTCTCGTATTCATACAACTTTTTGCCATTAAAGTTAATGAGACATTCTACAAGCTCTTTATACTTATTCACCCATTCGTAGTTATTGACGGCGGCAAAGTTTCTAGCGAATTTTTCTTTAACGATGCGCTCGTTGGTCTCACGAATTTCTGCAAAACTATAACGTTTCTGTTCCAGTGTTTCCAAAACTTCGTCATCTTTAACAGCAATAAATTGTTCTACTTGTTGTTGGATAAATGGTTCAAGGCTATCCCAACGAATAATCTTGTATGGATGCAAATCGGCGCTATAGAAATACTTCTCCCGCAGCGCAAGTGAGGCGGTTTTAGAAGAATAAATTAAATCAGCTTCAGCGCGATACGCTTTATCTGCTTTATCAGCAACACAGGCACGTTGCTTTGCGGAAAGTTCGTTCACGCCAGCTACAGTCAGCACCATACCATCATGTTCATGGCTCAAAACCTTAATTTTGCCGTTGCTTTCCTTGTAAAGTCTTACTGCTGTTCTAACGGTAAGCAGGGTTTCTTCAGACTGTAAGAAGTAGGACATAAGCTGGCTAGGTGTAAGTCCATCAAGTATTGCTGTTGGCGCTGTGTAAAGACCCATACACACCTGACCTTCAGGCACGTTCTCCCGCGCATTACGCCATTGATAAAGGGCATGAATGTGATGTTCCATCTTCTTCATAGCATCAGCGAAAGGCTGAAGGAACGCAAGAATTTCTTTCTTACCTGATTCTGTAAGGTTGTTTTCAGCAATAAGCCGTTCAATGCAGCCCAAATTCTTCTTACCAGCTTCACCAAACTCACGAATACGGGCTTCTGAATAATTGGTTTTGCCTAAGTTGTAAATGGAAGTTATGCACTTTTTAAGTGAATCTTCATTACAGCCTGTGTTTTCACAAAGCGCGACACGTGTTTTTTTGTTATTAACACGGTCTGCTTGATACAAAAGTTCATCTATATCCTTCTGGCTGAGTTTTATGAAGCCTTTCTTATGGGATTCCGCAACAACATTGATGACGATACTAGGATGGCAAGAGATAGCGTCAACGTTCACACAGCCTGAACCATAGAACCGTTCTTTCATTTCCTTAGTCATGCGCCATAAACCAAGTTTTTCATACATTCTTCCAGCAGTTGAAAGCGTGAATGCAGGAACGTAGTTAATAACACCGTTTTCATCCTTGTAAGAATGGCTCATAGCAGTGGCAAATGATGTTACATCACGCAGGAATTTCTTAACTTGCAGAAGTGAAGTGTTGAACTCTACTGCTACCCACAGGGCTTCATCTTCAGCAACAGCAGCAATACGTTCATCTCTAATTTCCATGTTTTCATTGAAATTTCTGGCATCCAAGTAATCCAAATCCTGTTCAAAAACGTATTCAGCGTACAGTTCTTTAGCTTGAGAAACCATTTCTGAAAATGTTTTATCAACAGAAAAATCCGTTTCTAGGGAGGCATGAAGGAATTTAGGAATTCCCGCCGTGTCAAGAGTATCCATGAACTCATCCAGCGCAGGCATGGTAGTTGCGTTAAAGAGTATTGGTTCTTCATCACTAACTTCGCTGTTTTCGGCGTCTTCTTTCTTAGCGGCAACACGAAGATGCTGTCTTTTTATTTCAGTATGTGTAGAACCAGCAACAACACTGTATCGTCCACGTGAAGAATGCTCTTCCCAGTAATGTGTATTACTAAGAATGGCTTTTTCACGGCTGACAAAACCAACTTCAGGAATCTTATCAAGATTTTCTTTAAGTATCTTCGCCATAACTAGCATGCCAAGAAGTTCTGTTTTATAAGCCTGAAGGTGGCGAATACTGGATTTTTTTATGTAATGTGACTTATGGCGGCTAAGACCAAACGCTTCAACGAAAGAATTGAATGCAGGCTGTTCTTCAGGCACAATTTCGCCAGTCTTTTCATTTAATTCAAAACGATAAATCTTGAAGCGTTTCATATTGCCTGTAACAACGTTCATAAGGTTTCTATCAAAGACCTTATGCCCATCTTTTTTATCGGCTTCTTGAAGTGACATCAAAGCATTAGTAGCGAAAAGTGTGTTAGCGATGAACTGTTCAGGAGACAAGTCAGCATATTTCGCGGACATCTCTGAAAGATTCAATGTAACAAGGAAATCTTTTGGTATAGGGCTGTTCTTAAACATCTGTTCAAACACAGTTTTACCTTCACCATCCATGACAGAAATGCCAGTTAAACGGTGTGCGTCGGGAAGCAATAAGTTTTTGTAGTAATCCATCGCAGCTTCATTGAAGTCGGCATTGCCCCCAAAAATGTAGTTTTTGATGCAGGCATGAGCGAATTTTTGTGGACGAATACTTGAAACCTTGGTATAGCGTTCGTCTGATTTGGCGTCATTTATCGAAAATTCATCCAATTTGCGATACTTGGTGCGGCGAAACTCCAAGTATTGCTCGTAAGCCTGTGACAAGCCGTTTTCAAACATAGTGCAGGTATCTTTAGATATATTTTCTATACGTTTGTACGACCCGGATGCGTAGTAATAGCCAAGAATCTCAAGGGATTTATCTTTGTTGACACGAACTTTAGCAGCACGACGAATGTAGTTGTTGATAACCAAGAACTCATCTGGCTGAAGACGCCCATGAACATCTTCAAACTTGTTTCTGAAGTTGCGTTTGGCGTGTGTGATAGCTGTTTTTTTGTTGATTTTTTTCTTGCCAGCGGCTTCTTTCTTTGCTAAAATAGACGCAGATGATTTGATAGCACGTTCGGCTTGAACTTGCTTGATGTTATTCATCCAAGCGCCAGAAGAAGTTTTATGTACGCCCACTGATTCTTCTGGCGCTTTTTTATTTGCCAGAATAACTTCATCTGCACGAACAGCTTCCCCTTCATCTTGCTGAATGTCATCAATGAAAGTGTTGGATAAGGTTTCCAACACCGCCGCAACTGATTCTTCTGGTGTTTTTTTATTTGCCAGAATAACTTCAACTTCACTTTTACGGCGTCTTGCCTTCGCAGACTTAGGATGGTTATCAGGGTTGTAAATGCCTGTTGGCTCTCTTGACACTTTTCCATGATACGCCATCAGTGCAGCAATATCGAATGGTTTAAAGCCTTGTTCTTCAGGCTCTTGATGTTGTGTGTTTGATGTTTGATTGTTGTATATCATTTATACGCCCACTTAATGTAAAACTAACATCTGTATTTATAACATACGAAATTTAAAAATGCAAATTCTTCTGCATTAACAAACCGACAGCCCTCATGTTGCCGCTATGAGGGCTTTCTTTTATTCAGGTCTGACCATTTGTAACTTGTATTCCATGTACTGTTCATCCGCTAAGTAAGAATGATTGTGAAGATGATTATAGCACATTTTTCATAAGAACTGATTGACCACATCATCAAACTGCTGTTTTTATAACTTCATCGAAGTAGCTTACAGCTTCAAAGTCAAATGTTCGTCTTTTTTTTATCTCATACAAAAGAGACTTCTTGATGTTCTTACAGTAAGGTCTTTTAGATGGCTTCTAACAACCTTCTAACAGTCAATGTTTGTTTTTTTAATATCTATCATAACTACCGCCTCTCATATCTTATTGTCCATATGTTGAGAAAAAGAAAAAACAAACATCAGAAGCCAGTTTTTGTATGAGATAAAAAAAAGACGAACATTTGACTTTGAAGCTGTAAGCCACTTCGATGAGGACAAAAGAAAAAGCCCTATAAAAAGGGCTTTAACTATAAGTGTAGGCTTTAAGAACTACTCATTTTGGCTTTATAAGCATCCTGCGCCATCTGTAGGATTTCATCCTGAATCTTCTCTGGAACACATCTAGCGTCAATGAGTTCTTTGTTTGTGAAGAACCTAGTCTTCTGTTCTTCAGTTAGCTCTTGAAGAAGTTCTGATTCTTCTAAATGTGAAAGTTTGTCTTTTAGCTTCTTGGTAAACGGTGTTTGCCTTTTTCCTTCGGTAAGGAATGTGTCTTCAGGGCTGAATACATTGGGCACGCCATCTGCTGTATCCCCACCAAGAATATGCTCCATCAGCTTGTATTCTCTTGGATTCAGGAAATCACGTTTTAAAGGTGAGAACTGCACGATGTCATCTTTAAAAGTCTGAAGCTGAAGGAAGTCTTTATCAACTGACACGATGCAAACGGGCTTCTTAGCTCTTAAAGCCAGTGTAGTAATGATGTCATCAGCTTCAGCTTCTTCGTGCTGTAGAACAAGCCAATTTGAATACTCCTTCATGTCTTCAAAGACAAGTGACAGGTGTTTGTAGTAAGTGTCAAAGTCAAAAGGGCTCGCATCTCGCTGTGTTTTTCTCTTGGCTTTATAGAAGGGGTGTTTCTGTTTACGCCATGATTTGAAGCCTTCCAGTGCTATCACATCGTGTTTGCCGCTGTAGTTGGATATGGCGGGCAGCATGTCGCCTATGGATGAAGTAATCAGGTTTCTAAGTTCTGTTGGCTCTGGAATGCGTTCACAGTTCTTGTGGAAGGTGAAGGCTGTTGCTAGGGCGATGTTGCTGATGTCGTAGAGAATCATGATGTTTGTACTCCTTATATAAGGGTGGAAGAAGTGTGTTGATTGGCTTGCAAGAGTATAGGGCTTTCTGGTTGGCTGATGATGAACACTTCTTTAGGTTTGTTTTCTTGGTTGTTGTAAGTCGTCGCCACGGTTCATGTGGCTTGTAACTGTGATGCCAGTTTGTCTCTTTATAAGTGTCTGTTAGATGGCTTCTTCTAAATGTTCGTCTTTTTTTTATCTCATACAAAAGAGACTTCTTACAGATGGCTTCTTCTAAATGTTCGTCTTTTT